ATGGAACCAATCATTGATGAAAAAAAATATATTGAAGTTATCAATAATGCATTAGATACTGCAAAAGAAATGCTTCAAGCTAACAATTCTATTTTTGAAAAAGTTTTACCATCTTCTCTAGCAGAAGACACTGAACTTCGTGGTCGTGGTGTTACTTTGATGTTTGATGTCATTAAAGAAAAATTGGCTAATGGTGATAGATTATTGCCGCCAGAAGTAACCACAGTAAACCGTGCTCTTGTTGAATATGTTCAAAAAGTTGAACTTGCTCAATCTCATTTCATGTATATGAACAATGATATGAATAACCTCAATCATTTCAAAGCAGCCGTAAGAGATGTTCATCATGTTCAAATGCAATTTTCAAACAATGCATTTTTGGAATCTCAACAGACCAACCAATTGGATGAAGTTAAATCAAGATTAAACATCAGACCAAGACCATAATAGGTTAGAATTACAGAAAAGACATCTCATGATGTCTTTTTTTGTTGAATCTTTCGATGATTTGAGGTATACTAGCCATCTCATTTAAACAAACACGAGGATTTAGATATGTCTCAACAACAAGGTCAACAAAAACAACAACCCATTCAAGTTCACCTAATTGGTAAAAATCTGAGCATGGTTGGTCATAGCTTTATGTTCCCAAAAGGTTCAAAAGTTCACATTCAAAAACGTGTTGATGACCTGAAATCCAAAAGAAGCGTTTATCAAGGTGTTCATTTCAGCAATGGTTCGGTTGTAGAAGTTCAGTTTGACGCGAAAACCCTTCGTCATATGCACTATGAAGATAAACCCCAGCAAGGTGCTTATCGTGTCTCGTTGGTTGCAGCAGAACTGGAAGCACTTGAACTGCCAGCTATCCCCTTCTAATCACGCTTAAAGCAGTCCGGTTCGCCGGACTTTGAGGTTTTGTCCATGAGTAATCATAAACACGCTGTATGTGTCTGTTTTGAAGATTTGAAACTGGATGATGAAGTTATCATTTGGGATCGTAATCATAATGCTCACGGAGCCACTGGCGTTATCTATCACATTGATATAGAGACTAAAATGGTATCAGTCGTTACAAAAGGCATGTTGGATACATGGGAAGGTTTGGCGGATGGACTTCAAAAAGTTGTAAAATAACTATATAGTTTTATTCATAAACTCACTTTATTGTGGGTTTTTTGTTTTCTAATATTTGACTTTTCCTTTATTTATTATAAATTAAACTAAATAAGGCATCTTGTAGATATGCCTACCTAATCACTAACTGGGAAGCCAACGCTATCTACCAAAACTAAATAACAGATAAAGTGATATCGGAGCATACACACATGAAAACAATCTATTTCATCGACAACGAGTCGATCAAAAGAACAGCGAAGGCTATTCAAAAAACAAATCCAACCTTTAAACACACTGTCATATTGGATGACTTGGCTAAAATTCTTGGTTACTCATCTTACAATCAATATGAACACTATCTTACTAATGCAATGTTGTCTAACAATTCTGGATTGTCCGATCTTCAAGCATTAACAAAAATTAATTCTATCGAACTTGTATTATTGAAAAAACGATTTTTACAACAGCTCAATGAAAAGGCTTATTCAGTAGATACTTTACATTTTATTGATAAAATTATAAGCAACCAAAAACAAGGCTTTTTGGAACATTCTTATTTAGATCTTAAAAGTTATGTTTACTATTTACCATTTGTCTTCAACGACATGGATACACTTACTTTTGCAGACTCTATAAATCGTCATAATTTACAAGATATTATTAAAGTTGTAATAGACTATTATCAATCAATAGACATGGCAGCAGTAAAAACGCTTATTGATCAATGTAAATCAAATCCTGATTGTTTAGGTGATGAGCATTTATATGCTCAGTTTAATAATTATAATAACAACTTAAAAACCCGAGGGATTTATTATTACATCAAATCAGTTATTGAAGATTTTGATTATGATGAAGCCTTACTGACTAAACTTATTTTGAATGGTGATAATGTTGAAAAAATTGAGCATGAATTAAAGTATAGAATGAATAAAATGCATGACATTCAAATTCCAGTGTTTTTTAAGAAGGATAAACAAACATTTGAGAACAATTACTTCCCCTTCATACAATCATCAATAAGCGAAAATAAACCGTTTATTTTTGGAAAGCATGTTGATAAGACACCTTTTTTTGCTGATATTGATTATTTACGTTCAAATATCTCATTACTGGGTGTTCCGGGGACTGGTAAAGGTTCTTTTTTATACACTTTCGTCTTTCAAATTTTAATGAATAATAGAGGTGTTTGTATTATTAATACTGCAGGTGAAACTTTTATGGATCGTTACATTACGCATATTGCCAATTTTTTCAATAAAAAAGATGATGTTTTTGTCTTTAATAAAGATGCCAATGTAAGAACTATTGCTGGTGCTATTCATAACGATAAAATCCTTTTAACCAGTTGTGCTAGAAAAATAGACGCAAGACGTGGTATAGACATCTACGAAACAGGAAGAGAACGATTTGAAGCTATTTTAACTGGTTTAACTGAATACTTTTTTACTGCGAAATTTAGAACTAAAAAATTGCCTTTTTACATTATTATTGAAGAATCACATATGATGACAGATATCAGCGTAAATGCCAAAATAATGATTAAAAAATTAAATGCTTTGAATATATTCTTTTTGTTTGACAGTCAAGTCTACGAGAAATCTGTTCATGAGATTTGTGATACTCAACTTATTTCTAATAGCTCATGTTGGTTATTAAAAAACAGTTCTAGTTTTGAATTTAGTCAACTTATGAAACAAATGGAGGCTGATAGTACATTGATTGGTAAGCATGGCCCATCAAAAGCATTACCACCTGTATTCAGTCTGATACACAAAGAACAATACGTTGATCAGTTCATCATAGAAGTTGATGATGGCTTATTTGAAAACCTGCCGAATCCATAACAAATAAAGCTCCTATGGAGCTTTTGTTTTATCCTTTAATATAAAGCTTTTCACATTTGACAAAATCTTCATTTGAGGTAAATTATCTTGGGAGGTATTTTCTATGTGGCTAACTAAATATTTTAATAAAAAACAGAGTGAAGAAGATTTTTTGATAAATCATATTAAAGACAATTATGATTTTGATGAAGTTATTTTAATAGAAAAAAAAGATCCTGACTTTTTACTAAGTCTTAATCTTTTAGCCTCTACAATTCTTGAAAATAAGCAAGCTTCCTTGGGTATTTCTCAAATAGATCCTACTCTTATTGAAAAACTTATTAATGAAATTAATTCATCAGGTGAATATGCAATAATTAAATTTTCACGTAAATATATGATGACAACCTCATATAATTATGCAATTTTATCTAAAAATTTACAGAGTTACACTATTCCTTTTAAATACATTACTGACATTTATTTATTTTCTAAATTTCCTTCGCTTAAAGGTTTTGATTACCGATTTATTGAAAATTTGGTAAGAGTTAAAAGTTACAGATGTTTAAAAGTTAGTAATGAAATTAGCATAGTTCCATCTTATTCTATTCGATTCCCTTTAAACGCTTCTGGCTTTTTAGAAAACTATAAAACTGGCTTTACTTTAAGAACTCTAAAATCGACATGTTCTCGTGATTTAGAAATTATTATTGATATTGAAACTATTAATGAATCTATTAATCATTCTGTTAAATTATTTTATGGAGCAATATTATTAAAAGAAAAGAAATTTTCTGATATGCCTGAACTTCCGGCCTTTCTTGATGATTTTTTATTTCCTTACAATATGAAATATGAGTTGATTAATGAGTTAGGGATAACGTTACCTTTCAAATTTACACCCGAGTTTTTAAAATCTATGGATGATGATTTTAAACTTACCGTTGACATGTTAAAGATATAGGAGATTATCAATCATGGATTCATCTATAAAAAAAAATTTATCTACAGTAGATATTCTTTCTACTGAAAATAAGGACTATATTGATATTTTTTTAAATCATTTAAAAACTCAATATGACTACGACAATGTATCTTTGTTTACATTTAAGACACCGTTTGAAAATTATAATTTTAGTGTTTTAAATGACGCTTTGAACTCAATTTTATCAGTAAAACTAAGAAATGAGACAAGAATTATGACAAAAGAAGATATTGAACTTCACAAAGTATTTGTATTAAATTATTTTGATACTATTAGTATTGTAAAACTCAGTAGGTCTTATGATTTAAATGAAGAAAACTTATATTTAATAATTTCAGTTCATTTAAATGAAGCAAATGAATTTATAATAAGTTTGCCAGAAAGATTTAATAATTTCAAAATTATTAACCATCATAATGTTGTTAATGATCAAATGAAGAGTTATTATTTTGACGATCACATGTCTTATTTAAATTTTAAAATAGATATTGTATCAAAATCATGTATTTTAGAGGAATCTTTAATTGTTAAAATAAAGGTTGCCAATGAAACACCCTTATTAAGTTATAGCTATGATTCGAGAGAATCCATTCAAACTAACTACAATAGGAAAGCACAACTTAATATAAGTTTAATAAAAATAAATGATATTGAACTATTAATAGATTTAAAACTTAAATTAAACAAAATTACACTAAAACAATACTCAGCTCATATGAATATTGATGAATTCAATATTAAGAAGGTTGTTGAAAGATTTATTTTTCCAGTAAATGAAGGTATTGAGTTATTGAATAGTTGGAATATTAATCCTCAATTAACTTACGATTTTATGAATGTTGATTACAGTAATTTCTGGGATATTAAAATGATGGTGCAAATATGAAAAACAGGAGATTTACATGAAAGAAGGTCATGTATTTAGATCGTTTACTGATACGGGTAATATCTATTCACATAAATTACTGCAGAACAAAACACTTGAGAACTTCCTTTCTCACTTAAAAACGTCTCTTGATTATGAACAAGCAGCTATCTATGTTTACGATAATTTAACAAAAGATGCTGATATTGAGCTTATTCGCAGTGCGATTAATTTTATACTGCATGCTCGTTTTAATATTATCGATCCAGAACAATATGAGCAATTTAAAACTCTTTTGTTTACTTATTCTGATGTTATTCAAGTTGTTCAATTAACTCGTATCTATAAGCGTCATAAAGAACATCATTATTTATTTGTATGCAGTTATTTTGATGGAGAAGATCTAAACATCATTATCCCAGCACAGTTAAATTATTACTCTTTATTAAGGGTGCCATTAGTGAACATTCCTTTTAGTAATTTAGGAAGCTATCATGTTAGACCTAAACCTATCTATGAAGATTGTAATCATTTTATTGAATTTAAAGAATGTAAAGTAAACGCTAAACAAACCGTATTCTTTTTTCAATCTGTTTGCGAGATAAATATGGAAGTAAGTGATTTTAGTCCTATTTTAACTAATCGGCTTAAAACAAAATATGATTCTATAAGTTATGATAGAAAAGCACAAGTTGTTGTAACGCTGTACCCAAATGATCCTGAATTTCAATTCGATTACTTTCTTGATTTAACTTTAATGATTGGAAAACGCATTCTTAAAAACAATGTAATCATTCATAGCATCGACACCAACTTGGAAAAAATTATTGATAAGTTTATATTCCCACTGAATGAGTCTTACACCTTGATCTCCGAATGGAACTTAGATCCTGAATTGACGGAAGAGTTTATGTCCAAAGATTATGAATCTTTTTGGCAATTAAAAGAAATGGTACAAATATGATTAAATCGCTTATAAATCTGTTTAAATCTATAAAAAAAGATGAATCAAATATTGAGCCTTTGCCAGTGGTTGATGTTGATAACTTTTTCATAAAATTACAAAAACCTTTAAATAATCTTGTGTCATTTTTAAAAGAGACTTATTCATATGACCGAGTAACGTATTATTCTTTTGATCAGCCGTTTTCTGATTATTCAAAAAAATCTAGAATAATTCTTGACGCTGCATTGAGTGATATTTTTGGTGCTGAGTATGTATCTTCAAAATTAGAACATTTAAGTCATTTTCAGTTTATTGTATGTAATAGGTGTTATGATAACATTCATACATCCGATTACATACAGCTTTATCATTTTGATGATCCTGATGGGAAGTTTAGGATTCTTCTTGATGATCCTGATTCCAATTTAGGGTTTTTACGAATACCATTTATTAATTTAAATGGAGCTATTGGATTAAAATGTAGAAAATTTTTAGAATACAGAGAAATATATGATGAAAACTCATCAGAATCTCCAGTTTTTAGAACTCTTGATAATGTTTTTAGCAAAGTCATTCCTGTTAAAAAAATTTCACCCATTCTTGACCTGTATGATTATCCTTATTACGAAGCTGAATATCTGTCTTATGAAAATAGAGAAGCTGACTTTATCATTAAAAAGTATTTTGATCAATTTGGTGTTGAGTATTGCTTATTTGAGTTACGCCATGCCAATACAATTATAAAGACAAAAACGATCAAGATCGATTGTTTAGTTTTTGACATTGATAAAGAAGTTGATGAGTTCTTATTTCCATTATTAGAAAAACCAGAAATGTTAGACGCTATCCATCTTGTTCCAACGCTTTCTGCTGAATTCATGAGTCAAGACTTTTCTGATTTTATTGCCGTAAAAAACATGACCATTATTTGAAGAATACCTTTGACGAAAATGTTTTTTAAGGTATGCTGACAACTACATACAAGGAGATTGCAGATATGACGATTTTTAATTCAAAAGGCGAAAATCACTCTGGTAAAGAGCTTTTTGACCGTGATGGTTTTGTAAAGGTAGACGTTCAACAAGAAATTTCAAGGGCTACGCTCAATGACTTCCCAGCTAGTTCAGAGCTTGTGCGTTGTCATTATTCACTTAAATTCTGGCAAAGTCATCCCAATGAAACACCCCAGATGATTTTCTCTCGCATCAAGTAAAAAAAGACCTCCTAATGAGGTTTTTTTCATTGCATATCTAACTTAATGTGTGTATAATCGCTCCATCAACCTTCATCCACTTAGGAGTTAAATAATGGAGTTGTTTCTAATCGGCATTCCTTGTGCTTTCTTGCTTCCATTGATTTGCAAATTTATCTTTCCACATGAAGTGACCGTCAAAGAATACCTGTTCGTTTCTTTTGTGAACGTGATTTGTGTGACTGTATTTTATGCATTCATCAACTTTCATGCGACATGGGATACCGAAATTTGGAGTGGGCAAGTTACCAGCAAGCAGTCTCAGCATGTTTCATGTGAACACTCTTATCAGTGCCGTTGCCGCCAACAACGTTCTGGCACAGACAGTAAAGGTAATGCTACCTATACCACTGTATGTGATACCTGCTATGAACATAGCTATGATGTAGACTGGCAAGTAGACAGTAACGTAGGTCGTGAACTGATTAATCGTGTTGACCGCCGTGGTCTTAAAGAACCACCACGTTTCAGCAAGGTTGAAGTAGGTGAACCTTTTGCAACAACCCGTAACTTCACCAACTACATTAAAGCAGCACCAGATACCTTGTTTGTTGAATCGAAAGCCATGCAAGAGAAGTATGTTGGCAAACTTCCAGAGTATCCAGATATTTATGATTACTATCGTATCAATCGTGTCATTACGTTGGGTAAAGTGGGTGTTCCAGCCAATGATTTGAACATCATGCTCAATGAACAAATGCGTAAATGGGGGCCATTGAAACAAGGTAACGTGATTGCAGTGTTTGTTGATGATACCTATCAAGAAGACTTCTACCACGCTTTGCAGTCTCACTGGTTGGGTGGTAAAAAGAACGACATTATTGTGATTGTGCAAGTCGATAGCACTGGAAAAGTGGGCTGGAATCGTGTATTCTCTAGGGCAGACACAGCAACCTTCGATAAATCAATTGAATTTGACCTTGCTGAAATGAAACAGTTTGATAAGGTTAAGTATGTTGAAATCTTGAACCAGAATATTGGTGAACGTTTCCACCGTATGGACTTTGAACAGTTTAAATACTTGTTGGAAGAACTAAAGCCATCGACAACAGCGTTGATTGTTGGTATCTTCTTCGCTCTTGTCATCAACATTGGTTTGAACTTCTTGATTGTCAAAGAAGACGTTTTTGGTGAAAGTTTGCGTAGGCGTTTTCGGTAAAATTAGCCCTTCGGGGCTTGTTTTAAACAGTTGTAAACAAGCTTCAAAAAAGTAAAAAAAAATGTTGCTACACAATGATTTACTTGCTATAATCATCACCTAACTTAAACAACTCTTAAAGGAGAGTAGAAAGAATGAATACAATGAATAAACAACGTGGTAGTGTTATTGGCTGGGCTTTGATGGGTCTGTTTGGGCTTATTTTTGTAAGTGGTCTTATTTTCACTGTCATGGTTATTTCAAAACGTAACGCTTTTGTGCGAATTGAAAACAACATTCATATGGCTTATGAAGAATCGAAAAACGTTCACTCCAACTACGTGCTTCGTATTCAAGAAATGGCTCAGGTTCCAAAGATGGCAACCAAGCAATTGAGCGAAATTGTTAAAGCAAGTAACGAAGGTCGTTATGGTAATGATGGTTCAAAAGCGGTGTTCCAGTTTTTGAAAGAACAAAACCCAAATATTGACCAAAGCCTGTATACGAATATTCAAAAAGAAGTAACGGGTGGACGACTTGACTTCCAATCCAAGATTACTCGGGTCAATGATAACAAAGGTGTAGCTTACAACATGCTTGATGATACGGTTGGTGGGTTTATCTTGAAAGACATCTTGGGTATGCCACGTAAGAACATCGGCTATGAAGGTGGCCCAGACGATTACAAAGTGATTATGTCCGAAACCTCTGTTGAAACGTATAAAACTGGTGTAGATAAAGGTGTTAATATGCTCTAACCAGCGTATAAAGAAAAGGGAGCCGAAAGGCTCCTTTTTTGTTGCTTATCATAATGTTTTTATGGTATAATCATGTTATGTTCATCAATGGAGACAAGCATGTCAGCACAAAAATTCAGTAAAAATCCAGAACACAAAATGGATGAAATTTATTTCGTAGCCGATGAAATGGGTCTGCAGCGTCAAGGTCTTGAATATGAAACTAATAAAAGTTCTCGTTACCCTTACTGGAAACACTTTGAATCCGGTCGCCAGTTTCGCTACAATGAGGAAACGAACACGCTTGATGTATCATCTACTGATATGGATCGCTGGGCTAACTCTACCGTGCTGAGTGTTGAAGTTCCTGAGCGTCTTGATCGTTTCCGACAACTGTTGCTGGAATGCATTGTAATGACCCATAACACCCCTATTTGGGACGATGAAGATGATGTTAAACGTAAACAACCGCACACCCGTAAATGCCGCAATATTCGCCGTAAGCCTTAATGGAGAACGTTATGAACCCCAGTATACTCAGTCATTTTGTAGGCCGTGAGTTAAACATAACTCTTGCTATTTTCTTTTCATTGATTTTGGTAGGCATCATGAGTTGGCCTTTTATCAAGCGTTGGTATTACAGTCGCTTGAAAAATCCTTTTGAGGTTACGCTTAAAGGTCGAACTTACCTTATTGATAAAAAATCGGGTGAATGGATTGTTGATCAAATGGCAAGACAAGATAAGGTATTTGATGAACTCGAAGCAAAAGCCAGAGAGCAGAAGGATAATAGTTCATCATAATTGCATTTTTTTAGAATATTATTCGAAAATTATTGATTATTTGTAAAAATTGTGTTAGATTCTCCATGACTTCAGAGGATCTAACCATGTCAAATACAGACTCAAAAAATATTAGCGGGATTGAAGGTGTGTTTGTTACTCTTTTATTTTCATTCCTAGGCTACATTGTTTCCAGTTTCATCGTTTTTATCGCATCAATCAATTACCTTGACCAACCTATCAGTTCAAGTTTTGCTTGGAATGTTTTGGTTGCTAATCTTATAGTATTGTTTTGTATTCTTCTATTCCTACATACAGCCCCTGTATCAAAAGTAATAGGTCTATTAATCTTTTTCTCAGTTAGTTTTTATTTGGGGACATATAAGCAGTCTATTTGTCACTATTATCTCAATGCTGGGACTTATATGAATCCAGAACTCTATCCAGAAAATTCTAACCAACGTAAGCTGGTTACTGATATCATTGCACATAAAGATATTTCTTTATTAGGTAAGTATGACATCACTTATTTTACGAAGGCTGATATCAATAAGTTAGGTAATATGACCAATTTCTTAATGACCTATGGTCAACGTAATGAACAAATGAAACTTTATGACACCAAATTTAAAGAATTGTTGAATTCTCAGTTTTTAACAGAATGGGATTACACACAGTTTGAAAACGAAGTGGTGGCCTACTTAACCAGTAGTGATACTGCTTTAAAACAAAACGAAAGCGTTTCAATGATTCACACAATAAAATTTGGAGCTTGATTTATGAACATTTTAAAATTTTCAGTTGTCCTTTTACTTGCTATCTGTTTCTGTATTCTTGGTGGATACGGAATAGGGAATATTTATTACGAGTCACTTATTTCTGATTATGGATATAGATTTGGTAGTGGGAATAGTCTTCTATTACTGGCATTTTGTTCATTTGTTGGATTAATAACTTTTGCACAAGCTTGCTCATTTTTAGATAAACCTAAAAAATGGATCTTATGGCTGATAGCTATTGTGATTATTTTTTCACCTATTGTTTATTTTACAACAAGCTCATTGAGTAAAGACGATAAAGTCTACCAACAAGCTCTTATTAATTATGGTTCTCGATTCAATGTGTTACTTTCAAAGACAGAAAATGATTTGAAAAAACATCCTGATTATATTGCTTATAAATATCAACTTGATAATTTTGAAAAAGATAAAGAAAGTCGAGCCGCTTACGTGACACTTCTTAATGAAAAAGTTGATAAATATAATAAATATTTAGGCGAACAACCTTCTGGTCTATCCTATTCAGCCAGTCGTTATTATATCTATGGCTCTGATTTTAGTAAATTCGTCATGAGGTATAAAGGGGTTCAAGACCCAGTGATTCAAAAAGAACTCTATGAAATTACTAAAAGTGGTGTTGTTTCTTATAACGATATGATGGACTTTCAAACAAAGTTTGTAGACGACTACAAGAAAGTAATCAACAAAGATAGTAATGTGACTGAGCCATCCGTAGTTCCTGTTGTAGTTGAACCATCAGCCGATGAAGAAAACAAAGAATCAACTGTTGTAAATAAGCAGCCTTCCTAATCTTCAACTGTTCAACTTATCATTTTAAATTAAATAAATGCCTTTAAATAGGCATTTTTCTATATAAAGATTGTAATTTTTAGCCATTGTGGTATAATAAACCAAATCAAAAAAAAGCGAGATACAATCATGAATAACATCTATAAAGTTTGCATTAAACTCAACTATTCACAAGAATCAGTCACCAAACAAGCCGAAATCACTAAATTGATTTCTTTTATTCATGCAGTCATGAATAAAGCTGGTTGGCGTGAAGCGACTGAATCCGATTCAGTGATTGATTATGTGTTCTCTATCGGCGGTGACGGCACCATGCTGCACACCATGCAAGATCATGTTGTCACCAAATCCATTGTCGTTGGTATTAACGCTGGTAACGTAGGGTTCTTGACCCCTTACAACATTGAAAATGTCTACGACATGAGCGTCTTCAAATTCCTTGAAGAAAATGCTAATACCCGTGTTGAACATCGTAGCATTCTCAAACACAGTTTTGAAACCCGTTCCGAACAAGGTATGGCCGTGAACGAATACACTTTTACGGCTGACCAAGTGAACCACGTTCTGGACTTTTCTATTGAAGTTGATTACAAAGGTCAAGTCAGTAAAGCAGGTCACTACAAAGCGAACGCCTTGTTGATTTCTGGCCCTTGTGGTTCTACTGCTTATAACATGAACTCTGGCGGGGCGATTGTTGACCCGACTGTTCGTTGCATGCAGATTATGATGGTTGCTCCTACGATCTTGGGTATTCGTCCATTGATTATTGGTCGTAACTCCATTATCCGTTTGAAGTTCCATAACAATGCAAAAGTTTTCATCGACGGTCAGCCACACACAGATATTCCAGTAACCGAAGACGAAACATTCAGCATTGAATTACTGTCCGAAGAATCTCGTGTGCTGCTGCCTGATGAATTCAACTTTTACAGCATGCTTAGCACCAAACTTCACTGGAATAACGGGAGTGGTGTATGAGTGATTATGATGAGGCAAAAGCTGCAGGATTAACCGATGTTGATCGTTGGTCAGAAGGTGTTGAACATCACCCGATGTCCGAACGATTGATGGCTTTTCTCGAAGCTCATGACTTTAAAGACTATGCTGATTATTTTGGTTGGAAAGTCGGTGGTGATGGCGATAATGGTGAAACATTGATGTATCAAATGGACGCCTTCTTTGAACTGTTGGATAAACAGAAACCTCAACCATAAGATTTTAATAAGAAATAAGTTAAAAGAAAAGGTGACTATCAAAGTCACCTTTTTTGTTGTTACGATATTTTTAAACCACTGTATGGATATCCTGAGAATCCTGCTGGTATGTTATTCTTATCTAACGTAAAGGCTGCACCATTGAAACAATCATTAAACAATGTGTGTTGAGTGGCTTGTGGATCATGAGACATCCTGTATGCCTTAACCAGTCCTGTTTTGCTGGCTTTAATGACCAGTGGAATACCATAGCCATTGTTATTAGGATGATAATCAAAAGCGGCATACAAGTAACCTTGTTTCAGAATTTTTTTCAAATCTTTATCATCAACAAAGACAGTAACACATTGACCTTGTTGAACTGAATCTTTAACACTTAATCCAGTTATTCTTTTCTGGATACGATCTTCAATTATATCAAAAGCCGCTTGCTCAGTTAAGCAAATAGTTTCAATACAGGTGATACCGTTGTGTTGTTGCATTAAAACCGTAAGTTGTCCCATCATTTTCTCCTAATTAGATAACAAGCATTTCAACCACTTTTAAAGCTGCTTTGGTTCTTCTTGGCATATTGAACTCTTCTTTTAAGTAGAGGTCATAGAAACAGTGTTCAAATGCTTTCATTGAACTCTTTTCTAACGTAATCTCTTTGTATGAAGTTTTAGTTATCCTACCATCTGTTGTTTTTGAAGTTGTTTTGTAATAATCTAACTTAACTGTATCATCATTATCCAGCAAATCTGTTGAAAAAGAAACCAAACTTCCATTGAATTTAAATGTTGAATTTAAATAAACAGTATTCTTTTTAATGTGTATCGGGATTGGTATCGTATTAACATTGAACAATGCTTCATAAGCTAGATGTTCAAGATTCTCATATTTTCTTTTCATTTGAAATTTTGATGTTAAATTGTATGTTTTAATTATATTAGCTAATGCACATTGAATTTTTTTAATTTTTTCAAAATTCAATAAATGTTTCAAACTTTTTGCAGGCACATCTCTAAGGATTATTCTATTATGTTCTGGATTGTAGTTGATTGTTAATTTTTCCCGATATTGTGTTACGATATCTATACTTATTAACAGCCCATGTCCAATCTTGTTTTGGCTGATATCATAATGTTCGAACAACAATTTATCATCAAAGATGGTTCTGAGTTGTTGTGTAATGACTTCAAACTGTTCCTCTTTTGAAAGATATTGAAACGTCAATGAATTAAGTTTTGTAATCATAATTATTTGTTCCTCAATATTTCAACATTTCAATTGTTTTCAAACTATCTTTATTGAAATCTTTAATGGTTTGAAAAGATTCTGCCATGTATTTTTTAACGTCATCAAAACTGTATTCAGTGTTTTTAATACCTTTGTGGTCAAATACAACTTCATTATTGATGTAAGTATACATTTCATTACTAAACTTGGTTTTGTTATCGAGATAGATTATTTTTGTAGTGTCATTTACAAAATTTTTGTAACGAACTTTAAATTTACTTTTAAAATTTTTAAAAATATTCACTATGGAATCATCAAAAAACAGTGTGTATTCTGGTTTGTCATCTATATTCTTGATGAAATCATTTTTAGTGACAATATCTCTAGCTACTTTAAATTCATAAGCATAGAGCAACACAATTCCAACCGCCACCAAAAGGCTTGATGTTACACCGAACGTGTAGTTGCCTTGACCAACACCTGTCATAAATGAGCAAACACCTACAACAAAAAAATTAGTAACAGAACGAATGACCATTGCTTTGGACAGCAACAGATAGATATAGATAATTAAATTACCCAAAAAGAAAGCAAGCCCCGTCAAAGCCAAGTATTTATTCTCGCTATGTTGATATTGACCATAAGCAGCCAACAACCCCAGAAGACTGACAATCAGGTAAGGTTGAAAGACAATCGACAATTTTGCCTTAGTATTAAAATTCATCAGATAAGCCTCTTGATTATGTGTCGTTATTCTAGCATTTATAGCTTCATTAATCAAGAAAAAGCTTGATTTGTGTGGTCTATTTTGCTATTATTTACAAAATCATTTAGAGATTGCTATCATGAGCACTATTAAAACATCCAAGCAAAAATATCCCAAGACCTACCATGTTCCTTGGAGCTTGGCTATTCAATCCGATGACAGGGTTTTTAAATCCATGAGCCACTTTCATGGCAAATTCATTGTTGCTACTGAAAAACTTGATGGTGAAAACACCACCTTGTCTTCAACCTACTATCATGCTCGTAGCCTTGATAGCACGTTCAACTGGACTCGTTCTTGGGTGGCGACTATGCACGCTTGTCTTCGATATGACATTCCAGAAGGTATGAAGCTGGTGGGCGAGAACTTGTTTGCTAAGCACGCGATTGAATATCCAGACTATTCACTGGAAGGGTATTTCTATCTTTTCTCGATGTGGGAAGATATTATTGGCAGTGAAGATGACTATTGCCTTGATTACGACGATATTGTGAGCTATGCCAATCTGTTTGATTTGCCTATGCCAAAAGTGCTGTATCGTGGTATTTACGATGAAGTCGCCTTACAGAAGATTGCTAATGAGCTGGATACTTCTCGTTGTGAAGGTTATGTTATTCGCACGGTTGATGGTTTCATGCGGAGTGAGTTTACCAAATGTGTGGCAAAATTTGTTCGTGCTAACCATGTACAAGATACTTCTGAGCATTGGTTGAAAAGTGCTGTTCAGAATGGTAAACTACCACTTACTGTCCGTCCAAGCTATATGGGGAAAATTTAAATGTCTTCTATTGAAACCTATTTAAGCAATGTTAAAAATTCACTGGATGAGTTTCGTTTTGTGAGTGGCGACTGTCATAACTTGGCAGTTGCTCTTCATAAACTCTTTCAAGGTGAACTTTGTGCTATTATTCGAGAAGAGTTTGATGAGGATGGCGAGCCTTACTCAACAACTTACTCCCATATGTTGTTTATTGACGGCCAAGGTGTTGAATGGGATATCGACGGTAGCGGTGCTGATGAACGTTGGGTTGAACAATGGCCGGAAGACGGTGATGAAGACGGACACACTTCGGAATTCAGCTATGTCGCTTTGCTAATTGAAGATCTGCCTGAGTTTTTGAGCAAGCATCGCTGCAAACTTAACGATGAACTCATAAAAGAATTGTTAATCTTGAATGAACCTGTTATAATGACAGTGTAATCAATTAATAGGAGTATCATCATGAGCGAACAAAATGTAGTTGGCATTCCTTACAAAGACCCTGAATCCTTTTTTAAGTTGAGGGCTATGATTGGTGGTATTTATGATTCGATGAATCGTGACAACCAGCCCAACACCAGTAATAATCATGTTGGTAGCTTTCTTGATCCTGCATTGGCTGATTTCATGAACAGTCCTGCGTCCCCATCCAACTCTTTCTTTGGTAAATAATTATGAGTAGCAAATACGCTAAAAAACTTGCTAAAATGAGCCATACAGACCGCCGTAAAGAACAGTTTAAGCCTAAATATTCTTATTGTTCTAATTGTGGTCGTGAATCAAGTATTCCTGATAAACATTTAACTTTTTCTAAGTGCTATTGTGGTGGTACTTATCAATCTTATCGTCCATCTGTTTAACTTATTGGAGTCTATTTATCATGCAGTTTAATTCTATCTATGAAAACTTGGATACAAGACTGACAGCACATCTTAACGAAAATAATGTTTTGGAAGTGCCATTTGTTAATCAAGATCCACCACAACTTATTTCTCCTAACGAGTTTTTTCTTCGTCCAAACAAATTGTTTAAATTTTACACGATTTCTGCAAATCCGTTGAGCATTTTGAAAAACATTCTGTCTTTGAGTGATTCTACACTTGATCGTTTTGAAACGTTCTTGAACAATATTGGCCCAGTGTTCATTAATGATTTTTCCGTTGATGCATTCAATGAACGGCAGAATCTTGTTAAGGTTTTTGTTGGTGAGAATGCCAGTAAAAATAATTTTTTTGCCATTGGTTTTGAGAAACATGATTTCCATTTACATGTTACCGAAGAAGGTATGAAATTTTCTGCACATTATAGTGACTTAACCACTGCTAGACGACATCCATCTGGTGACGCTAACATTGATTTTGAACTTGCTCTGGATGATTTCATTGTTTACTTAACTCAGCTTACCGGCATGCCTGTTGATTCAGAATTTTCGGCTCATCTTTCTTTTTTAAAGACAGAACAAAGAATTAACAAGTTATTGATTCATAAAAATGTTGTTGATATTTCATATGTTAATAAAATTGCAATTGAGCATTCAATTGCTAATTATAAGCCTCGAGATACTATTGAAGTAAATGAGGCTACCATTTATTTTAGTAAAGAAGATGCAAAGGGATTGCTCATTGCATTAAGAAAGTTATTTACTAATCAAAGCTATGATGTGCTGGTTAATATTGTCACTGCTGTAACCAACTATCAAAAATCTATTGGTTCAGTTGATAAATTTAAAATTCATTTTCCTGTAAAAGATATTTTCTATGATATCAGCAAGCTACCTTTCATTGTACTTTACCTGAATGAAAAATATCAAATCGGTTTTTCAGTGAATGGTTTCTCATTTACCAATAACGCTATCGTCCATCATGTTCCTGACTACAAACGCTTGCCTAGTGTGTTATCTACTATTCTGGAAGAGCGTTCCCGTGTTGTTGATATGGATAGACTGACCGCACCATTGACCTGATGATGTGATTCTGTTATTATAAATGCCGCTTCGTGTGGCATTTTTTTTTTGGAGATTTTTGAATGCGAGTTAGGATTGATTTAAAGACTATTGATCTGGTGAAGACATTTAACCCGAAGGTTAATGTCAACGATCTCTATTTGCCTGTTGAAAATGTCTATGAAAATCGTGAACCATCCGTTCGTAGAAAATCAGTGCGTCGTGGAAAGGATATTTATGAAGAATATGATTTCATTTTTTACTATGCAAAAAGAAGTTTTGTTAATTTTAAAATATTGAGTGATAAAAATACTTACTATGTGATTGTTGATGGTGTTGTGATTACTGTCTCTCATGATATTGAGCTTGATTATAATTTCACGCTTCATGATTTGTTGGTAAAAGATTTCATTAATCAGTCAAAATACATTAATAACCTTCAAAAAGCTTCTATGATTAATCTTTACCTCACTCATTTACATAAGTCTTCAAAACACGCATTTAAATCAATTTTTGTTGATTTTTTTACTAATCGGCAGTTTAGCGACCGAAATGTACTAGCAGGTGGTGCATTAGTTCGTAATTTTGTTTGTGAATTTACTTATGCAGGGCATCGCTTTTCTCTTTATGCTCATTCTAGTAAAAATGAGATCTATGTTGAATATTTATTTGCAGATTTTAAATTTAAAAGATCCTATCCAGCGTCATCTTGTAACATTGATAAATTTATTCTTGATTTTGTCAATGAGCATGAGTATAATTGTAAGACTGCCAAGGAAGCTGTTAAGCACCTTGATGATTTTATTTTGATTCGTAAAATGTCCAGTATTTAAATTAATTCAATTATTTTCGGGAGAGACTATGAGTGACGCAAATAAAGCAAAAAAACTACTTGAAACCCATGATGCTTACTTTCGTTCGAAACACTGGTTTGCTGACACCCATGTGAAAACTGACGGCTTTCATTTCAGTATTCGTAATCAACTCAATGGTTGCAGTATTGTCGATTGTTATCAGGCTCTTCAATTTCTGTATGAGTCTCTTCGTGAAGCCGATGAAGATGATGCCCCAGCAAAGCCACGTTTGACTGATGAGGCTGTTTTGTTGCAGCATGGCTATGAGATGCTGAGTGAAAGTCCATTGGAAATTACATCTATCTCAGAGGATCATGTATTTGTCAGTGGGGAAGCGGCTGTCATTTTGCTTTCTTCTTTGCGTAGTATCACAAAATAAAGGCTGCATAAGCCTTTTTATTGTGCTATAATAGCCCTATCTTAAATCAGTGGAGTTAATTGCAATGACAACTAAACGTAAAGCTTCTAATGCTTCGAAAGATGGTTTCATTAATCCATATACCAACTATGGTGCAGATGGTAAGCTTATTTCACTTGATTTTGAAAATAATGTTATTGAAAGAACTGAATATGATCATCCTTATTCGTTTTCCACTCGTTGCACTTGGGCTATTCTTGGTAAAAAACGTGAAGCGATTGAAAAGCTTGATACTCTGAGCGGTGTTTACAGTGATCGCTTGTTTCAAGCCGATTCTCTGGCATACAACATGGCTTGCCGCTCTGTATGGGGCAATGAAGGTCAGTATTTTGATTCACGCCGTCCAAAGGATGTTGAGAAAATGCTTCAACTCATCTACTCAAATCCAAAATTGAAGCTGTATCGAATTCTTAAAGGTTGTAATGTGGGAAATGGTTATCCTGTTTGGTATTTTCATTACTACATCGAAAAATAATAAACTATCCAGCGTGGTTATTTGGTTAACAAAAGAGGGCATTTGCTCTCTTTTTTTTATTGTTCTTTTATGATATAATAGAGCCATATTCGACATAGGTAAACAATTATGAAAGCACAAACACCAATGAGCGTTATGAAACCAGAACTGGATAAACTGAGAGCATTTTCTTTGTTGAATTTCTTTGCTCTCAATGGCCGACCTAAAAAAACCATCTATGTCGGTAGTGAAGACTTTGGGCTTGAAAAGCTGGTATCTGGTGCTATCACGTTTGATTATATGGCAATTTTTGGTCTGGGTGGTCATATGACTCGGACTGAGAAAGATCATGCTCGTTATGCTCAAAGTATGGCCGTTTGTATCAACTACAAAACAGAACAAACTGTTCGAGCCAGTGTGGTTCTCAGTACCGAAGGAAACATCGAGTATTCAAAATCGTATACAGTGCCAGAGTTCCGAAATATTCTTAAACACTTTATAGAAGACAATAAAGCTTGTCTTGATCGTAATGTGCTTTTGAATAATTATATTGCCGCTTTTGGTATCGTGACCAGTGCGTCTTTGAACAAAGCTGAATTGAATAAAATTAAAGAACACTATGTTAAAAAGGCAACCGATTTGCAAAACACCAGAAATCGTGCAGAGCGTGCTCAGCATGATGCTCGTAAAGGTATCGCAAATGCTCAAACAGATACAGAGAAGGCTATTCATATTCAACGTTTGAAAGAGTTGGTCGTGGTGGCTGACACTGCAGTAACCGAAATTCTGCATATTGTTAAACAGGAATCCAGAGATATTCCTGCAATTGCACGACATCACTTTTTTCAAGAACTTGCAAAAGATAGAATTTACAATTAATCGTGTAGAAGATATAAAAAAGATGACTGATGTCATCTTTTTTGTTGTCTATAATTTCGTTTTACAGAACGTGACATACACATACCTAACATCATCTTTCTCTTCTACCAGTAAAGCGTCTCCTACTAATATATAACGATACCCATTGATATCCATGTAATCATCGTAGGTTTGATCATGAAACCTTCTGGTATGGTCTATTTTGGCACCGTTCTCAAATAATGTGTAATCTATGTATTCATCAGTGTAGATGTAGACAACATAATTTTTGCCTAGCTCGCCATAACAGCCTTCTTCTAATGGTGGTTGAGCGGAACCACCTTGACCATTCCTAAATCTAATAGAGTCATTTGATAACGATCCACCTCTTGCAGCTTCTAAACCTATTTCCATTTTAAAACTTGCGTATGTTACAGAAGAACCCATCATTATTATTAACATTAACAATATCATTTTTATCATAAAAAACTCGCACTGTTGTTTATCACGTTATCACAAAAATACTATAATACTAGATTGACTTTGGTTATTTTTTTTGTTATCTTACCGACAAACAATGGACATCAATGGAGATTGGATATGTCTAAGACACTCAGTAATCAACGTAATTGGAAATACCAACACCTTTTTAAACAGGCGGTAGCGAATTTTAAACTTTACAAAGCTGATCCAGCTTTTGCAAAAGATGCTATCCGGTTGTATCAAGAAGATTTTAACAAATTGTTAGATGACGCTCATTTTACAAAAGAAGAATCCATCAAAATTGCGTTCAGAGAAGGCTTTCGCCGTGATTCTAAAGCTAAATTGAAAGTGCGTAATCGTCGTATTGAAAAGCGTTCAAGTCGTCAAAAAGCCATGCTGGAAGTGCGTCATGTTATATCAAAACCGATTGATGAATAATATCTTTTGGTTTGGTTATTCTATTTTATTATAACAAAAAAAATATTGCCATATAGCCACCACTTTGCTATACTAAATCCACATTAAACAGAAATAGAGGGATAATACCATGAGCAATCAAACTAAGAAAACTCAGCAACAGCAACTTGCAAAAGCTATTCAAATTGCAGCAACTGCTCATGTGAATCATTTTGACAAAGGCGACAATGCCTATATCCTTCACCCACTTAGTGTTATGGATGGTCTTGAAAGCAAAGATCCAGAAGTGATGCAAATTGCTATCTTGCATGACGTGATTGAAGACTGTCCAGAGTGGACTATTGAGCGTCTTCGTAGTGAAGGCTTCTCTGAGCGTGTGTTGCTTGGTTTGTCTTACATGAGCAAGACTGAAGAAGATTTGGCGGCTGGTGATGAAGGTTACTACAATTATATTCGCCGTATGTTTGAAAATATTGACGCACTCTTGGTTAAAATGTCAGACATCCGTGATAACAGTCAGGTAACTCGTTTGAAAGGGCTTCGTGAAAAAGACCAGAAGCGTATGGTGAAATATGCTCGTGCTTATAGCATGTTGGCTGAACGTCTTGAAGAAATTCGAGCGGCTTGCTACACAGGTGTTTCGAAAGTCTAATATTGATTAAGTTTGACAAAGCAACCTTCGGGTTGCTTTTTTGTTGACTTTAATAAAGTGATTGATATGATAGTTATCTAAAAAGGACATATCATGAGCTTAATAAGCATTATTAACAGATATCGTAGTAAGCATTATTGTTATTTAGAAAACGATCCTAATGCCACAGATCCTCCTGAATATTTTATACCGGGAGCAACTTCTGTCCCTGTCATTAGAAATAAACACATCCCATTTAGAGTTATTCAACCTATTGATGAGCGAAGAGAACCTATAACACATATTAAAATTAAACAAAACCCGGATAATTTTTTATCACTTTTATTTTCAAATAAAATTTTTTCAATAGATAATTATGATTATGATTATATTATGTCTTTGATAGATGTAGGTGTTGAAAAATTTAATTACATCGGTTTGTTAGTTCATTTAACTTTTCGTTTAGAAGAAAATGGAATGTATTTATTGACAACAAAAAGTTTTTTAAATAATGATTTTAATCCATATATGTTTGAAAATGATATAGCAGCTTATCTTTCCATTCATTATAAGAATAAAAGCACTCTTTCAAATTATTTTCAAAATTTTTTTGATGGATTTGCTGTTGAAGATTACACGATTAAAGATACCTATAAAAATACTATTTACCTTTTTGAAGAGCGTATTTATCTTGATGTTATTGTTAACTCAGATTTAAAGGATGTTCTGACACCTTTGGTTGTTGCTTATGATGAATTTGGTATTCTATATACTGACTACTATTATAATTTGAAACTTATTTCTACTGCTATATTGAATTCAATTGATCCATTTTTTAATGACAAAATTATTGATTTCTACTATCTTACACCGGAAGAAGTGGCTGCACTTGATATGTTATTGGTTTAAAAGTAACCTTCACAGGTTACTTTTTGAAATGTAACCTAATTAGGCTACTTTTACAAAAGTAGCTTGTATACGCTAATTAAAAAAAGACATTTCTTTTCTTTTGTGTTATAATGCTCCTACTAAAAAATGGGAGATCGACAATGGAACTTGCCTACATTAAAGCGTCTATTTTTTTTGCTCTTATTATTGTCCTACCAGTCTTGTATATCATGAGACATGAAGGCGTGTTTGGGTCGAAGAAAGAACCTGTCAAAAAAATCAGCAAAGACGGTGAGTGCATTGACTTCTTTGATGAACTACTTGCTCACATGTCAAATGTGGTGGGTTCCAAACTGGATTATGCCTCGGGTTCAGTTATGCGTGGTCTTGTCATCAAAAATTTCTCTCATAAGAAACCTTTCAATGGCAAACAACTGGCATGCTCTAGTGTCCAGATTCGATTTATGTTGAAAATTTATCCAAAAGGTATTCGTAAAATTGTAGCCTATGTTGAAAGCAGCTACGGTGAACCCCGTTGGGATGGCAAGGAAATGCATTACAACTATCCGATCACTACGGATGAGTTTGAAACTGATGTTAATGATTTTGCTGCCATGTGGGCCGCTATTGTCGCTAAGTGTTATGTAATTGACGTAGAAGTGGATGAAACAACAGAACGTGTTCGCAATGGCACTATGTCTTACTGGACTGAAAAGAGATATGGTCACCTACTTTGAACAGAGAGTGAACAAGAAAAAAGTGGCTTAGGCCACTTTTTTTATTTCTTTATTATTATGAAAATTTTTCTGCCATTCTATTCGGCATAACATACACACAAAAGAGATATTGTAAACTTAATGCAATCCAATGTATCAAATCCATTTTACCAGCGTCCATGTCTATCATAATGGCTTTAACAAAAATAGGAGTTGCCATTGCAAAGCACAAGAAGAAAGTGATTGTGAATGCTTTATTTTTGAATGCTTGTTTAATTGATTCGAACATATCCTAACTCCTATTATCGTTGTTTACTGAAAAAGCTGGGTAACGATGAGATACAAAAAAGATATTGCAATACCATCACTGTACCATGCATAACAGTCATTTTGCCCGCTTCGATGTCTTCAAGCCCTATTTTAATGAATATGGGTGTTGAAAGCGAAAAACAAATGGCGAAATATATTCGAAATGTTCTGTTTTTGAATGCATTTTTTATAGATTCCATCAAACCCCCTCTTCGTAATCTCTTTATTTTACGCACTTAAATAGATTTTGTCAATTTGATTTAATCTTTAATATACTGTATAATGCATACATTACCTACCTATCTAGGAGACAGCATATGAGTGTTCTACAAGCCTTCGTTATTTGCTTTATTGCTTATTTGATTTATAAGCTTTTATCATCTAGTGGTGGTGTTCCAAAATCAGTGATTGACAAAATGACTGTTACATTGGCAAACGGTTTCAAGAAAACAGCTCAAGATCATAAGGATAATTTGGCAGCATACTATGATGATTTACATTCAGGTGATACGGCTCGTATTGACGCTGCTATTAAAAAGCTTGATGATAAATTTAATGAAGAAATTGCTGAGGCTGATGAGATAATTGCTAAACATACTGTAAAACCAACTACTTCCACATCTGACACCACCACTCAAAAGCCATAAGGATAATTATGATTAGTAAAGGTTTCAAAGATAAAGTTAAAGAACTTTTATATCTTTATTACAAAATTCAATGTGATAAAATTGTCTCATCGACAGATATGATGTACGGCATCAACGCTAAAAATCAATCAGGCCAAACCCTTTATTTAACACTTGATATTTATGACAATGAATTTGGTTCGTCAGCATCCACCTATTTTAAAGTGTATATTGATGGAGATGATGTTATTAATAAAAAATTATTTATGGTTGATAAAATCCAAAATGCTATGAATAAATCTTTGGAAACTTTAAAAGCTGTTAAAGCCTGCAGTATTAATTCTTTGAAATTGGACAGCCGTAATGACAATTATGTACTTCTGTCTGGTGGTTGTTCTATGGGCCGAAGCTATATGAATATCACATATACTATTCCATACTCAGAAGACAATGGGTTTACTTTGTTTGGTAATAAGTCTCTTTACAAAATAGCTGACATTAGCATGAAAATCTTTGATTGCAATTTTAAAGTATTAGATGAAGCAAAATCTTTTGTATCCAGTAATTACCTGACCGATTTTGATTTCAATTTAAAAGATGGTTCCCAACCTGACTTAGATGATTATATTTTAAAAATAATTGTCTCTTATGACTTAGCACTTTATAGCTACAATTTTAGGGATGTAGAAACATTAAACTTTTTCAAAAGTTTGAAATATGATTTAATTTCTTATAAAAATATTGAATATGTAAAAGACTTTTACACTGTTATCAAGATGATCGAAGTTTAATAGTTAATTGATTATCCATTGAATGTTAGATCTAAATTTTAATTGAATTAAAAAAGGTACTTAGGTGCCTTTTTTCTTTTAAAACTATTTAATTATGTTATAATTATATTATTAACAAAAAAAGTATTCATGGATATATTATTAGCAGAGAGATTGAGATCTTACTCATTAGGCCACAGCATATACAGTTTAGAAGCCTTTCATTCAGAAGTCTTTGCATTGGGTGGTTTTGAAGAGTTCTTTGAAAAAAACTATGGCAGTCAAAATCGTTTTCTTGATGATTTAAGTCATGGTATTGTAAGTCATCGTGTCAAAAGAATGCAATTGTTTGAAGATTCTGTTAATGATCCAGAAGGCTTCAAAAAGGGTGACGCAGTTCATGATGTTAAAAAATTAAATTTGTTGCAAATTTTCACCCCCTTTGAAAAAAAGAAATTTAAAACGGGGACGGACATTATTTTTCATCAATGGTTGATGGAAGCTCAGAAACATGGCGTGGATATCAGTGATGAACATAATAGATTTATAGCTTTACAACATAAAGCATTTGAATCCATTAAAAAAGTTGAACAACACAAACGAGTTTTTGATACTGCTGTTTTCAAAACGTCTAATATACAACAATCTTTTGATTCAAAGGCTAATGACAATGGAAGAGTTACGGATCTTATTAAATATTACTCAGATAACTTAGGCTATTTAACCATAAATTCACTTTGTAATTTAGCCAGCACTGGTGGTTATGGTTTACTTAATCTTAAAAATGAGTTCAATGACATTACTATGTCTATTGTTCAAAAAATTCGTCAAGAGCAACCTTATGCTTATGGTTCATTAGCAGAAACTTATTCTCAGTTTCTTAAAAATGGTACTGGCCCCTTAACTTCATTCTTTGCTACTAAACTAGACAGTGCAATGGATCACAATTTAGAGTTAAGCAAATCTCAGTCTATTAAAAGAGCATCACTTTTTGTTGATGGTAGTATTTTGTTCATAGATAAAAATGATCAACACATCATTCCAGAAAATAGTCATGAATTAAAAAAATATATTACTCAATTCAATTTGGATTTGATTGATTTTAAATTTAGAAAACAACCTACCTTTGGTAAAATATTTAAAAATAAGTTTCTTGAAGATCAAGATAACATCAATATTACGTTATCCACCGCTAATTCATTCTTGATTAATTATGATATCTTAAAACAAATTAAATTTGATAAAAACATTCTGGATAAGGGCTTTGAAGAGATTAATGACTACATTGAAAACTCTGTTAAAACTTACAAAGTGTATAAATATGCGAACAGCATATTAAGTTCTAAAAATAAACATTTAATGACAGAGAGTGCTTATCCATTTTTTGAAAAATTTTATGATGAAAAACTTAAAGATGATTTTGTTCAAGAATATATTGGTAAAAAACTCTCTATGTTAACAACACCAGAAGAATTTACTGCATTTGTTAAAAACGTTCATGATAAACTTTATGATTTTGGCAAGCATGCCACTATTGCGTTACTTGATTCTATTGATAAGAAGGCTCTTGAATTAAATGACAAAGAAGGCATTGTTCATATTGAAACCTTTGCAGAAAGTAGAAAACTGGGTACAAGCAACTGGTGTATTTCTCGAAACAGTAGTTATTTTGATGATTATGTCAAAAGCGACAGAAGACAATATTTCTTTTATGATTATACCAAAGAATCCAGTGACACTATGTCTATGATTGGTATTACACTAAGAGAAGATGGACTCATTCATGCTGCTCATAAAAAGAATGATGATTCGGTTAAATATCACAGTTCAATGGATGAATTAAGATTGAAAATTATTTGTTTGGATTACGATTTCTATAAAGACAACTTAGATGAAACACTCAAAAAAGAAGTAGAAGCTGAGTTACAACAAAGAGAACGTAAGAAAACAAGAACACTTAAACATAATAGTATCTAATTGAGGAAGATATGGAAATTAATGATTATTTAAAAATAGCTAATGAATATGCAATTAAGCATAATAAAACTGATGACTTTATTGTCATGGGACTCTATAAACTCATGCAAGAGACTGATTTGAACCGTGTGTATGCTCACACGTTGTTAAGTCAGCATGGTGATAATTCATTTGGATTCACAACACCACAAAGCAATCCTGTCGGTAGTGGTGTTCAAACACTGACACGTATTGTGACTGACCCGTCAGGAATGACGGGGACAACTGTTTATTCAGTTGACAGAGACAACAATAGTAATGTTAGTGATATTTTCTTTGGTAGTGAACAGGATCATGATTTGGTGAGAAGGTTTAATGATGATTTACAAAATGTAGACAGTTTATTTGATTTAAAAGAGGTGTATACTTTTGATGAAATCAGTCGTATCAAACATTTAACATCAACTAATCTTTCCACTGGATTGGCGTTAGAGTTAATTTCTCAAAATAATGAATCCTTTGAAACGGGTAAATATAATACTATTCAACAATCCTATTTTAATCAAATTTCATTGGTTGAAGAGTTAAATTATGGCAAAAGTCAAAAATTTGATTTTTTCTCAAAAGATCCACTTTATGAATTAATGCACTTAGATATTGACCTACCACTTACACCAGAAGGTTTTTTTGAGCACTTAAATCCAACTGCACAAGCTAAGATTATTGAGATTTCAGGTTTTGGTCACATTACGTTTATTGAAGAAGTTTTTCAGGATTTGATTGACAGCAACTCACCGTTTATTAGCGATTCCTTTGTGGGTTCTTTATTTACGTTGGATTCACTTCGTGATGTTGTTCTTTCTTATTATGATTACAATGAATTAGACGATTTAAAATTTGAATTTAGTTTAATGGCTGATCAATTCTTATCTAATCCAACCATTGAACAACTGTTGGAAAGTGAAGAAAAATTTGCTAATGTCGATGATCTGCTGATGGAAGTCTATGCCAAACACCCAGAATTGAATTATTCTATTCAAGATATTTCTATCATTACGGATAAAGAAATCGAAGAACGTAAGGAAGTGATAGAACACCAAGTCGATAAATTCCATATGTATGAATCAGCCAGAGAAATCAATGATCTTGGCCCAGATCAAAGTGCTAGAAGAGCATTCTTGTCTAAATTTAAAATGTATGGTGAAGATATCTTAAAACATGGTGATCACAGAATGCGTTTTATTTCTAGTAATCAATTTGCGGCAGATGCTGTATTATCCGCTAGCTATTATTTTGATGAATCTGTTCATAATGAAATATTGATTGATGCCGTTGCTATTAACCCTCAATTGTCTAATCAACATATCGCTGAGCTTTTTGAAGCTGTTGTAGATTATGCACAAAAGAACAAAAGTATTGTGATGTTGACCTATGACAAGAAAACACCTTGGGGTGGCATTGATAAAGATCGTTTAATCAATATTGTGAATTCAGTGGTGGAACAGTCTGCTGATAAGGTTCCTTTCCTATGTAACTTTGGTGTAGAAAAAAATAGACATCACTATGCTTGCAATTATCTTGTGAACACCGATACGATGAAATATGAAGAATTGCCAAAATTGTTTAACCAATTGAAAATATTTATTGATAGTCACCCTGAACTTGATGATTTACAACTGGAATTAAAAATGGACGAATTCATTGCCAAAGAACGCAATAAATTAAAATCAGATAACAAAGCATCCATTTGATGTATAAAAGAAGAGAACATATGTTCTCTTTTTTATCACCCTAACTGTTCTGTCTATTTAATCTATAAGTCAATGTATTTTTGTCTTTAAACCACTTTTTTATAACAAAAAAACCTATGCTTTTTCTTTTACTCTCAATATTTTCGTGTTATAATGAATACATCGAAAACAACGAGGGTTTACCAATGACTAACAAAACCATTGATGTCACCAAAATCGCTTGCCAACTTGAAGAAAAAACACTTGAAATCAACAAGATCGATGAATTGATTTCTCGTGAAAAGAAAGAAAGCTGCATTAGCACTTTCAAAGTTGCTCGTAAAATTGCTTTCAAAGAGCTTAAAAAACTCGAAAAAATTCTTCAAAAGAACGTGTTCGCTTGAACATGCCGTTATTCGATAACATTAAAACACTCGATAAGCGTCCTCATCTCACCGTAGAGCAGCACGCTTATTTTCGATCTATGCTGATTAATTCCTTTGTGGCTATTAATAATAATCCAGCCATGACAGCAGAAATTATTTCACAAAAACTTTTGCTTGTTGAAGGTCTTACGGTTGTTAAACGAGAGCTTCGACAAAGAAAGCTATTGATTGAGATTCATTATCTTTTTAACAATATTCCCTTTTTATTGGAAGTATATGCTTATTTTGACAAAGCTGGAGACTATCTTCATTATCTGGTTTTGGATGGCGAACCTACTGGATTGAGTGTTAACCATATGCTTGATTTGTTGCCGATTTATCGTGGCGATTTTAGCATTCAATTAGATATCGGCACTAATCCTATATACTCTACCAGTGGTAAAGAAAACCGCTATATCGCTCAATTTGCTAATGTTTTTAATTTTGAAGAACTGAAAAATATTCCCCGTTTAACCGTGAACTACGAAATGCATGACAAAAGCATTGTTAAGAAATATTTAAAATATCAAAAAGGATGTTCTTGGACAAGAGTTAGAGATTGTGATTTTAATATCGATCATGAACCTTACTTTATTGATTTCATGAATTTGTTGTTCTCAGGTGAGTCTGCACTCATCAATCATTATATTCATAGTACATTTTTTAATCATTATGATAGATTGAATGGTTTTATTCCTTCTTCACTGGATAGCGTGTTAATGGATCTACATAATCATCCAGATATTCTTGAATCTACTGTTTCTCTTGCTTTAAAAGGAGCTGGTGACCTTTTCATTGCTATGATGGACAGTCCACTTAAAAACAAGCTTATTGATGAATTAAAGCTATATGAAATGGTGAGCTATTAATCATTGAGTTACCATCAGGTGTGTGCTATACTTGGTGGTATATTTTTATGAAGGTTTCTTGCCCATGTCCTTATCTCTTATTGAACAATTCGTCACTGTTGATAATGTGGAATCTGTTATTAACTCATTGCCTTTAAATAAAGTTAACTTTATTTCTGACGTGGGTGATGTTACGTTTAAAGATGACATCATTGCTGGGTTTCGTCAGCAGAACTTTAAAATCATGTTTAACACTTTGCAAGAAAGCCTACTCTTTATGTTTTCTAACTTTTCTTTGTCTGAGATTAAAAGCATTGAATCCATGATGCAATTTTATATTCGGTTATTTCCCTATGATTTGATGGTTGAAGCCAATAAAACACCAGAAACGCTTCTTGCTATGTATCGTAGAGATGATTCATGTACTATCGACTTTAAATTGTTTTCTATTGATTACAGATACAACAAATGGATCTTTAAAATTAATGACAAATACGCTAATGACATAAAGATGTATGACATGAGCTTTAAATCATTACAAATGTCTATCATCACGGCTATTGATACCATGTTTCTTGATATTTTTAGAGATGAATCACTTGTCATCAATAATCAACTTGCTCTTACTGTTGCGAACAATCAAAGCAATTTTGATTTCAGTACCATGCGGTATAAACATCTATTTACCTATGAGAATGATGTCACCTTTGCTGGGCATGTGCAGAGTTATGGTAATTTCCATGTAGTGACAGATAAAAACATTAAGTCGCGGGTTGTTCCAAGAGATGTGATGGTGGTGTCTGGAAACCAACGAGTGGAACATAATGTTTTGAATGTTGCTAAATTGACTGAAACTCATATTTCTATCCATAATGAATCTATCAAATTGATGGATAAATTATTCAGTATTACCTTTTCACCTGTTGAATTAGAGTATTTAAAAAAGACCTTCGCATTGATGCGGCTTTCTGATCGTTGCTATCCGCATCAACCTGACAACGAAATACAGATTATTCGAGCAAATACTGGGAAGAAAACGATTTTTAATCTGATCAGGGAGCGAATTCCTTTTCAGTTTAGAACAGGCCGACACAGTATTTCTATTAGTACATCGATTTCATTAGGTTTTTATATTGAAGATGAATACCTTTCATGTCAAAATATTAAGTCCTTTAAAGATACCTATCAATTGTGCTATAATAAGTTCATTGAACATGTGAGTAAAACATTCGACATTTCACCAGAAGAAGTAACGGAACTTCATTTTAAAACACTAGAAATGTCTAGTTATTAGGAGCTATTTTATGTTTACGTTTCAGAAGTTTCAACAATGTGCCGCTGGCACTGAATTGACCGATAAACAATTCCAAAAAATTATTGCTAAACTGGCTATTCATTTGTCTAAGTACAATAATAACCCTAATATTTCTTTGGAATATTTATTGCGTAATTTAAAGGCAGATCCAACTTCAGTTCGATTTAGTTCAAACGACAATCCGTCTCGGCCTTTGGTGTTTATTGATATCAACTTCATGTTAGACGCCACCTTGATTGAAACTAGGGTAACGGCTGAATTTAATAATTCTTCTTGTTATATTCCTTACACTTACAGTCATTTCAGTGTTACTGTACAACATACTGAACGTTCTGGTCTTTATGAACTCTTTGATATTTATAGACCGAAGGTAGGCACCAGTTATTTTTATTTTGCAGAATATGATAAAGAGTGTGTTTGTACTGTATCGGTGAGGGACGCTTTTAAGTTTTCACACCATTTTTCACCGACTCGTAATCGCTTTCATATTGAATACAAGATGACGAAAGGAAAGCTCTTTTCTAGTTCAATTATCAATGATGAAAATGATGACTATGTTATTTATAAAAATAAACTATTGTCTGCAGAAGCTGAAACAGCGTACATCAACTTTGCCAACCTTGCATACACCAAGGATTCAGAATGGGTTAACTCTTTTGTCAAAAATAGCATCAACTTTAAAAAGATGGATTGCTTTGCTGAATTGAAAACTATCTTCTTGTCGCTTTATGAAGGTGAACATCGAGAGATGTTGATCAATGAACTGAAAATTTTTGAGATGTATTACATCTAATTAGTGCCAAAAAACTTTGATTGCGAATAAACCTAATTTGTAGTATAATAGCCTCATTAAAAACGATAGAGGCTTTTACCATGACAAAGTATTGGGTAAACACAAATCAACCCGTTATCACGAAGGCGTTCATGACATTCGCTCATAATACCTTTTCGAAGTATCGTGGCGGTTATGGTTATGAGACTTATCCAGAAATTGACAACAAAGGGCGTTTGTCCTATGTCTATCAAGTGTCTGACCATTATCAGTCTTCTTGGACTGGGGGTGACGATATTACCTACGAAAAGATGTGTGACTATACCGAGCTTGACCGCATTGTTCGCTTCTATGTTGGTCTTGTCGTTCCTAAATTGAAAAAAGATTATGTGGCAGAGATTGCTCAGCTTGTCAAAGCCGCGATGAAAACCTATACGCATGGTTATAAATCGGAATGGTATAACACTTATGGTTTTGATTGTGACGCTATCGAATTAACACAAATCACTGAAATCGTGGTGGCTTATTTGAAAGAACACTCGATGTATCGAGAAAAAACAGAATATGTAGCAAAATCGATACACACTGTTTAATCTCATTGTCAATTGTTGTGCAAAAAGTCCTCTTCGGAGGATTTTTTTTTACTTAAAAGTTACTAAATTCTTATTCTTTGTTTAGACTTTGATTAAAGAACATTTATAGAAATTGTTCTAATATCTTTATATATCTTTGTTGATAAAATGCTATAAAATATAATTTTTTTATTGTTGTATTGTTTGACAATATATAAATGGAGGCATAAAATAGAAGTACGGATAACTACTCCTATGGAGGCTCAAAATGTCTAAGACCTTTAATCAATTACTTATTGAAGATGTTCTAGAAAGTGACAACAAAGAGTTCTTTAAACTGGTGGCTTGTCACAACAAGACTCGATTTAGATGGCAAACTGGTGTTTTCTTCTTTATCTTCTTCGGGTATCTCATTCAACGTTCTGTTTTTGGAAATCCATTTCCATACCTTTGGATAGCTCTCGCAGCTCTTGCTGTTTTTATCTTATTTAACTTTGCAAAACAACATTTAACCTTTATCAAGTTCTTTAATTTGAAATATAGAATTAGTCATCTTGAACATGTGTGTGATTGTGCTATTGCAGGTGATGATGAAGAAATTAAGGCAGATGCACGCTCTATAAAAGCTGACATTGAAAAAGGAATTGTTGATAGCAAGTATTTAGAAAAGTTGTTGTTGGATAGAAAACACTTGGAAGAATACATTGACCAAAAATATGGTGATTAATCCTTATTGTTAGAAGTAAAACTCTTCGCCAAACCTTGAAAATTTGGCTTTTTAATGTTATAATTAGGCAATTATTCAATACAGGAGCATTCATCATGTCTTCAAGAGCCGAACGATTTGCGAATTGCAAACATGAAAAAGTTCAAGATTTTACAGATATTTGCCTTCAGTGTGGCGAAAGTATCTATGCGACAGTTGGTGAAATCAACCTAGAAGAACATCGCAAAGAACGTGATAAGAGAGAAAAATCCAAATTCGACCCTGATGATACTGGTTGGTAATCGAATTAACCACAATCCAGAATAGCTTCTCTTTTGAGTGGCTTTGTGGTATAATAAACTATCAATTCAGGAGCTATCCCTATGCCTAATTACACGTCTATTTCCAAACAAGAAGCTATCGCTAAATTTGGTCACTATTTTGTATTGGAAAGCTCTAATAATCGTTGGGGCTATGAAATTGTTGAAAAACTGGGTCAGAATCATTCTATTTTTGATGAAGATGATGACACAATGGATTTTGACGAAGCGTGTGGCTCATTGGCAGCAAAAGTAAGGATTGCAGCTCAAAAAACGACCATTAATAATGACTTCATGCTTAATTCGTTTTCTCACAAATGGGATCTTTTCTTTTATCGTAAAGGTTGGCTCAATGCACAAACCAGTGAGAAAATTTATAATTTCCTTGCAAAAGATGACATTGCTCGAAAAAATTTGGTGGATGAAATCCCATTTGAACAGTTGCTTAAACCGCTTCCTGATCAATTTCATTTGCCAGAAATATGTTTTGAAAAAGATAAAATCTATTACCAGTTTAACCACGCTCACAGTGTGTATCAAAAAAGCGAAATGACAGAAATCATTCCAGATGAAATTGACGTTTCTTTTGATGATAACAATGTGATTTCTATGAGTGTTTCGTTTACTAAAAAAGATGGTGAAAAAGTCAATGGTTCTGTTTCACGTCAAAATTTTAAAAAACATAATGAACAACCTTACTTTGAGACAGGTTACACAGGTATTTATGTCTTCACCGACAAGGATGAATGTAAGAAGTTTGCAATTAGTCAACTCAACAAAGACATTGAACATTTTCAAAAATCAATTGAAGCATTATCTTAATCATTCTTCTTGGTGTTAACAAAAAGCCTGATTGATTTCAGGCTTTATTGTTTTAAATGTTCAGCATGTCTAAAAATTCAAGATCCCTACTGGTGAAATACTCACTGTCTCTAAAATTATCTTGCAATATATTAGGTTTTAATTCAAACAACACGTCTTTATTAATTAGTCTATTTTTGTAATAACAGAACACTTCAAGTGTATTACCTTTCATGTCTTCTACGATAACAGCAGGAATGATCTTATTTTCGTCAGGGTTCATTGTTGTATAGATTTGAATACCTAGTTGGATGTAGTGATGAATTTTAAGATAAGTTCCCTCCTTTTCTTCAAATACAAAATGTTGATGACCCGAAATAACATCATATTCTGATATTTCAAAGACACTTGCTGTTTTTTCATCGTAGTAAGGAACTAACCTATCATCTATTTTTCTTTGAATCGTTTTCTTGACTAGGCTCATTAGCCCTTTACTTGTTATAAATTCCACATCAAAAACCATGTCATTTTTTAAATTCATTTGATCGAAGTATTGTTGAATGATGTCTTTTTCTTGTATATCGAATGAAAAAGAAGAATTTTTCAGTATAAGATCTTCAAACTTTTCTAAATTAAGCGTCCCTTTATATTCAGGAGAACATTTGTTTTTATCATAGTTACTGAATTCAATGAGTTCTACTTCCCTTGTATTAACTTTATTGTTTTTGGTGTTTTGATAATACATTGTTTTCATTCCCATGTTAGGCATAAGACCTACCAACAAATTTTGCAGCGTTTGAGTTGACCCATGAGCGAATGGGTTAATGCTATTAGACATTTTTTGATTTTGGTCATTTATTGAAATTAATTTATCATAAATGTCATCACTTATTTCGTAATCTGGATATATATTTACTGTGTGCTTTGATTTTGTTGGCATGTTTTTCTCCATTTTTAAATCATTGTCATATTGAGAAATTCAATATCGCGTTTATCAAAATAACCATCTGTAATAAAAGATTCTGATAATAAATTGGGCTTCAGCTCTTTCATTATTTCAGGTGAAATACATTTTTTCTTGTAGTAACAATGCACTTCCAATGGATTACCCATTAAATCAGTCACCACCACTGCAGGCACTATTTTATCTTCATCTGGGTTCTTGATAAGCTTTACAAGTAAACTTAATTCATTATAACAATGCAATTCTAAGTAGCTCGCTGTCTTTTCATAGTCAAAAAGACACGATTCGTTTAATTCTTTTGAACTGTTATATGTAATGTAACTAGGGGTTAACTCATCGAAATAATGAACCGATTTATTATTGATTTTTTTTACGAATTTTTTGTGTTTCATGTATAATTTTTGTTTGCTTTTTAATAGTTCTATTTCAATCATTAAATCATTTTTGACCGGCAAATTATCTAACAACTCTTTGAAATGATCTTCCATGTCAGCATTTAAAGTTATAAAATCATGACCAAATACAATATCGTTAAAAATTGATTCATTGAGAGTGTCTATATGTTTGAATTCTATTTTATTTTTAGGATGCTGATTAAATTTGTGTGCTGAACTTGTCCAATTAATCAGCCATTCTTCAAAAAAAGGTATAGGTGATATCGGTGGTAGTGCTAAAATAGGGAAAGAAGACGCAAACGTCGATTTTGTACGTGGCTGCACAATATTTTGGCTTAGACTTTTTATTCTGGAATTCCAAAAATTTGAACAATTTACATTTTTTATCGAGTCGATATTTATATCTAATAATTCAACAGGATCTTCTATTTCAAAAGTCGGATATATTGTAAGGGTATGTTGTGACATGATAATCTCCAAAGATCTTACATCTTATCATATTTCTTACTAAAAATCCATCATTTTATTGTGTTTTTTATTTGTTAAATAACGAAAAAAAATGTTGCCATTTCCAAAAAACATTGATAGAATACAAACACTTAAACAAAAGCAGTAAATAAACGGTTGAAAACACCAAAGGTCATAAACGCTAGTCGCCTCAAACCATCTTGTAGGCAAGCGGTTCAATAGAATACTTTATGACATCTTAACTATTTATTAACTTGATATTGGAGTATTTTGAAATGTAAAATTTTAAAAATAATATTGACAAAAAGACAAAATAGAGATAAAATTAACCCGCAACAAAATAAAATTTAACAGAATTGGAGATCTACAACATGGCACAAAGCGAAAAAGTAAAACGTGAAATTGAACTGGCTTACCGTAAACGTGAGTCTGAAATCGAAGCCCAAAAAGACCGTGACTGGGCACGTCATCAAAAAACTGCTCGCAAGTAAGTCTTGATTGAGACATAAAAAAAACCCCTTCTAGGGGTTTTTTGTTTTCTGCACTTAATTAAGTAGAAACTTTATCATTGCTTGAGCGAATTAAATTATAAATATCGTGATCTGTCATATCTCTTCTTTTCGTTATTAAATTTGAATAACTTTCTGCAATCTCTTTTTCTATTTCAGGTTTTCTTCTCTCAATGACTTTTAATACTTTTACTAGATCTGTAATGCTCTCTGAGTAAATTTCACCTTTCAACATTCCGTCTACAATAAATATTATTGCTTGTGATTCATCCATCAAAGAAACTTTTGATTGTTTTTCTAATATTGATTTTTTATACTTGTTTTTCATTTTTTTGTAGAAAACAAAACAACTAACTGTTGAGATTGTTAGCCAAATAAGAAATCCATATACGAAATTCATTAGTTGATCGGGCATGGCATAGTACACAGTTGTAAAACATAAAACCAGCACTAAACAAATAGAAAGCACTGAAATAAATAATGAAAACATATTAAATCTCCTTTTAAATATATTATTAAAAAATGTTATCATTTTATTTTTTCATTTCAAATTTTATTTATTATATTATAGTTTTTTTTAACAATTAATTAGTAAAAATCATTTAAGATATTCAACTATTTTAAAATTATGATATACTGTTAAAAAAACAATAATAAATTTTATAATGAATCGCTTTCAAAAACTTCAAAATATAAAAGAAACATTCGATGATAAACTATACCAGACAGATGATTTTAAAATCACAAAGGGATTGCTTTATAATTTTGGAGCTTACATTGAGGCAAATAAAGGTATTTTGTATGGTTTGTTAGGTGCGTCTCTTTTCAATATGGCTACTAATGCTATGCCTGTCCACAATACTGTTGCTACACCAGCCTTTAACAATCCTGCACTCATCTCTCAAATGAAAAACAAGCTTGATTCAAATTTGATTAATAGCCGTGGTATGGATGTTTATTCCAAGATAGAAGAATTCAAAAAAAATGTAAAGTTGAACAATACTATTCAAAATCATCGTTACGCTGGTAAAGATATACATGCGTTGAATGCTGAATCCATTAAAGACTTGAAAAATAATGCTGAAGGTTCTACACAGATATTTGAGAACCCGTTCTGGAAAGGTAACGTTGTTGAAATAGAAGCTTCTAACTATTACATGAACAAATTTGTATTCTCTAATTATTATATGGTTAATGACATCAAAGTTAATGCCGATAACGCTCTGTTGTTAACTGATAATAGTGAACAAAAATTATATTACAATCATCAAGATGTCAAGGATTTTGCGAATTATAGTGAAACAACGAATATTGATTTGATGACTAAATATGTCGTTTACCACGAAGCTGCACATGGAGCTTTCAGACAAGCGTATACATTAGGTAGTGATCCTAACGTGTTAAAAAACGAAGTGCATTCCGATATCTCTTCATTGACCATGATAGGTGTTGAATCTAAAAGTTTGGCTGAATTCAATGAAGCTGTTGATATGGTCATGCAAATGCGAGTGAAATCGTTGAAAGATGGTGATTATGGTCATAATGACTCTTATGCCATCAGTGAATTAAAGAAAGTCATCAATGACAACCCAGATTTGTTAAAAATGAAAGTTGAAGACATCTCAGAGTTCTCTTATATTTTAACAGACACTTTGTTTAAAGAAAACGTCAAAAAAAATAATGCAGACTTGCTTGAAAAAATGGGGATAACCCTTGATCAAAAAAGTATATTCAATGATTTAAAAGCTTACAGAAATTTAGATTTGTATGATGCTGCTGGTGTTAAAATCACAGGTAAATATATGTTTAGAACTGAAGAAATGATTAAAGAAGGTATGGATTCAAGATTAAAAAACTTTGCTGGTAAAGTTGCAAAAACTTTTGATAAACACATGCAGTTTGATACAACTAGTACATTAATGTTCAGAGATAATGGTGGCAATGTGGCTAAAACCACTCAGGCTATTCATGACAGCGTTGAAAAGAATCCAATTATTTCTAAAACCGTTATTGATCCGATTAAACAAAAAGTACATATAGATGGATTAGATTATGATTTATCAAAAATCAATGACATTCGATTGAAGCAAATTGCAAAAGAAACTCAAACCTATGTCAATAAACATAACCAAAAACTTCAATAAGACACTTCAGTGTCTTTTCCAGCAGATCATTTTGCTTGTTTGGTTATTTTAACAGTGGTATAATTCAATCTCTTAAACAGTGGAGTTAACGACATGACCATCAAATTGAAAGACGAAGTTGTAATGAAAGCGGCTGTCATTAAACGCACCAACCATTCAGATTTCGCTAAAAACTTTAAAGGTGTCGTGGTTAATCTTGTTGGTAATACGGCTGATGTTCAAACTCAAGATGGCCTTCGTTCAGTGCCTACTGCAAACCTTTCAGCAGTTCGCAGTGTCTATGATTCGAGAACTGAAAAAACATCCAGCATTATTTTTGATTAATGCTCTTGGATATACAACATAGGCTTGCCAGACCATACATCTTTGTTTGATAGCATTCTGACAATCATGTAGGCTTCTGTTTGGTCATAGGTTTCAAATTTTCTGGTTGTATACTCAGTTTTCTCTTTACTATCTAAATTGAAATTGAATGATTCCAATTTGAAACCTTTTTTAACAGCAAGTCGTTCAATTGCTTTCGATATTTCAGCTTTAGTAAATGTTTTATGCTCTTGATTAGTTATTTTATCATCACCCGCTTTCTCGACTAAACAAGTTATCAACTTAGGTTTCTGGTTAGAGACTCTTGAAATACAGATGGTTTCATAATTATCAGTGCTTTCACGTTCTCTCATACTGAATGACGATCCTGACACACTGGTCATAAATCCTATACTTAACGACTTTTTGTTGGAAGGTATTGAAATCATCTCGATTCCACTGTCCAATGTCGTTATTTTGTATTCAGGATCTGGATACTTTTCAGCACTTTTTTCTGGTTGGTTGGAACACGCATTTAGTAGTATTAAAATACTCAAACCTATTAATTTTTTTATGTTCATGCTATAAGTCCTCTATGCTATATTTGCCATTTATCCTACCACTTATTGCTGTTAAGTCAATATAAATCAATTGATAAAAAATAGAAAATATGCTATAATCCCAACTTAAAAATTTAAATTGAGTATTATTAATGACAATTGACTCTATTAACGGAAAAACGACCAAGTTTAATCGATTATTATTTGGCGAATGCAATGTATTGATATTGAGTAACAAACACATGCAAGTTCATAAGGATGTGTATCCATTGCTTCATGAAGCTTTTACCATGTTTACGCCAACAAAAGAAATCATTCAAAAAACAGTTATCAAGTTTGATAGAATGATAGGTTCTACTATTTGCGTCAAAACAACGCCATCAGATGAAATCGTGTATGCAAAGAGGAAAGGCCGTAAATGGGCGTCTAGAATGGTCAAAAACAGAACACCTACGCCATCAGATGAGCTTACTATTGTTGTTAAACGATGCAAAAACAATATTTATCGTCTACTGACAGCCTATGTGGGTGGTCAATCAGAAAGAGAACCCGATGATGTCAACATCCGTTCCAATGAGGAATATGACCGTTGTGTTGAATTTTGGTCTAATCATGCATTATTATATATTGAACAAGACATCGCTTTTTGAGTTGTTGAACAATCAGTAAAAAATATTTTAATATCCTTTCTGCTGTTACTTTGTGTTACCACATGATTTTATCTCGCGGATGTGTTACCTTGCCATAAAAAACACTAAAATAGTGTTACATGTCTGAATTGTGTAACTATATGACACATTACAGTAGTTGATTTCCCTGAAATACTTGATATAATAGGGTTACAAATTAGATATTTTCCATTCTCTGTCAAAAAATGTAACTATTTAATATAATTTATTGAGCTGTTGGTATAACCATAGCTCTGCTTGATTAACTAAACTAAAAAATAAAGGTGATATAAAATGTTCTTAAATACTATCAGTATAACTAAACAACTTTTAAAGACTGGCCGTCTTGAAATGAACTACAATGAAAAGAATTTTCGTAAGAAATATGAGCTTGGATTCTGGGAAGTTTATCAAGATGTTCACGCTGTCTCAAAAAACATTATCAGTGGGCCATACAGAGTGTTCAGACCTATCTACAGAACTGGCAATCTTGATAAATTGAATTCAAAACTCGCTAAAATGAAAGAAAGTTCATCTCTTTACTAAGTAGAGAGTTATGCAAAGCACCTTCTTGAAGGTGTTTTTTGTTGACTAAATAATAGTAAAGTGCTATTATTAACTTCAATAATTATTAAGGATCTCATGATGCTAATTAAAGAAACTTATAAAGTGCTTGGTGATGACTGGTGGAAGGTTCCCAATGGCGAATTTGTTGTGACTACAGATACATTGGTTGTTACCGATATTACCGAAGAAAAAGCTATCTTTGATGTTTTCCGTGATGGTGTGGTTATTGGCGAAATTCGTGTTCATCATGCCTTTGTAAAAGAAGATTTTGAGAAAATTAAATAATTTGAGGATATTCTTATGAGTGTAGGTTGCTGCAATATTTCAGGCGTTAAATACATCAATGAAAACGGTGAAATGATTCAGTCGGTTTTTCAAAAACATTATGGTGTTTCTGCAAGCCTTTCTGATTCAGAAGAAATCAATATGTTTACACAAAAACCTGTACACATCAAATTGATTCATATTGATGGTCAAACCAGTAAATTTTGCATGTGTGGTTGTCATAAGGTTGGTATCTATATGGATCATTAAAAAAGAGACTTTTCAAAGTCTCTTTTTTATTATTATCATCACGGTGTGCTACATGCTTGATAAAATGCTCCGCTGACCTGTGGGCCTCTTGTATATAATTTGCCATCCCATCCAGTAATCTGAGTAATATTCATTGCCCCAGTACCCGCATATTGTGGTGATGTTGCTTTTGTTCCTCCATTCCAAACCACGTTTACTAAGGATTGAGCACCACCTACAACCACTATTTGCCATTGGTTACCTGAATCATATCTACATACAATTGTTGGTTTAGTACCTACTGCATATTGTGTGTTAGGTTGGTTGGTTAACGTTTGTGACTCAGTTGCTGATGTAGTGTTTCTTATTTCACCAGTAGCCACTTCTTGTATACGATCTTGACGTGTTCTGGTTTGATTTAAGTAACAATATTGTGTCTGGTAGAATCCAGTTCCAGCATTCACAGTACTTGCATCAGGCGAAAATGCAGAACAACTGTAGAAACCACTGCTGTTAGCCCATGCCGTGTAAGTAGAAGCAATCGCTACCCACTGTTCAACTTTAACGTTACCAGACACTTTTGATGTTGCTGCACCAATTGAGTTTGTAGCTGTTACTGTATAGTTATAAGTTCCTGCAGCTTGTGGTGTTACTGATAAAGCGGCACCTGTTCCTGTTGATACACCAGCTACGGCTACACCAGAAGCAGCCACATTACCTTTCACTGTGTAGTTTGCAACGTCTGTTCCACTCCATGATAAGGTAAATGCAGATCCATAATTAATAACCGTTGGAGCTGTAATGGTTCCAATGGTTGGAGCATTAATGACTGTTACTGTTACTGATCTCAATGCACTGTATTTGTTAACACCATTTACCGTTTTAGCTGCAGCCATGTAATAGGTGTAAGTCCCTGCTGTTGCAGGAGCGGTGCTTGGGAACGTTAAGTTACCATCGTTACCATTTGTTCTTGCCTGACCTATTGCACCTGCACTGATACCACTGCCCGCAAAGGTTAATGCGGTATTAGGAGCGACACTTATGGCTGTTGCACCATTCACCGTGAATCCACCTAGTGTTGGTATGTTTTCAACAGTTACAGTATAGTCGGCATCTAAAGTGGCACCAGCCGCGTTGGTGGCTACCAATTTATAAGAATATGAACCTGCTACACTTGCACTGGTTGAATAACTAGTACTTGTTCCTAAATCGACTCCGCTAGGACTAACACCCGATGCTGCCACATTACCATATAAGGTATATTTAGTAACGTTTGTACCTGTCCAGTTAGTATTGATCGGTTCATTAACAAATACGGCTGCTGGTCTGTTTAATCCACTTATCGTTGGATAATCAACGGTTGTTACTGTTACGCTTTTTAATGAGCTGTCTCTGGTCACACCATTGATTGTTTTTGATCCGGCTCCATAATAAGTGACTGCACCAATGCTGGCAGAAGCTTTTGTTGGTAAGCTGGAAGCTGCACCACCAGATGTTTTACCAACCAGTGTTGCTCCACTGCTTAATCCGGTACCCACAAATGATAAAGTTTCATTGGGTGATACATTGATGGATGTTTGACCATTTACTGTCATTCCTGTCATGGTTGGATCGGCTTCAACACTAACGGTTGTTTTCTTGATAGTTGTTTTGCTGGCTTCGTTAGTACCTGTCAATGTATATTCTAAGCTACCAACTGCTGTTGGTGTTGTGGTATACGTCAATGCTGTTCCAACATCTTGTGAACCTGTTATTCCAGAACCTGACACACCCGATAATTTGTAATTGCTAATATTTGTCCCTGTCCAGTTAAACACGATTGGCGTATTTGAAAATGTAGTGGGCACCGTTGAGAAAGTAGATATAGCACCCGCACCTACTACGTTGACAGTAATAGATTTATTGACTGATTTTCCAGCTCCATTAATACCTGTTAAGACATAATTTTTAGTGCCTGTTATTGCGTCTGCATTAACAGTGTAGGTATCATTAGAAACTGACACTCCATTGATATTATAACTGTCATTGTTGGTACCTGACCATGTAAAGTTTAATGTATCATTAGGTTCCACCGTTAATGAAGTGTCATTATTGTTTACTTTGTAAGCTGTAATTGTAGGTAATCCATACACATTGATATTGATTGGATTTGATGTTTTTGTCATACCACTGAAGCTGGTTGTTTTTAAAGTATAACTGAAATCACCCACAGTTCCCATTGTCACTACTTTGCTGGTTGCTGTTTTATCGACGTTACCAAACGGGCTTAACTCTAATCCTTCACTGTCATTGATTGACCAGTTAAATGTAACGTTGTCACCGATGCTCACTTTGTTTTTATCTGAGGTGAAACTACTGATTGCAGAATCTTTAACCACATCAATCATGAGTGAACGACTAGTATTATTTTCGTTGTTGTATCCTGTCACATTCAATTTATAGGTGGTGTCATTGACAGGCGATACCGTCAAACTATTACTTAATCCAGTGAGGCTTGTATTTTCAAGAGATGCTGATTCGGCGTCGGTTACGTTCCATGTCAATTTTGATGATTGACCTTCACCTATTTTAACTTTATCGGCTGTAAAACTAACGACTGGGGTTGGTTGCACTACTGTTAGTTTTAATGTTTTTTCTTCAATTTTTTTATTGTTGTCAAGTATGATATCGTAGCTTGTCGTCTTCAAAGGCGACAATGGGTACGAGCCAAATGACTCAGTTTCATTAAAGTTAACATCATTAGAAGTTACTTTTAATGATTTGAGATAATTATAATTCCAGTTAAGTGTTGTTGACTCTCCACGATTGATAGTTGCAGGAGCAAGGTTTATCTCACCTGTTATTTCATCAGGAGTGTCTATATTAATTGATCTTGGATCTAATGGAAAATGTACCATGTAGCTTGCTGATGTTATTGAGATCGCCAATAGAGACATCATCACTATTTTCTTGTTCATATACTTTGTATTTATTATTTTTTAATATTATTATATACTACTAACTAAAAAAAACAATATGACGATTATCATTTTACTTGATTTTATAACAATTTTAATGTATTATACAGATTAATTAATGGTAGAAAACGGAGATTATATGAACGCTACTAGTAAATCTAAAGGCTTTATTCGTTTTGCTTTTTGGGGATTTTTTTCCATGTGTTTTCTGTTTGTTCAAACTTTCTTTTATCACATTTACTATAAAGGTAAATACAAGTTAAAAGAAAGTAAAACTCAGTTATTTATTTTTATTGTGGTTACAATAGTCACATTCAACATTGCTTGTTTGGTTCATTTTTGGAAACAAGCCAAAGAAATTTTACCGAAAATCTATCGAATCAGTCAATATCCAGTTGATAACTCAGCTATCGAGATTAAATCATGAAGCTTAAATTCTTGTGGTTAAAGCTTATCTTGAAATTTATAGGCTTTCGTGTTGTGGAAACCCGTCTGGTTGATTCTTTTGGACGTGTATTGAAGTACACCTTAAACAATGACTATAACACTCAGTCTGGTCGCTGTGTAAATTATCCATTCCTCAGTATTTCTGTTGAAACATCAGGTATGTATTCAACTCAAATCTACCAAGACAATCCTATTATTGAAAACAAGGTTTATACAGACACGTCACCTTATTCTCTTATCCAGTTGTGGTTGACTGTTCAACGTCATTATCGATCAATGCGAAAAGATAAATTTAAATGGAGTAACTTGAATTGAACTATTCCCATGCAGTGATCATAAACGCTAAAATTTTGGAACCCTATCATCATCATAATGAACGGCTTTTCAATAAGTTGCGGGAAGCTCATGATTATGCTCCACAAGTTGCACAACATATGGCTTATCAGGCTTTACTGGTAGATGACGGTGCTTTTGCTTCGTTGTTCAAAAAGATTACAGCTTTTGTGTTGAAGAACCCGTATGAACCTTTGACATTGATCGAATATTCTGTCTTGGATAGAGCTGTTGATTTTTACAAAAAAGGCATTGAAGAAACTAAAACAGATTTTGCTTCTCGTATGGTTACATCAGATGTTATTACTGCCTATGTTGAGAGTCAGAATTCTACAGTGATATTGGCTAACAAAATTTTGAATAGAATACTTAAAGTTGTGTAATTTCAAGCGTTATTTTTTCTCTTTCAACATCTTTGAATAATTGATCGAAATCAAATAATATTTTTGGAATATCCAGCACCTTGTATGTTTTTTTCATTTCCATTTTCTCGTAACATGATAAGTTCATGCGAGGATTTTGATGTGTTTTTCTACTATCAATAATAAATACATCGCCATAGTGTATCTGTCCTTTATAAATTTCATTAATGTGTGATCTTCCAGTAATAACGTGATAGATATCGTTTTCTTTGTAAATGTATATTCCGAAATAATGTATCAATTCTAAATCTGAGTGCATTTCTATTCTGGATAAATCTAACATCTTTTCGTAATAGTTTAATTTAAGTTGAATATACGTCTCATAAACACTTTTATCACTTTCTGTATCAATATTTGTTTGTAATTTTAAAACTCTTGGTGTGACTTTCATTATAAGCCTATTTATTTATTAATCTTTTAACGGTATCATTATTTTCTTCTATGTAAACAGTCTAGTGAAAAATGATTGATAACATTCTCTTTTTGATGTATAATAAATCAAATGTTTTACTAATATTTGTTGGCTTGAAAATTGGGAGATTAACATGTCTTTGAGCAAGAAAGAAATTGCCGTACAATTGATCGATAAAGCTTTTGAGAAAGGATTGTCCAATAAAGAACCTGATTTTGCATGGGAGTTTTTTTGGAAATTTGATATATTCAGTAAGATGTCAGATTATAATTTTGAATTGATGCGAAAAGCTCTGGCTGAACAATGTAAAGATTTTGACACAAGTACACTTTTGGATGAAAAAGATCCTGATATTATTGAGGCTATCAAGGAGCGTAAGAAAGCTTTGAACAAAAAACATGGTATCAAACGTATTAAATTTGCTGATTATCGTGAACAAATCGTCGCCTTCTTCAAAGAAAAACGCAACATTGATTTTAATTCTTTGGACGAAGCAGCAGCTCAAAAACTCTTGCAGCATGAAGATATCATGAGTAGTGACACACCTATCTATGATTTCTTGAACATCACACATATGCAGTTTAAATACCTCTATCAACGTGGTAGTGTTTGGAAATAACACCTTTTAATTTTCGTCTTTTGTTGATAACTTATTGACTTAACGCTTTAATGCCTTAGACTTTAGTTATTAACAAAAAATTTGAATTGAATGTTTCAATTAATAATAAAGCTTATTTTGGTCAGTTTTTATGCTCTATTGACAGCTTGTAGTCCTAATGGTCATTTGACTGAGAATTTAGAACCGCAAGGTAAAGCTTTTTTCGATCCAGAAAATAGATCTCTGCTGGGTTATAAGCTGTATGAAAAAATGGACAATATCTCGAAAGATACCCATTATACTTTTTTGAAAAAAGAAGATGATGTCACTTATTATACTGTTAACAATCAAAAAAATGATCCTCGACAGTTATTGCTAACGATCAGTGTGCGAAATGACAAAATCTATTCGATAGAAACTCGTTATGAATATCCACATTTCAGTAGTTGTAATGCGGCCACTCAACAAATCTATGATGAGACAAACGCTTTCTTTCCACTTGCAAAAAGACCTGATGTTAATGATAAAGGATATCATTTCGATGGTGTTCATAAGAATTTAATCTTTGTAACCGCCTGTACTGACCTTATTGAAAATGATAAAATTATCCATAGCAGTCTCTATACACGATAGATGGTTCTTGACTGACGGTGTAATTCGTTGATACTAGTGTTGGATACTTTTAAAATATCTCTGCGTAGCTCAGTTGGATAGAGTGCCCGCTTCCGAAGCGGACGGTCGTTGGTTCGAATCCAACCGTAGAGGCCATATCATTATAGGAGACTACTTATGAGCATTCAAAAATATCTATACCTTGCTGTTCTTATTGATACTTCGCATGATTCTGTTTGTGTAGCCGCTGTAACCAAAGATACATGGGACAACCACCAGATGTATGACAATACTGGTGATATTGAAGATGTAGTTGCTCGCATTCAAGTCTCTGGCTATTTCTTAGAGTCCAGCGGATTAGATTTTTCCTTTCTAGACATCATTGAAAAAAACGAGATCCCTTTAACACCAAAAGATGCCCCTGCTTTAATGAATGAAATTAAAAAAAGTGGGTTCGTTATCAATCATGATTTTGCTCATAAAATACATGAAGATTCTAATGGACAATATACCGTTCCTTAGACTAAATTTGACAAATCACCTCTAAAAAGAAGCACTTTCTAGTGTTTCACCCTTTGACAATTAATTATAAAGTGATTAAATGAAAATATAAATAATTGTATAAATATATGTTTGCACTTATTATTACCATCATCTCAATCGCAATGGTGACTGCCTTGTCAGCCGCCACTCTCTATTACATGAGCACTGTTACACTTTCCCAAACTGTTAAAGTTGATGCGTCTGTTTTTATTTCAGGGGCTGAACAAATTGCGGCTGCTTTTGTTCTTCATAATCTCAATGGTGTTGATAGCACGCCTACGCTGGATAGTTTGTTGCCCGACTACTTAACTATAGTTCCCAACTACAAAGGTGCTGAATATACATTTCATTCAACTTATAAGAACTATTTAACAACTAATGTTTCGAAAGATGTGTGCTTGGAATTGAACAGTCGAAATGGAATAACTGATGAGACACCTGATATCACTCAATACACCTACTCTTGTTTGATGAGTGATGATATTGAACAGCCGCTGGCGTTTTATAAGGTAATGGATAACCATTGATTTTAGATTCCTGCCATTTCTAATACCGACATATTTTCATTAAGTCCATTATCAAAAACTCCTTTTAAATATAAATCTTTTAATTCCATGTAAAAAATTTCACAATTTTCTGCTGTTCTTATATCACTTATAGAAAAGTGCGGATATATTTCTAAAAAGGTTTGATTATATAAAAAAGCTTTCCAACTAATTTTATTAAAAAACTGATCGAATTTGTCAATTTCTCCATGACTGATTATATTTAATGGGTCAAATGATCTACTAAAATCAATATTTATTTTTTTTTCTATATTTCCTAGCTCATCAAATTTATATTTAATAATGATTACATCAATATCATCATTATTTATATCTAAAATTCTACTTATTGAATGCTTAATTTTATTAAATTGTGTATCAATAGTGATATTAAAATCAAACATATTGTGTGTTTCTTTGAAAGTCTCTTTATTATCAAAAATGTCTCTTTGACCAATTAATCTATAACCTTCTATTTGTTGATTTTTATCATATTCAAAATGAAGAGTTCCAGCAGAATCTTTAACACCAAATGTAGAGGAAGCATGATTTTTATCACCCACCATATAACGATTAATTCGAATATTCTCAAAGTTAATCGAATTGTCATAATGTTCATTTATTTCATTTAACCAATGGATGATTCTATGTTTAAAATAAAAAATGTATTCAGGTTGCATGGAAACCATACAAATTCGTCTACCTTTTAAGATGGAAAAATCTGGTTTTATGTAGTCAAATTCAACAGTTTCATCAGTTTTCATCTTTGCATAATCCTATTTAATTAAATGGCTGCCATTTTAACGACTTCAAAAATATCATCTAAATCATTGAGAAGACCATTCTCATAAAGGTTTCTTAATTCATCATAAAATACCATTAACGTTTCATCACTGTTTATTTTTCTAACTTTAAATTGAGGCATGGCTTCTAAAAATGCGTTAGGTGATACAGCGAGTTTATCAACAATATTGTTAAAAAAGTTATCAAATTCATACGTGTTATCAACATTTTTTTTTCTGGCTATATATGTGTTGTCATCACATGTTATAACCAGTGAATCTTTTGTCTTTTCATTGTATTCGTTAAAATAATAATTGATATCTAGACAATGTTTTTCAAGTGTTCCTACATTTCGTGTTAAACTATAATTTTCTAGTTGCATATATTGGTTAATTTTAATCGTTAAACTGAATAAATAGTAACATTGTAGATAACGATCTTTGTTTCCATAGATCTTTTCACGGAAAACAACAGAAGCTTCTTTAAATTGACTATATCTATCATACTCAATATAAATAGTTCCTGTACCTGCTGGTGTTTTTATGTTGATTGAAAAGTAATTATCTCCACGTAACGCAGTCTCAGCTAAGGACACTGTATTATAGTTAAAAGCTCCATTCGTAGACTGATTTACCTTGTTTAGCCAATCAATCACTTTATGAGAGAGAAAGAAATCAAGTTCAGGAGGCACCGAAAAGTTTAAAGCCACTGCCTCCATAACGTTATCTGTATAAAAAACTGGATTTAGAATGTCCAGCTTAATTAATTCTTCTTTCTCATATGACATAGAACAACCTCTTATACTTCAGTCGGTTGGTTGGATTCACGTTTAACACTTTCTTCGAGCGATTTACGGAATTTTTCGACCATGATATCAACCCCATTAGGGTTTTTACGGAAAAAAGCCTCAATACGTTCAACGTTGATTTCATCATCGCCTTTGCGGTTATAAAACATCAGTTCAGCTACCGCTTGATAAGCCAGTCCAGTCAGATCTTCATCCGTCAGGTCGAAACCTTGCAGAAGATCATGAAGTTTATGAGCATAAGCATATTCAGTGATTGCTCTCACAATCAGTTCGCTACCATTTTCCATGTAATAACCATAGAGCATATGGATATCTTTACGAGCATCTTCTTCCTTTACGACATCCATAACACTCCAAATGTAGCTACCATTCGAGTTTTTAAGATTATGTTTAACCACAGAAGGTTCATACAAGCCATCAATGAACTCTTTCATTTCTTCATAACTCATCATATCTGCCATGTTCCATCTCCTAAATAATTTCGAGAATTATACCATATAGCTTCACTATTCGCAACGAAAATATAGGCTTGTCATTTGTTGGATATTTTGTTAGAATGCACACCACACTTTAAGAGGATACACCTACTATGTCTACACTCATTGACCTTGCTTTGAAAGACGCTGATGATAATTTGAGCCAAACATCATCTGCCCAATATCAAATTAAGCACTATTTGGACAGCACTCTTCGTAACCTTCAAGCTGAGTGTGTGACACTGAATAACGTTATTGCAATGTTGGACAAAGACAATGAAGCAAATGCTTTGGTAAAACTGAAGCAAGCCGTAGAAATTAATCGTAATCTTTACAGCGAAACGATTAAAATTACTGAGCAACTGGATACCGCCATTAGTTCACTTTCTCGTGGGAAGCGTTGGGTTTCTGCTATTACTGATGAATTAAAATCATAAATGTCAAGATTAATGATTAATAAAAAACCATCTTAGGATGGTTTTTTTATTGTCGTCATTAATTTTTTTTGATGATTGATGTAGTTAATTAAATTCGCTTCATTTAAACTAATTCTATCTTGTTTTAATTGAGTGAGTAATTGCTCTTTATTAGTCTCATTCTGATATTTAGTGTTAACTACCTTTAATAGCTCTTTGTATCCCTTGTCAATTTCATCTTGATGATTACTGTTGAAAAATACAAGTTGGTAACTTGACAATAGTACCAAGTAAAAACACACAACATACTTTATCATTTTTATCCCATGTTTACTTGCAATATTAGACACCAAAAATGAAATAGTATAAAAAAGTGTTAATGCAACCGATAATACACTGCACAATATTAATATTCTTAATGTTTTATTCGTATTTATCTGATAACTGTATGCAAATCCATTGATGTGTAAAAAGATATCGCCTATCAATGCGGAAGACATGTAAAATCCAAACATGAAAATCAATCCAGCGATTATCATATTTTTTCTTTTTATTTTAAAGATTGATGTATTGCTATCATCTTGTGGGATATTGGGTTCCATTTTAATACTCAGTTATTCTTACGATTATACGAAGTATTTCATGCAAAGAATAAAAGTCAAATCATTAAATTACATTATTTAATCAAATTTATCAAAATCAAGACGAAAAAAAAGGAACTCTTTCAAGTTCCTCATTCTTGTCTTACCGATACCGACACTGACTCAGAGTAATAACCGTTTGATGACCCGAAGAATCGTAATACCACCAATCCTCGTTCAGTCGCCATTCGATAATAAGTCCAAGTAAATGATTCGCCCTGATAGCAAGATGCTCCAACAACTTCATCATTGCTACAAGTTTCCTCAGCCATAACGACAGTGTGTCCGATTAAATCATCAATGTCGCCAATGATCTCTTCCAAATACACATCTTCACAGCAATCTTGGTTATGATAGAACGTAAACACTAAACCACTTGCTGTACGTACTACAAACTCTTCATCGTGACGGTTACCGCTCACAGATACGATAGTTTCACCCACCATTCTGTTCAATGTTTCGTTTACTTCGTTTTGCATATTCATAATAATTCTCCTATTCGTTAATCTACGAATCCATAAGAGTTTTATTTATTATTGATGAATATGTCGCTACTATATCACGATGTTGTTTTGAACGCAAGCCATTATTTCAAAATCTTCTTTCAGCTTTCGTGTCGTTCGTCTGGATTGTGAACTTGAAGATGCTATAAGCCCTTTAAAACCTTGCATTGATGGCTGATTTCTTGTAGAATACAGACAGAATTGAGCAGCTCGCAATGGCGACAAAAAATGCTTTTTTCTCATGTTAAAGCTGATCGCAGACTTTAAATCATAACCTTATTTGGAGATAAACTTATGTATCAATCCTATCAAGATTTTTTGAAAGCAACCGAAGAATCCCATGCCGCTATGGTAACTTCTGGTGAAAAAATGAGTGTGGATGCCTATCGTGAAACGGTTGCCAAGTTATTTGGTTACGAAACAATCGAGGCTTTCAAAGATGCACTGGACAGCAATTACCAGTCAAGTTACGTCTTGGTGTATATGTGGCAAGGTGTTACTGACACTGTTCGCACTTACAAAACAACCGAAGCAGGTCGAAATCAGATGTTGGAAGATTTCACCGACAAGGTAAAAGACCGTCTGGATGTATTGCCTGATGGATCATTGTCGAGCGAAGACCAGTGCATTTTGGATGACGCAATTGATTCTCTGTTCTATGAAGATTCAAAAATTACTGTAACGTGCTATAAGGTTTAAGAATAATCAGTTAAAAAGAAACCATCTTCAGGTGGTTTTTTGTTTTCATGTTAAAGGTTCAATTTTACTCCATATTATGATATAATTCGACCATTCAACCAATTGTTTTTTATTGAGGATTTAACAATGAAAGTTATCCAGCACAATGCACATTTTAATCGTTCTCTGCCAAAAAATGTAATTTCCGATAACTTGGTTTCATTTTTGGAGATGATTAATCAAGAATTTTCATTTGAACAAGCTCATCTCTATCATCTGACGAATGAAAATATCAATGATTACAAAAGTGTCGTCATTGAAGCTATTGGTAATCGTATTAAATTGCTTCGTGGTGTTGGGCCAAGAGAGAACCAAGAGTCATTGGTTAAGGAAATTAATTCTGATTTTGATGAGATCGTGGATTCAAATATTTTGCCAGCATCTTTGATTATTTTCGATTATATCTATGGTTCAACAGTAGAATCTTCAATGGTATTTTTTCATGAGCATAATGATATGTTAATGATTAACACTAAATTTTCTACATTAAGCTTTAAAAGCAACTATTTTCAGGCTCCACCAATTTCATCATCTGATGGTCGTTATTATCCTCCTGTTGTAGAATCGCTGGCTTATGAAAGTTCAACGACAAAGGGGACTTTTCCTTTTGCATCATTTTTAATCCCTGTTAATATGGAGAAAAATCAATTTGAATCCCACTACAGAGAACGTCATCAGAAAAAAGCAGAACTTCAACTGAGAGAACTGGACGGTGGTCAATTTGATTTTAAACAATTAACACTTCCACCTAATTTCGACATTCATCAATTTGTTTCTCGACATCATGGTAATCCAAAAGTTCTTAATGCGAAACTTATCTACAATAATGAAGTTATTTTTAATGATTATGAGATTATTGATCGTGATCCACAAAAAATGGTCGCTCAAAAGTTGATCCCGTTTTTGACTGATTTTAAGTCGCAATACGAAATCATTGATAGCATTCCTGTTCAGGTTTCTTCCGAATATTATCAACATTTTAAAACTAATATCTTGCCTGTCATTGAGATGGCTAAATGTTAATATTTTCGAAAAAAAGTCTTGCCAAAGGGTTTAAAATGTCGTATAATGGCCCCGTTGTAAAGCAGTAAGTAATCTTGGGAAGTTGGCTTAAAAGCAGCCATCTTATAATGAGTAGAGCGGTTGCCATAGGTGTTTGGGATTTAGTGATGGTAAGCATCGGGTTTAAATGATTTAGCGGTCATTTGAGGGTATCGGTGACAAGTGAGCCACGGTTTGTCGAAATCGAATCCACATTAAAGTAGATTTTGCAGATCAAAACGTCTCAGCCAAAAACTCCCAGTTCTTGCAATAATGTAAGAATTCGCCGTGGTTGTGGTCTTGGTAAAGTAAGGAGGCACCCCAGAAATGGTAAGGCCGAATTCTCTTTTGGCGTAATAGCACACCATGATTATGATTGTTTTCGCAACAAAACTGCCACTAAGGCTGACCTTAGCCCTCTAAAAGCTAAAGGGAACGGTTCGACTCCGTTGTGGTGGGCCAACTTTAAACTAAATGCCAGCTCATAGCGATATGATGTTGGCATTTTTATTGTCTTTATTTTATTTTTGTGTTATAATCGTCCAAATTTTTGGAGATCCATTGAATGCCTACTCCCGATAGAATTGCTCAGTTAACTGCAGTGATTAATATGAGTCAGCTTGATAAAATTGAGCGGTTAACCACTACTATTAAAAAATTCTACGACATTGATGTTGCTGACATAAAACTGGTCAAGAACCAATCTAGCCAGTATGTTGCGAAAACATCACTTGGTCCGGCTCGTATTTATGTCTATTCACATTGCATTGATATTAAATTCACATCAACTGTAGAATTTGATGGTCAACAACTTACTCTGAAAAAATCCACTGGGGTTATTCAAACCATCTTTGATGACATTAATAAACGAACCGTTATTTTCAATGTCGTAAAATTACGTCAACAGAATGATAAAAATGTCCACTTTTATGCGAATACAAAGTTCAGTATTAAGATCGTGGTGCGATTTTCTGCAACTAATCCACAACTGTATTTTAAAGCGACACCTTATTCAACGTATTCTTTCTTCAACTACATGAATGAATGTGCTATGTCGGGTTATAAAAAGACGATGGAAGTGTATTATTTGAAAGATGAGTTTGATTCAATTACGGGTGTTGACCAAGCGTTCTCTTTTATTAAAGATTACTTTAAAGGTCGAAATCTAACACTGGATGATGCGAAACGTTTGTCTGACTTACAGGATATGGTGAAAATATGAGCAGCTTAGATGAAGCAAATTCTGCGTTTTATAGTGATGGCATTGATGCGGCTAAATCTCTATTAAAGGAACACTTTAATCTTACGTTTTATACTGACCATGACTATAAAGCAGATGGAGATTATGCTGTTGATATTTATATTTCAAACAGTGATGTTATCTATCTAACTTTTAAAGACATGATCTCATTAAATGATGGTATCTTGGTGTCTTCATTTGATCATCCAACTATTAATAAATATTTGGCAGACATGAACGGGCTATTTCATATTTTTGATGCTGTCCGATTTACAACAGAAGATAAGAAAGTTTTTTATCCAGTTATTAACAACCTGAAACCATCTATCATCTTCAAATATAGCATACTTAATAAAGAAATGGCCATTTCGGTTCAGTTACTTAATACGATTCAAAAAGATGGTCAATCTATTTGTACAATAACAAAAGATACGATTATTCAACATACTTATGAACCAGCAGAGTTTCAACATATTTATGGATTGAAAAGCCCTTTTTATCATAGCGATCTATTGATTTACAAAGAAAGAATTTTAAGAGTGTGGGCAATTTCTCCTGAAGAAACTGTTGACTATAAGCAAATGGGACAATTAACTGATATGATTCATATTTAAGGACATTGTAATGACTGATAAATCAACTTATATTGATGAACTTCCCATTGAATATAAAACCTTACAAAGTATCGTAAGCAATCAATTTGGATTGGTGGTTTCTAATTTTAAACTGGCTCATTATGATGGTTATATTGGACAATCTCAATACAATGAAACAGTTCATATTTTCATGTCTCGTTCGGTCTATTATACTTTTTCATTTGAAAAAGTTATTACTATTGAAAACAATCAAGTTATTACTTTATTAAATTCACATGTTATTCAACATATTCTTGATGACATTAACAAGACACTTCATATAACAGAAGCTTTGCGATTTACTTGTGATGGAGTAACTTATATTCCTGTTCTACCTAATATTAAACCTTGGCTTGTTTTTAAATATAATAATAAACTTGAATTCATGACCATTGAAATACATTTTTCAGTAATTCGTGAAGAAGGATGTGATGAGCCTTATGAATTAACCACAAAAAATGTATTCATTCAAAATGCCTATGAGCCATCAGGTTTCAAGAAAATTTATTCCATAACGGGAGAACTTATTCAAGATGATTTAGCTGGATATCACAGTAAATTGTTAGCCATATGGGGACTTCCAGAAGACGCTACTGATATTGATTATCACCGTTTAGGTCTTTTAAGTGACATGATCAGTATTTGATTGCTTGATTTTTAATATTCTGTTATAATCGTGAACCTTATTGGAGCTATCAATCATGAAAAAATCCCTGTTGGCTATTTGTTTTATGTTTACTGTCAATCAAGCTCATTCTGCTGATCGTGTGGTCATTGATATTTTTATGCCTCTGACGGTTTGCATTCCTAAACCGGCTCCTGTTTTGACGTTGAAAAAATGTGAGCTTTAATTGACACATTATACCAGTTTTAAAGAATTGCTTGACTATCCTGTTCAAGCAGTTGTCGATGAGACTTATGCAGTAGAAGATTATTTAGCTCTTCATTTGTGTAATTTTGTTGAATTTCCTACTAATTTTAACGTCAATAAAGCCATTAAAGTACATGTCATTCAAGATTTTTGTTATGATGGTCGGCGTGTCTGGCAACTTTTCTATGTTACCTTCAAAGATGAACTGGTGATGTTTTGCTATTCAGCCGGACGGGAAGGTCGTGATAGTTATTCTAGTAAACTTTTTAATACAAAAGCTTTTACTGATATGCTGCTTTTCATTGCGGAACAAGATGATTATTATGACGAATCATTTAAATTAACTGAATTAAATACTATTTGTAACCTCGTCCATCGACAAAATATTACAATCACGAATCTTGATGAAAAAGCCGATGATTTCATTAATTTTTACGGCAATAAACTCAATGATGTCTTTAGTAATTGGTAACGTTGTGGTATAATACAAGCCACACATGAGAGTAGAGGCGTATCATGACACTATCTATCCGCAAAGAATACGAAACATTAGGGGTTGATACCTATTACAGCGACCATGCTGAAACGTATCATAATCCTCATGCTGTCTTTGCTTTGACCTGTCTTGACCAGCTTTGGAACCCAGCCTTTAAAAACGTTCTGGATTTGGCTTGTGGTGATGGGCTTGTCTCTAAACACCTTGCTAAAACGAAACAGGTTAATTCGGTGGTTGGGTGTGATAAATTTCTATTTTCCCGTTATCAAAGAGAAACCCATAATCAATGCTTTGACTATTCGTTTGAAGACATTGCTAATGGAAACTTCGAAATGCCAAAAGTCGATGTGATTGTATTGAGCTATGCCATTGACCTTGTAGAATCATCGTATTTGAGCACTATGCTTTATGGCTTGTCTACAATTGCTGATCATTTGATTGTTATTCGCCCTAACAATCATGTTGTTGAACACTTTGCTTGGCAATTGTCGAAAACAGTAAAAGTAGAAAAATCGCGTGGAATGTTGTATACAAAAACCATTTAATTAGGAGTTGTAAAATGATGAAGAAAATTGTTGGTGTTATGTTGATGACTTTGAGTTTGATGAGTATGAGTGCTCATGCCAATATGGCCGTTATGACAGCTACTAACACAGCTATCATCAATACAGTTGCCGCATCTAGTGTGATTGATGAACCCGAAGCAGAACGAGTATCTGAGCCAGAAGCGGTATCTGTCAAGGTCGAAGCGAAAGAAAAGACCTATACTATTGAGCCAGCCGGTAGTTACCTGTTGACTGTCTGCAGTCGTGAACAAGTGCAAACGGCTCTTGCTTGGCAAACGCTCTGTTCCGCTGATCGTAGTAAATCTTTTACGATTAATATGTGCCCAATCATGTCTTACTTGCGTTACTGTCAACCGGCTACTGCACAAGAAGTTAAAGGTTTAAAACCCGTGAAAGCCAACTACAACAACGTATTCTTGAAAGAATAAGGGTGATATTATGAACACTACACAACTCATGTATTCGATTACTTTTGAGAAAACTAATGAGTTCTCCGTGAATCATGACGATTTGAAACGAGTAACCAATACAGTCATTGAGAATTGGGCGAGTGAGGGCGACTTGACCGTTGCCAATGCAAAGCCAGAAGCCTATGAAAATGCTTGGGATTATGTGGATCTACATCGTCGCTTGATTTCTGGTAGGCTTTTGCAGTATAATAGCCGGGTTGATGGTAATGACCTTGTGATTGAATTTAACTTGAATGAAATCTTAGGTAGTTCAGCAGCCATTAAGGCCGATTACTGGGAAGATAAATATCTTCAAGACTACAATGATGTTGAAAAATTGTTTCACCCTTTGATTGATGGCTTTTTCAATAATTTTGCAGGAGCCTTTGCTTTTATTATGTTTAAGGAAATGTCTGCCAGTAAAGATTTTAAAGACTATCCAGAAATGCAACACAAATTGTTTAACCAATAAATTTAACTCTCTTCTTAAAGGAAAAAACTAAAATGCGTAAAATGATGAAACTGATGATTTCTGTTGTTACTTTCTCACTTTGTGGTTTCCAAGCGGTTGCTTTGGCTGGCCCGGTTATTATCATGCCGCGAGTGTATGTGGCTCCAGTTCGTGTATCCACACCTGCACCGGCTGTTAAAGTAACGCCACCACCTGCCCGTGTTGCGACTCCTAAAACCAGTCAACCCGAATCAACAGCCAGTAGCCTTGTTCCTATTATGACAGGTATTTCTGTTATGAACGCTACATCGTCAGCGAATGCAGCCGCTAATCAAGATGAAGACGATAATGAAGACGATAATGTTGACGGTGAAGAAGAACTAGACGAATAACATTTTTTGTCTATGAGTGACTAGATTTCTATAATGAACTCTAGTCACCAAGGCATGATTGTGGTATAATACTTCCAATAAAGTAAACAACCATTTTCTACAATTGTGTCTATACAGGTAAATGACATGACCACTCAAAAAGAATACCCGTTGATTGACAACCTTGAAGCGGTGAAACGTAAAAAGTTCGCCACTGTCGAAGATCGTTTGACCTCTATTATCGCTGTATTGGATGAAGAAGTAATATCTCGTGGTCTTGAATATAGCCCTGAAAGAACTGTTCCAGAAGATATGGCTCGACAGTCTAACTTTCGTTGGGATGTGGCTGGTTGTGTTTTTACTGGTAAAAAAATGCTCAATGCCATGCAAAAACAAAAAGTCACTAATATTGTTACTAAAAACTATTTGCTTTGTGTTAAACATCCAGAAATCTTCTATGATTCTGCTGCAATGATGTTTTATAATTTTTATAATAAAGATAGCGGTAGTGGTTTGAGTGCTGATGAAAACAACGAAATCATTAAAAATATTTTTGGCGATGACTTTGATAAATTGCAAGTAGCGTTTGATGAGTGGTTGGTGGAGCATATTGAAAAAATGATAATCCCACATCCAGAATGGATTAATGTTGATCCTGTTAAGCATATCGCAATACAAATCAAATATTATCAAGAAACGTATAAAGGTGCTTTTTTCATGCCTTCTGTTGAAAAAGCCATTCAAAATGTAACCAATGTAACAGTTTAACCATCATTTTGTCTTATAATCAGCCTCTTCGGAGGCTTTTTTTTATAAAATTTTCTTCACTTGATTTTTTATCGTTTAGTGCTATTCTTTTAGTTACACTAATGGAGCCACTATGTTCAGTAAATTTATTAATTACATCAAATTAGATAAAACAACGATTCTTATTCTTATTGCAATCTTGTCGTTTAAGTCGTTTGCTTATAATCCTTCTTATGTTCCAACTGGCTCAATGATCCCGACGATTGATGAAAAGTCATTTATCTTGGTGGATGTTCATAGTTATGGCATCAAGATCCCTTTCACTAAAATTGAACTGTTGAAAACAGGTCATCCAGAACGTGGTGATATTGCTGTTTTTAGAATGCCTTTGGATGAAAGAACTAATTATGTTAAACGTATTGTGGCTGTTGCTGGCGATACTGTTTATTTCAATGATAACTCTTTCAAAATCAACGAAGTTCCAACGGATATGCCAAACATGAAGAAAGCGGTTGTGCCGGTTGGTTACTATTTTGCTATCGGTGATAACATCAACCATTCCTATGATAGCCGTTTCTGGGGTTATGTGCCAGAAGCTAACCTTGTGGGTAAATATGTGACTACGTTACTCAGTTTGAACAAAATATTACCACACTCCGATACTCCTGCAGAACATGAGAAGCATGGCGAAGACAAGCTGAAGTTGCAAAAACAATAAATTATGTTATACTTGGCTCCAACAAAGGAGCCATTTTTATGTCTAATAAAATTTTTATCGCATTCGTCAACTTGGTTGATAAATATGAAAAAACATTGAATGAACTCGATGACCCAGAACTGATGAAGTCAGATAAGTCGTTTGCTGGCATGATGGAAGATTTTAAGAAAGAATTTGTGAGCTATTGGCTGCTGATTGAACAGTATGGCCGACTTAAAGTGTTTGGCAATCAAGAAGAAATGTTAGCAACTGTTACTGAGATGCAAAAAATCATTACAGCCAAAAATGCTCCATCTAACGAAAATTTTTCTTGAATTAATTAATTTAATAAGGAGTAGTCTTCATGACTGACAACAATAAACCAAAAACGCCTGAAAAACCGGCTGGCCCTCCTGTAAGACGTATTATTAATGAAAAAGTCATCAATAAGAAACAAATTGATGAGTGGAGCAAAAACCGGAAACAGACATAAACACTGTAGACGTAGCTTGGTATTCATGGTATAATAACCCCATATTTCGAATAGAGTGAATAACCATGAAAGCTTCCGATTTCAACAAAAACTTCATTAAAGACTTGAAACTGCCTATCGCCGTGGACAAGTCTCCCTATTTTGAACATTATCTTGAATTGACCAGTCCTTACTATGGTTCTGTTGAAAAATACGAAACCTTTAAGCGTGACTTCGATAAATTTGGTAGTGAATTCTTTTTTGAACACAACCGTAAAACAGTCAACGCTACGCTAGATGCGATTTCGGCTTCGCCGGAGTATGCTCGTTTCAATGCAATGGACATGAGTGTTTTCAACAAAGAAATCAAAATCAGTGCAAAAGAGCTTTATAAGTCGCATAATGCTGACAGGCAGTTTTACAGTATTGATTTGGTAAAAGCCAACTTCCAGTCGCTGTTGCTGGTAGAGCCTACTATTTTTGATGGTCACACCGATTACACTGAATTTGCAGTTAGTCGTGGTTTTAACGATTACATGCTGATCAGTAAGCTGATTCGTCAAATTTTGTTTGGTAACTTGAACCCAAAACGTCAACAAAAGGTTCAGTATTTCATGATGAACCAAATTGCTGATCGCTTGATTAAAGCTGGTGTTGATGTATCGTCTGTTTACAGCCTGTCTTCTGATGAACTTGTCTTTGAACAAGGCGACTACAAGAAAGAGGCGATTTTGGACGCCATTGCACCACTTGGTTATAATGTTCGTGTGGAAGCTTTTACCCTTCGCAAACCATTTGAAAAGCCCTTCTATGTGAAGGAACGTGATGATGGGAGCATAGAGTTTAAGATGGTTCCTACGGCTGTCATGGCTGAGTTCATCAAACGCTTTGAAGGTCGTGCAGTTGAAGACATTGACCTTTATTTCTACGATGAAAGTAAAAGGCTCTCTAAATTTGTCGAACCAGCCATCGAAAGTTAATCTCAGATGGTTAATTAAAGCAGTCTTCGGACTGCTTTTTTCTTTCCATACTTCTTAAACTATGGTATAATCACCATCTTAATCAAACAAACAGGTGACAACATGATCGGTAGAAAAGTCTATTTTCGCTACGGTGACAAAGTGATGGCTGTTGAAGTCTATGCTGAGACGCCAGAAGCCTTTAAAGAACGTACAGGCATTGATGTCATTGATCATACAGTAGCCGAAGTCGCCAGCTTGGTGGATTACACAGGTGTTGTTTCCGAAATTCGTGTCGGAAAATCTGTTGAAAAACTGCGTTATGCCGAAGGGATTGCCGAAGTTATTACTCGACCTCGTTTGCTGATGGCTCAGCAAGATGTTGATGATGCTATTACTCGTTCCGCTATTTCTTTGGAACTGAAACAGGTTGCTGACATTCCTGATATGCACGAGAATTTCAAAGGTTATTTGACTCAATCGTTTTACTTTGATCCAGAAGACCGAAAAGCAGGCAAGGCCAGTTTTGTAGGGTTCGTTGAAATCCCTAACGAAAAGCACCTCATTTTGAATGACCTGACCACTTTGGCATGTGCGGCGTTCAGTCTTCCAGATAAGAGACAGTTTATTTCGGTTCATGTGTTTGAAAGCGGTTCATTTGAATTTGATACTGATAAAGACTCGATTGAAAAAGGTGAATGGATTGTCTTGATTTACGGTGTGGATAACTATTCAGTAGGTAAACGTTTTAAAACTGAAAACGAAGCAAAAGGATTTGTTAGCCTTGGTTGGAAGATGGGTCTTGACGATGACTTACTCTACTATAATTCATAAGTATTAAAATACGACAAAAGGACTAGTGATAGTCCTTTTTTTATTGACGATTTTCCTTAAAAGTGGTATAATTCTCTCCATTAACTACCATATAAGGTAGATGGAGGCGTGAAATGCGTATGTTTATTTTGAAAGTTCTCATTGTTGTGAGTGTTTTGACACTTATTGTGACGGGTAGCGTATGGGCTGCAATTCTTTCAGTTGCCTTCTCTTCTCTATTGGCATTAGAAAAAAATGAAGTAACGCACTTGTGTCACAAACAATGCACTTATAAATTTAGCCAAAATTACTAGGGAATAACACAATGACTATTCAATATGTAATGACCCACGACGAATGGATTGCTCACACAGTCAGCCTAATTCCAGACGCTTGTGCAAAACATGATACAAAGGACAGTATTGCTTTTGACTTGGCACTTGAATTTGGTATATTGAGTGGTCTTGTGCCTAGTGGCTGGTATCCTGATGAAGCGGTTGGTCATCTGGTTGACCGTGAAGAAGAAAAAGGGAATCTTGAAGACAGTGACCTTGATGAATATGAAGCAAAGGTTGCTGTCTATCATGAAAAAATGAAAGCGAAATATGAAGCCGAAGCTGCAGAACAAAAAGGAAACGTGTAATGACCCATCAAGCGAACAATCAAGTTGTCGATATCGTTAACACCCTGACTGATTATCTTTTCTCAGAGCGTTTTGATCAAAGTTTGATTGAAAGCAAAGAATATCATTTGCGTGCTCCCCGTGTTGAAATGACAATGGAGCTGATGCGAGCTATTATTGATAAGACTGCTACACCAGAGCAATTGGATTTGATGGAACAGATCACACTCCAAAGTTTGAATAAAATCAATGACGTTCATAACTCTCTTGTGTTCAATCTGGATGGAACTCGTTATCATGTTAAACAAGAATATGATCAATACACCGTTTATTCTAAGTACAAAGCACCAAATTTCTCAAACTTACCCGAAGAATTTAAAGAATCTGTAGTGGATGATGTTAGTGTTATTCACGAAAAATTTGTTAAATTGACCAGTCTTTATCCTGCACAAGATTTCATGAAGTTTAAAAATAAAGACCGATACAGTAGTAATGAATTTTCAGAATATTGCATTGTTCGTCTAAGCAGTGCATACCCTGTTGCCTATGCTTCGAAAGATTTCTTTGAGCTATGTGATCGTTTTCCAGAAGCGTTCACGGCTGAACAACTTTCCTTCATTGAAACGCACCGAGTTGAAAGTTTTCAAGCTTCTGGAAAGGCTCAGAATTCCCTCGAAGCGATGTTTAAAGAATGGCAAAAATTGCTTAAAAAGAAAAAAGCGACACCCGCCAAACAGTTTGCTTTTAATGACATGGATAATTATGCGTTCTTGAATGAAAATGAAACCCATCTTTTGATGTCTCAACGTAGTCAAAATACGCTGTATGCTTATGTTTTTGAAAAAGCGACTGGGCGTTATAAAGTTTGGACAGCCGCCCATGAAGTGGATGCAGAACCCGATGACTTCTACTATTCAGAAATGGTCGAAGACTGTGCTAATTACTTGGAAATGGTTCAATATTACATTGGACGTGATTACGGCCCTAAAAGCTATCCAGTGATGATTGCTCACGATGGTTATATCAAATCAGCTCAATATCATTTGGATAACTTCAATGATGATGATGGCTTGGTGTATGACTCGGTGCGTGGTTGTAATCTTCATTCACCTGATTGTGGCAACTTGTTGGGTGATTTTGACCTCTTACTGAGTGTTATTGACCATTATCGTTAATTCATTATTACTTTTATAAAAAGCCCATCAGTGCTTTTTTTATTATTCAAAAAGTGTTATTATAGGCTTTCTTAATTTAGGATATAAATCATGTCTAGAACATACAATGGTGGTCAGTATACGTTTTCATTTGAAGTCAGTGGTTCTGTTGACTCAGAAAATCTTTCAAGAGATTTCTTTAAGAAATTGAGAAATCCTGAATCATTGCAATCACTGTTGACAGATGAACAATATGCGGTCTATGACACGCTTATCTTGTTCAAAGAGCATGTTGAAGATGATTATGTTTTTCGCACGCTTGATGGCATTGAACAACTTGATGATTTTGATGAGCGTGGTTTCTCAATTGGTTTTGCATCGCCACGTTTTTTTACCACTGACCAAGTGAAAGATATCTATCTCAATGTGGTCATTCCAATCTTCATTTCATGTGATATTGCAAGCAAACCTACTGGTGAATTTACCGAGTATCACACGTATACAGAAACGACTGGTAAAGCTCATAAAATCTCATTTAATTAAATTTAAATATTGAGCTAAATTGGGTTTATTTTTCTTGATTTAGCCCGCCTTCAATGGTAAAATTACTCCATATTTGGAGTTTCTTTCATGGTTCGCATTTTGAAATCTGTTAGATCAATATACAGCAAAAAAACAATGATATTGGGCACCTTTAGACTGCATAATAATCAAATAACGTACACTGTTATTGAAAAAGATGTCGTTCATAAGCTGTTTGGATTTCCTGTTTTTAAACATGCTGGCAAATTGACTGATGAAGACTGGAACCGTATCATTTCTTAATCGTTTAGGTATTGTATTTTGGCCCACTTTATTAAAAATTATCTCATGCTGCTTGAATCCTATGCTGGCGGGATTTTGATTGCCTTCTTTATTAGTTTGTCAGTGTTCTATAATCTGCCTGAGAAAACAGCTTTACTTTTCTTGGGTATTTTTAGCATACCGTTCGTCGCTCTGCCTGCATTTATCAAAATCTTACTCATTTTATTTGAAAAAAAAGAGTTTAACTAGTTGATTTTTGGCGATTTTTTCAAGTCTTAAAAATAGATGAAAAAAGTTTAAAATATTTTGTAAGTTCTTGATTTTAAAAGGTTTTAAACCATAATAAATATGAGAAAAAGTTGCTTTTTTATGATTTTCTTGGTATAATACTCACACACAAACAGGAGAGCAAATATGACTATTACTATGAACACCGTTGAATCCAGCTCAATTTTCAAAGTTGGATATCGTCGTCGCGTCATGCAAGTGCAGTTCAATTCCGGTCGTGTTTATGAGTTCCGTAAAGTGCCGCGTGCTACTTATGACCAGTTGATGCGTTCTCATTCCAAAGGTGAGTTCTTCAACCGCGAAATCAAAGACGCTTTTGTTTCGACTGAAATCTAATACCTTTACGACAAAGGCACTTAGGTGCCTTTTGTTGTTATTGTTACTTTTAAAATATGTGCTATAATAGCTCAAAATTCGTAGGAGATTACCATGTCGAATGCAAGCCCTTGTAATGAGTGTCCTTTCAAACAATCTATTCCCGGCGATTGCCATTCAGCGTGTGGTCATCCAGTGGCTGTTGAGAAACAGATGTTGCTGATGTCTCTTGTGTTTACTGGCCGTCTTGGCGTGATTGAACAAGCGTTGGGGCTTCGAATTGATCCTCATGCAGTCAGTCAAGGTTGGGCTAACTTCCCTATGAATTTTGACCCTATTTGGGTGACTGGTTCTTGTTCGATGTTGAACAGCTACAAACAGTCAGTAGCGAAGTTCATGGCAGAACAAGACGCGGAACTTATTCATAAGGAATCCTAATTCTTTTTCAATGAGTTAATATTAAAGGCTTGAGCGATCAAGCCTTTTTTGTTATAATATCAACCACTATTAACATATAACGGTTTATTCACAATGATTGATACGATTACTGACAAAGAACGCCTTCATATTGATAAGGTTGTGAACTTTGCCAAACATATTGATGACAACGGCTTTCAACATAAAGTCGCTGCAGCTATTGTGTACAAAAATAAAATCATCAGTCTTGAACATAACCTTGATAAAAGTCATACCTTTCAAAAACGTTTTGCAAAAAACGAACATGCTATTTTCTTTCATGCTGAAACCAGTGCTATTCATACCGCTCTCAAAATCTTGGGTGAAGATAAGCTCAGTAAAGCCACTCTGGTGGTGGTTCGGTTATCGGCAGTTAAGAGTAAGTATCGTCAACGTTTGTTACACCACACATTAGCGACTAGTAAGCCTTGTGAGGGTTGTGCATCGTGTATTAATCATTATGGCATTAAGAAAGTAATTCATAGTGTGATTGATGGATTTGAAGTGTATGACACCTTGAAGATGATCAACTAAGTCGCTTGATAGTTTTGCATTTTTATGGTATAATTGCCTTCAACTTATAACTATGGTGATTACAATGTCCTATAATTTTGACGAATCGTCTGGCACTTATGTGATTGCTGATGATCTTCCTGAGAATGACCTTTATGATGCTTTGTTAGCCATCGCAAAAGATAACGACCTTATTGAAGCCAATCATGCTTCGGATAGTTCTCATATCATGGCTATCTTGCGAAATAATTCGGTTGAAGTTGAGTTCGAAACTGCATAACCTATCATTTAACAAGGGTATACATTATGACTTTCACGCCTAGACTGCCTACTGATACTGTTGCGATTGTTGGAGCCTTTAACAAGAAATGGCTTATTCAGTTTCAGAATCGTCGTAAGCATCATCGAGAATTCTTGTGTGATGTTTTTAGCATTTTTACGCCTGTTTCATTTGAAACCTTGGAAGAAGCTTTCGAAAGAGCTGAACATTACAACCTTCAAGTGGTGGATGTTCGTATTCATCAGGCTTATCATCAACATGATCAAGTGAATGCTGAAATGCAGGAACGCATTAAAAAGATGAGAGCCGAATTTGATGGCACTTATGTCAAAAAAATAGCTTGATTTTTAACTTTAACTCTTACATAAGGATGGATTTATGAAAAAGATTGCATTAATTATATTCTCTTGGTTAATTGCCTTTTCGACAGCTTTTGGTGATGAATTCAAAAGTATCAAAGAATTTAATTACAAAGGTATTAGCTTTTCATCGTCTATGGAGGATTTGAAGGCACACGGTTTTAATTGTCAAGACAATACTTGCATTGTTGGTGATGATTTTTTCAAATATAAATCACCGGGATTATTTTCTGTTCAGCAATTGGCTCGTAATGGTAAAACAGTGACTTTTCATGAAAATCATGTCATTAAAATTACGATTGATCAACTGTATCCTTATATGGGGGAAGGTTGTCAGAATATTATGAATGATCTTCAAACTCGATTTAATGCTAAGTACAAGGCAGACATTAAATTTCATACTTATGCAAGTCGTGCTGGGCCAGTCACTGATTATGATAACCTTATTGGATCGGTAAAGTTAGGCGAAGATGTTTTAAGAGTTCATTTTTCTTGTAGTGAAGTCAAAAAACCAGACACAGAAGAAATGTTAACCTTTATTCATGCTCTTTTTCACTATGAAAACCTTGCTTCACGATTGTTGGTTGACGATATTTAAAAAACCTTTGTAACGATTTGAATTATTACAGCAAGGAGAAAGATTTTGAATACATTTGAAAGATTTAAAGAAGATTGCAAGAAATTATTTTCTGAGGAAAAGGCTTATACCGAACCAAAAGATGATGGTAAACGTATTATTGTTAAAGCTCATCTAAAACGGGCACGTAATGGATTGGCAGTCGGAACTATCATCTATATTGATCGAAATGATTGGCTGAATCCTAACGATGACAGAGTTTGGGGATATACCAAACTTGAATACTTTGGACAAGGCAATCATGCGTATAGTGGTATGGAAAAAGCGGATCTTGAATATTTACCGACTAATGAGCCATCCTATTCTGTTGTCATTGAACACGTTAAGAAAAGCATGGCTGGCTTTACACCCGATCCTGATTATCCAGAAGACAATATTGCTAATGTTAAGGATTCAGTCGTTTCGTCTATTGTCATCGAAAGCTGTCTATCTGAGCAGGAAGCTGTTTCAAGAGCATCCGTGGTCGCAACAGCTTTTAAAATTCCAAGAATTGAGACGCCTAAGCATGTAGGTAATCTATATATTTGGAATACGCTTGATGATATTGGTTCAGGTATTAAAATCTATGTTAGACCTGATTAAAGACTAACCAAATAGTATCATTGACTTTTTTTATGAAATTGATTAACCTACCTTATTCAAAGGAGAATAGCGATGACTGGTGACGATTTAAGAACCCTTTTTCAAGAATATGGTGAGACGGATGAGTCTCATAAATTTGAGAGAGTAGCTGTAAAGTTTAGTAAACGTGATGATTTACATGCTTTTATATTGTTGGATAAAATCATGCCTGATGGGCATACAATGGTTTCTGCAGCAGCACATGATGAAATCTTCTTGGGCTTTGATATGGAAGAACTGGCCGCTGTTATTACCCCAGAACAAGTCTTGGAGCTTGTGCGTTGTGGTGTATCTTATGACAGTCACCATGACTGCTTGTATATGTTCGTTTAACGAACAGTTGCTTTTTGATGGCTCATTTGGTATAATGGGCCTTCTTAATTCAACAAGGTAACTTTATCATGACTTTTAAATGGATCGCGTCTAATGAGACTTCGCACCTTCATGCTCATTCTTATGAGACAACTGTTATGGTTGAGTGCTTGGATAAACTCTTTCCAGAAGAAAAAGACAACTATCAATATCTTTCAAAAGCCAAAGTAGATAAGCTTAAAGAGCTTGTGGCTGCACAGTACGTTGTGCTTTATTTTGTTGATTCTTACACTTATCCAGTTGAAAATTACCATGACAAGGATGGTGATTACACTCATTCGGATTCTGAAACCAATTCCTACAAAACTCCAACCGAAGAAATGATTGCGGCTTTGAATGAAATGGGGTATACTGACACCACTGAAATGATTAAGAATGCTGTTCGTGTTAATCATGACATCAATCTCTATTATGGTGAGTCTATCTTGCTTGAATCCTACTGCATCAAAATTTAAGGATATTATCATGGCTATTCGTTTCGCAGCAGACATCAACGCAGAACAAGGCACTGATCTTGGATGGACTTTTGAAAATGGTGTTCTGTTTGAATCCGTCAGTTACATGCTGAAAGAGATCTTTCCAGAATTCCTTTCTATGCTTAAAGTTGACGACGAACATCGTTATATTCCAGAAGTTCATGTGCAAAAGAAAATTGAATTTCATGACAAGATTGATACTGAATTTTTCTTGTTTTACTATCCCGAAAAAGAAACGTCTGGTCATGATCCTTATGTGGATGAAAATGGTGCTCAGTGCCGTGCTTCCAGTAAAGAAATTGAACTTGAAGTACCGATGTTTGAACTTCGTGAAGCGGTTCGAGAAGAATTTCCACAGGTTGTCAATGTAGAAAAGTTTGTTGAGAATGTTTTGAAACTGCACAGTGGTGATACTTATTGCATGAATCATTATTATGGTGATAGTGTCAACTATGCTTACATTAAAATCAAAAAAGATGCTGACCTTAGTCGTTATCTTTAATTAAAAGGAAACTGTATGAGTCGCATGACTGTTCGATTTGACCGCGTATTTAACAAGAAAGGTAACTTTGATCTTAAAGAGTTTGAGCTTCGTCATTTTGACCCTTATCGTCCTGACACTGACAATAAGAACTATGTTGATTTGTATGAACTCTTGTTTGATAGCAATGGCAACGTGCTGGATGAAGTTCGTTATGAACTTGAAGCTTATATCAAACTCAAAAACTTCCCAGCTTTGTCAGATGCAGTAAAATTGTTTTATGCCGGTATCCACGGTAGCAATACTGGTGGGTCTTATCCCGCCGTTTACATGTTTCGCTGATTCAAACAAACACTTCAAAAATAAATTTTAAATTGTTTAAATAATAGTTGTTTTAAGATAAAAACGTTGATATAATAACCCCACACTAACTAAAAAAGGAAATACAATCATGGCAACAGTAAATTCAGCAAAAAAAGCACAAGAAATCGAACAAGCCTACGCACAGGTTGCTGAAACCAAGCGTCGTCAAGAAGAAAAAATGTGGTCGCAACACGAAAAAGCAAACAAGCGTTAATCACCATCATTCAAAAAGGATTTACAATGTCACAAGCCACTGCAGTCATTGAGTTTGATAACCTGAACAACCCACCAGAAGGGTTTTATGCTTCGGCAATGGGCTGGTATTTTCATGGTGAGCTTGAAGACATGGTAGGATATGATATTCCATCAGCTTCCGTTGATCTAATGAAAGTTCCTGATGGTATCTATGCCGGTTCTTACAAAGGGCTGGACTGCACTTTCTTTAACTGGTCTGTTATTGAAGAGTATGGATCTGTCAAAAAGCGTCGTCATCGTGGGTTCATTGTCCTTAATACGGACAAAAAAGCTTACGAATTTGCCGAGTTGGCTTATCGGACTAAACGTCAAAATCTTTAATGTTGTCAATTAAAAAAGAGATCAAGTTCGCTTGATCTTTTTTTTGCCTTTATTTTTTGTTTATGCTATAATCAATCATTACCTAATTTGGAGCTTTCTTATGTATAATATCGTAGCATCAAGTGTGATTAATGACCTAATCCTTAACAATGACCGTACCAGTCATCTTATTTTAGAAGAAATTAACAAGGCTCAAAGCCTTGTTGGTCAAACTGAACTGTTGATTCAAATTGATTCCGATGATGATTTTGCAGTTGACGGAAAGTCGGTTTTCTCCAAGTCGTTTGTGATTGGTGAACGTGATCTGGTGGAAGTCTACAAAGCCGCTATTAAAAGTATCACTTTCGGTCACCACAATCAAAAGAACTACAAGCTTGAACGTTTCTTGGAAGACATCATGACAGAAGATTTCTTGGAAGAAGTTGCTAGCGGCCATGCGTCCACTGGTGGTAATCAAACCATTGATGTGTACGTTATTCCAGCTCCTACAGTGTTGACTATCGGGGCAATCAAGATTGATTTAACAAAATAACACTTTCAATTATTGCTCCATTATGTTAAAATAAGCCCACTTGAGGGCTTTTTTTTATGAGAAAATCAATTACTGTCAATACCATTGAAGAACTGAAATCAGTTGCATTTGATTATAATGCTCCTGTTTTTGTTGGCCCTGACATTCTGATTAGCGATTTTATTTCGACGGATGATGAATGTGATAAACTTATTGAAAAATTGAAACCTTATCATACAAATGTGATTGCTTTCTGTTTTCATCATGATGGTTTTCGTGTTCATTTTTTGATGATTGATAGCTTTGTCGTCTTAAAAAAATATGGAATTGAAAATGTAACGATTATGAATTTGAAAAAATTTGTCGTTCACTCTATTCGTTTTGATTCTGGAACTCATGAGTGGAATGAGAAGGAGTTTTATTCATACAAACGTGGAAATAAACCTGTCAGTGTGAGTCGAAACTATGCTTCGTTTATTGCAAAATACGCTCATGTTTATGATAAGACCTATGTCAGTGAGATCAGAGTTACAGATAACTCTCAATACCTGATTGATATGACGTTTAGTCACAATGGTCGCAAGATTACATTGAATGAGTTGGGTGCAGAATATCCAGAGATGGTAACAGCATTGCGTGGTAAGGTTCGATCAGTTGAAAACTTGACCAACAAAAGTAAATTGATTAAATCATTTTTACCCATCATTGATATGATACTTATTTAAAGGATTGATTATGCTTCATATAAAAAACATTGCACAATTAAAGGAATGCTTGTTATCAGATAAATTGACAGGCTTATTTATTACTCCAGTTGAAGAATTTGTAAAATCAGGTGACATTATTAAATATGATAATCGTGCTGAATATTTTTATCAACTTGATGATGTGTCTTTTATTAAATTTCAAATCAGTCAAAATGTTATTGTCTTCAAAGGTTATTGCATTAAACCTGAAAAACATTATGTATACCATCGTTTAAATAATAAGCCAGCCACATTGTTTTACTTAAAAAATGGTGAACTCAATACAACGAGTTGGTTTATTAATGGAAGCTCTGTTCGAGAACACCCTATGCAACCTGTCATGGTTGAACATTGTGATGGCGATTACTGGAAATTTCAATACGCAAAAACAGAAGATGAGTTCTTTGAAATATCTTATATCATTTTTGACAAGAAAAAGACTGGAACATTAAAGATCTTGGATATGTTAGTTCGATACCGTGGAGAAAACCTTAATCTTAAACATATCAAAAAACGTTATCCTTTCATTGAAGACCTTACATTTGAAGATTGCTATGATCTCAGTATCAACATTTTTACAGATGATCAAATTACTTTAATGAGAATGATTGATATTTGAAATCAGCAATATAATGCAGGTTATTCATTCATTTTGGCACCTAATCGGCAATATAATGCAGATTAAGGTGCTTTTTAGTATCAAAAACTGCAATATAATGCAGTCTCAACACTCAATCATCTCAATCAATTTTAAATAATCCATAAAAGCCACTTTGTTTGGACCGTTTAAATTTTCATAAAATATTTTGTTTACAATTTTGAACCAGTTTCTGTTTTCAAAATCAATACTGGTATAATCTAGAATGCTAGTATCCACATCGGTTTTCATAGCATTCACATGGTTCACAAACTTTATCAGTAAGTGTTCATTTTCTGGTGTCCCATAGTCATCAAGATAATATTTAATGCCAGTTGACTCTAAAAAATTCTTAGTTTCAAAGTTTTTCTTACAAATTTTATGGTCTTTATCAAAAAAATAAGTCATAGAGTTTGCATGAAATTGTTGTTTTTTTATTTTGTCTAATAGATCTGGGGTTTTGAAACAATGTTTTTTTATTAAAGAATAAATGGAGCCTGTAAGATCAGTGTCGAGATAAAAATTTAAATTCATAGATGGATCATTGAAATGATCGATGTTTAAATGTTTTATGAGTCCTGTTTCTGACTGTCCACCTTCATAATGAGAACTGTAATGTGTTTGTCTCCCATTTTCATCATAATAGACATAGATTGGCATTTCAAAATAACAATCAAACAGTTCATACAGGTTAAAAGTAAAGGTAATGATAATACAATCTTTTGTTTTCTCATTTGCGTGAAAAGATGTTTCATTTTCTTCTAAATGTAGATGTTCTTGAATCAATTCAAGTGTGATATCTGGATTATTGTTGATTGCATTTATTTTCTCACACATTAAGGCATGCACAATTTGAAAATGCCTAGGTTTAAGCATTTCCTTAGTGGATAATTCTTTGTAGTGTGGAAAAAATAATTTCATTTTGGTGTCCTTTTATTTCTTAAATTGTCATCATCTCTATTAATTTTATATTATCACCTTTTAATGCATTTAAAAATGCATTATAAACTTTTTTAAACCATTCTGGCTTACTGAAATCTAATTTTGAATAGTTAAAAAACATAGCGTCAACACTTTCTTTTTGAATGATTATATGATTGACAAACATTAAAAATAGACGTTCTGTCTTCAAATTTTCAAATCCTTTAAATGAATAAATTGTCTCATGCATTGTATTATTATCAGTAGTTTTGAATTTTTTATACTTTACTTTATGACTGTTATCAAAATAATATCTTAACGTTACTGTTTTTAAATGAGACATTGGTGTTTGTATGTAATCGTGTTTTACAATTTGATAACCTAATTCTAATTCGCTTTTATTTAAATGAAATTCAAGATAAGAATGCCCATCATCAAAATGATCAAGGTTTAACAGCTTCATAATTTCTGATCTTTTTATTGAACCCACATAACGTGATTTCCATTTTTTGAATTTTCCGTCCGCATTGAAGAAAATAGTAAAAGGTATTCTAAATTTTAAATCAAATAAAACAATATCAAAATTAATGATTACAAACTCTTCTATTGAATAAGAATGAATTTGATGATCTACTATTTTTAAACTTTCGATAATCAAGTTTTTGTTAAGTGCTACATTATTATTTATTGCATTTAATTTATCGCATATTAATGCATGCACAATTTCAATATGTTCACTTTTCAACACTTTTTCAGTTGACAAATCTTTATAATCTGGATTCCAAAATTTCATTTTTTTATATCCTTTTTAAATATTTATCATATCAATCATTTTCATGTAATCCAAGAATGCAACACGTTTATCACCTGTTAATAGTCTAAAAAATGTTGCATGTGCTTTTTTTGCCCAATATGTATCATCAAAATTGAATGTATTATAATCAATAAACCCAATATCAGTATGTTCTTGTGCATTTGTAATGTGTCGCAAGAAGCTAAGAAATAAAATTTCTGATGATACTTTTTCAAAACCATCAATAGAATAACTTGATGTTCCAGCACCATTAACAGTATAGTTCACTGTTTCAAAACTTTTGCAGTGAACTGTGTGATTTTTATTGAAATAGTATTTTAATTTTAATCTTTTCTTAGGATAATCTGGCAACTTAACATCGTTTAATTTTATAATCGTATACACTTCATTGATGCTGTCGTCTTTCAATGAAAACTCAAGATGTGATCGGTCATCTTTAAAATGATTTATATTCAATATATTCATTATTTCTGGATATCTTGGATCACCTTCATAATAGGATAGCCATTGAGTATATTGACCACTATTATTAAAATAGGCATTCACTGCCAAACAGAAGGTAAAATCGAAAAATTTAACGTATAGATTGAAGGTTACATACTCTTTTGATTTGTAAAAATTTGTATTGGTATTAATAATTTTAACATTTTCTTTAATGATTTCTTTATTTAATTTAGGATTATTATTCATGATAGCAAACTTATCACATAACATTGATTGTAAAATGTCTTTTTGATTGTCTGTCAAATTAGGAAATTTTTCTAATTCGTAATGGTTTGAAAATGTTAGTGACATCATAAATCCTCAATTTTTCGAATCTTTAAATTATACACTATTTTCCTATTTTAGTCTAGTTTTTCATGAAACAAAAACTAAAAAATAGTTGCTTTTATCTATTGGTTTATGTTAAAATGATCGTCTCAAAGAGGTGATTGTATGGAACTAGATATCAAAATTATAAAAGAGTTAGGCCCACATGTGGGGACAAAAGTTTGGATTTGTGATTATCGTCAACCTGACTTGGATAAGAAAGCTATCCGCCATGTCCCGCCAACTGAAGTATTCATTGTGTCCAATGAAGAAAATAAAACCAATAAGAAAATTTATTATTCTGACACTCATTTTAGACCTGTTGGTAAAAATGGTGAAGCTAGCAGTAAAATGATTGCTATTTTTGACAACACTGGCTACCGAGCTTATCCGGGTATTCCACTGCACGTTTTTGACAACAAGGAAGAGTGTGTTGATTTTTATAATGATCAAGCTGATAAAATTATTTCAGCAATTGATGACAAACTCAGTTGGGTTGTGGTAGGATTGAACAATTATAAAAACGAAATTCTCGACAACAAACTCAAATCAAGGAAATAATCAATGACCAGTCCAGTAGAAATCGGTGTTAAAGATCGTCATGGTGTAGAAATCGTTCAAGGTGATTATGTAAAATTTGATTTTGCTGATTTGATGGATACGCCATTCAGCAACAGTCACTTTGGTCAACTGATTCGCAAGCATAGCCTTGAAAAGTGTGTTATTCACTTTATGGCTGCAAAAACCTTTCAACCTGATTACGGCTGGCATAACACCTTGTGCTATGTCATTTACTTTTTGAAAAATGATGATGTATTCCTTCGTCGTGAAGACATTGAAGAAGGTGAACCTCCTTATGTTCGGACAGGTGATGAACCACCTTACTTTACTTACGATTTTGACGCTCGTTTCTTGGTCTACATCAAACAGAAAGACCGTTTCAGCATTGCTGGTCATTCTGATAATACGCTTTTGACATTGTATGAAATTAAATCCGCTTAACTATTTATAAAGATGGCTTAGGTCATCTTTTCACTTGGAGTTTAAACCATGCTTAACTTTCTTTTTAAAAAAGTGATTGTTGTTGAATATGATGACCGTATCAGTATCTATGACACCTTTGAAAAGGTGAAACGCAATGATTCCCTGTTAGAGTATGTGAACAGCAATTTAACGCTTAAAAGTGGTTCGAAGTCGATGACAGCAGAACTACACACGGGGGCCGAATTTTATTACCCTGTCACTCTGTATGCGGCACATCGTTTTAATTTCTTGCACCTTAGCGATGCAGCATCTTGTGCTTATCATCAGTTTAAATCTATTCTGACACGTTCTTCCTGTGATTGGGATAATTTTTCTGCTTATTCTTTCAAAAAATAATTGTTTATTCATATAAAGAGAGGTGTTTAAGATGTCTATTAAAAATGATACCATGAGCAAAGGTGAGCAAATTTATTTTTCGTGTCTCTTTGGTTTATTGGCAACTCTTTTATTTGTACTCTTTTATCTAGTTCTTTTTGTATTTACAACAACAACAACCTATAAAGTAAAGATGGATATTTTTACAATTGATAGGTCATTTGATTCCCATTCCAATCAGTGGATTGTTGGTGTTAAAGACATGGATAATATCAGACTTGGATCTTTTGTTTGCTCAGTGGAGCCAATCAATAAAAATCCAGCCCTATATTATCAAATGACTAAAAAAGAAACGTTAACTTCTTTTAAATATAGTTTTTATTTTAGTTACAATGAAAATTGTGATAGTGTAAGCAATCAACAGCAGAAATCAAAGCCAAATACTCGGCTTGCTCCACAAAGACAAAAAGGCGAATTCATACTATAGTGGTTGATTTTTTCTCATTTCATGATATAATGACCTTCTAAATTATTAGAGGTCTTTATCATGGGCATTACCTTTCAGGCTCAAATCAATCACAATGATTATCCAGAAGTTAAAGTCTTCATGGCGGATCGTTACCCTGATCTTGATGAAGAATACTTCAAGCTTGAAGGTTACTGCAGTTTTGATGAGGAAACTCAACGTCACTACCAGTTAGAGCGAGTCATTGACTTCAAACAAAGTCGTGATTTTAGCTATGCTAATTTCTATTTAGTTTTGGATCTTGTTGACCGCAATATTCGTATTGCTACCCAAGCAGATGGCGGATACTACGCTATTGATCATGCTGACATTCAAATTTTCCGTAAAAAGGTTTTCATGGCGTTGAATAAGGTCAATGAAAGCCATGCTGTTGAACCGTCTCAAAACGGTAACTTTTATGATGGTGGTGCATCAACCGATTATATTCGTGATGCCTTAACGGACATGCTTGAAATCATTGATCAGGCATATAAGAAAAACTTAAACGTATTTTGGGCTTAATTATGATTAAATCAAACAGTTTATTTAAAGCTGGACTATGCACCATTCTTGGTTCAGTAGTCTTTTCAATCTTTTTCTGGAATGGTTACATGATGAGCACGGGTCGTTATATGATTTGGGAAACCTTTGAAGGGCGTTCTCATTTTATTATGTTTATGTCTTTCCTTATGCCATTATTAATGGGATTACCCACTGGTTTTGGACTGATCTTGTATTCCATTCGTAAAGAAAGCATTGAAAGAGAAGATGAAATTAACGAACGAATTGCAATTAGGAATCAAAAATTAGAAAATCCAAATTTAACACAAACAGAACGTCTAGAAATTATTCTCGACACTCACAAACATTAATTTACCAAAGCTTAGTAAAAAGAATGCCCCTTGATTCATCTATGGGGTGGATGTCAAGGAGGCTTCATATGACAATTGCTCAAAAAGACAATGAAAGTTTTGTTAACGCCATACGTTCAATGACTGAAAAGTTTATTGTTCTCTATGAAAGTAAATCTGTATCCCAAGATTTTTCTTGGTTTAAATTCCGTGATCACACCCTTTTATCCGCTATTCGACATTCCTTTGGAGAATTGACCAAAGAAGAACGTGAGCAGTATGATCATGTGTTTAATAATGTCATGAATCTTCATGGTTATGTTCAGAAAAAGGTCAGCATGTTTGATGATGAAGTCGAAGTGTGGCACACAACACCCACTTTAAATGTCGAGCTTCATGAATACCTTGGCATTGCTTCGGGGGATTATTCACATTTCATGTTTGGCCTCCCTGTTTACTCAAAACAATAAAATACGTTAATCCAGAAGATGAGGTGCTAATTGTTAAGTCCAACAGAAAGAAACACATTCATAAAAACGGCACTTCAATTCGCTGAGAAACATAAACTTCCAACGAATAATTATCTAGGCAAGTCTCGCCTTTCATTTCATAATGATAAACATGAAGAATTTGTGCCAAATCATTATTTTGATTATTCAGCGTATGCTTCAATTATCTTTAAAGACTTCAAATTACAACATTCGAATTTAAAACTCATACAAATGTTAGATCCTTATATTAAGAATTTGAATATTAAAATTGATTTTGAGCGACTTAGATTGCATCAGTATTACAAAATTGGTTTAAAGCCAGATTACACATCACTTGAAGATGTCTTATATTTAAGCACTCAACTGGTTAGTATTAATCCTACTAAAGAAGTTCAAGATAGAATAACGATTCGATATTATTTGACACCTATCGAAACGTATTTTAAACAATCGATTTTCCCACGCTCTTTTAATATTGATGGTTTTGTGTTGCATGTTTATTACAAGGATATTGAGTCATCTCTCTTTGCTCTGCTAGAAGCGAATAAACAAAAAATTGAAGATATTCTTGGATACCATATTGATCATATTAATCAAGATACGGTGAATCTCTTAGATATGACAATGATTTGAAGCTAGCTCATTTTTGTTGACGACATTTATAAAATATGCCATAATATAGCATCATTAACTGTCACTACAGACAACAGACTTCTTGGGCTTTTTTATGACTACAACAAACCCTGACATCGACTATTTCAAATCAATTTTTGCAGAGTTCTCTGCTGAGCATCAATTGAAAGTGGACAAGTATTCATCACGAAGACTTTTGAGCTTTTATACACATGAGTTCAAACCACTTATGCTGCATAAATTGGACATTGATGCTGTTGCTCCACTGGTGTTAAAGCCTTTCAAAGCTTTTAATGTCGAAAGACTGGTCAAAAAAGCAAAAATCATCTTTGATGAGTTTGTTGATGAACGTCTTGAAGGTTTTATATTACCCGATTTTTACGATACCTTTGAAACGCATACTATTCAATCTGTTGTATTGAAGAAGGATTATACCAGCCTTCAAGATGTGGCTTATTATCAGGTCGAATTGATTAGTGACAAAAAACCTACTCGCATTTTTATTAATTTTCATACTGAGCCTGTTACACCATCTTATCGTAGAGACAGCAATAAACGAGGCTCTATTAAATATCTCATTGCTGATGTTTACTATAAAGATATGGAATCTATTAAAGAACCTATGTTTGCTTATTATTTAACTGAAGTGAGCGAATTTCTCCAAACTCCGGTTACTGACATGAGTGAAAATGTCTTAACTTTGATTGAAATGGCAAAAATCTAAAAACATATCCTTTTTTCTTGACGAATTTATATTTTTTTAGTATAATTACGAGATTGAAAATAAAAGAGGATTTCATAACATGTCTACGTTTAAAGCTACTGTTCTTTCAGTCATTGTTGAGCCACATCCTAACGCTGATGCGATTGAACTGGCTCGCGTTGGTGATTTCTTTTCGATTATCCAAAAGGGATACTTGAAAACTGGCGACTTGGCTGTTTATATCCCAGAAGGTGCTCTTGTTCCTGAATTCATTCAAGAAGAAGTAGGTTGCCTTGGTAAATTGGCAGGTTCCAAGAAAAACCGTTTGAAACCATCTATGCTTCGTGGCGTCCTTAGCCAAGGTCTTTGCTTTAAGGCCCGTGAAGGCTGGGAAATCGGTGATGATAAAGCCGAAGAATTGGGTATCGTGAAATACGAAGCTCCTATTCCAGCATCCATGAATGGTGAGATTACCAACGTAGGCATTGAAAACACTTTCCACTTTGACATTGAAAACGTTAAACGCTACCCTGATGTATTGGTAGCAGGTGAAGAAGTCATTATGACTGAAAAATTGCACGGCACGTTCACTGTTGCGGGTAGTGTGTATGGTAAAGATCCAATCCCACACACTGTTAATGGTCGCTCTTTCGTGAGTAGCAAAGGGTTCTTTAACAAAGGTTTGGTGCTTCGTGATAACGAACAAAATGCTCATAACATTTACATTCGTGTAGCGAAGAAATTTAACCTTTACGACATTACGGCTATCCTGTCAGACCGTTACAAAACCAACGCTTACATTTCAGGTGAAACGTTTGGTGCTGTTCAAGACTTGACTTATGGTCTTGAAGCTGGTGTGTTTGATTTCCGTGTGTTCAACGTGTTCCTTGGAAATCGTAGTGATGCAAAAGGCGTGTTTGCAGTTAATGATGATGTGTTGGAAGAGATTCTTGCTGAATTCAACTTGAAACGTGTGCCAGTGCTTTACAAAGGGCCATTCAGTAAAGAAGTGATGTTGAAACACACTGATGGTCTTGAAACCTACTCAGGTCAAGAAACGCACATTCGTGAAGGGCTTGTTATTGAGCCACTTATTCAGCGTCGTGACCCAACTATTGGGCGTGTTGTCTTGAAAAGTGTTTCAACTGCTTACTTGTCGCGTAAAGGTGGCACTGAGCTTAACTAATTGCAATACTTATAGGAGCCTTCGGGTTCCTTTTTTTTTGAGGTTCTAATTATGATTACCATGACATGCGAACAAATTAAAGCGGCTGTTGGTTTGGTGGCTTTAAAACATAACCTAGATATTCAATGGAGTTCCGAGGATTCTTTTACATGGATTACCATGTGGCGTGATGGCTTGAAATTCAAAGCAGCCGAAGCAGATCAGATTTCGCAAGAGATTGCAGACGCCAGTGGTTGTGACTTCTACTTAAACAAAATCATTGCTGATGGTTTTGAAGGTGCCTTAGATGCCTACTTCCGCAAAGTGTTGCCTGATGAAGTTCCAAAAAAATACATCGACTATGGTAATACACACATTGATGAATATGGCGAAAAATTCATTGCCAAATAACGTATTTAAAGGAGCCGGGAGGTTCCTTTTTTATTGCTGTCATGGTATAATAATTCATCAAATTATCAAGAGAACACCTTAATCATGAACGAAAAAATTAGTCGCTTGCTCAACGCTTTTTATCACATCAGCTTTGATGGAACCGATTACTTCGCCATTTCACCTACAGTACCTCATGATGGCCTTTCAGAATTGGCTATTTGCATTGCTCATGATTGTGACATTCATGTTATGCCTTGCATGAATCCAGATGTCACTTCATTGCGTGATGCCGATGGCACCATGAATGATATTTATCAAGACATGTTCTTTTCCTTTGAACAATATCCCACTCTGACAGGCTTTTTGAAAATTGCGGCCCGTGGTATTGGAATGGACAACATGATTGGTCGTATTACCAGTGGTGTGGATCTTAAAAATCCTGTTGAATTGATCAATGCAATTGTAGAAGAACAAGATTATCCAGATATTATTGAAGGCTTTGTCTACTCTCGACTACAAGACGATAATGATGGTGAAGAGACTTCTACGTTGGACATCAGCTTTGACCGTATGGGAGCTTATGTGAAGGTTCGTTCTCTGGATAGCCTTCGTTATCGGACAAGCTATGGCGGCGGCAAAAGTGACCGTCTTCGTAACTCTTTGTTGTTGATTTGCTATATCATCCATCATAACCTTGTCTAATCCAGTCTAAACTGCTATAATAGGCCATACTTTTTCATCGGAGATACATTATGACTACTTTGCACAAAGGTTTCAACAAAATCATGGAAAGCGAATCTATCTTGAGTGGTAACGTTCACTCAACCGTTCAGCGTTCGATGTATGTTCGCGGTGTTCATAATGTTGAATGTAATGGTTATGATTTCAAGACAGGTGAACTACACCAGCGTGACATGAACATTTTTACTGATTGGATGCAGCGTCATGTTTGTGCTGATTACCTTGTTCGTGATGATTTCTACAAACGAGTGTCAGACCTCGCTTTCAAAGGTGATGTCTGCTTGTATATCTTCCACAGTTCGCCTAAATCGGCTGCTATTGCCATTGCGGTTTCGGATAAAACAGGTTTGCAATATTTCTACGAACTCAAAGGCGACATTAAAAACCGCAGTATTGTCAACTACATTAAAAGTGAATTGAACACCAAAGGCTGGTTTTAACTAGCCTTCATCTAGCTCCTAGTTGATTTTTGACTTTTACTTAGATTATAGTATACTGAGTTGAAGTTAAAAGAAAACAACTAGGAGTATTTATGTTAAAGAAAACCCTATTAGCGTGTCTTTTGATCAGTAGTTCATTAGCTGTTCAAGCCGAAGAATTTGCACCTTTCGGAATCAAAATTGGAGAGACTAGCTCTTTCTATCCAAAAAATCTTCAACCCACTGTTCTTGAACCTGTTAAAGTTCAACCACCAGCCCCTGTTGATGACTTTTTTAATGAATACAACATTTACTTTAATGACGATCAATTGGTTCGCAAAGTAGAAGCGTCTGGTGATTTAACCTCTGGTAAATACAGTTGTGTCGATATTGCCAATTCACTCAATGATACATTCATCAAGACTTATAAAAACGCTCAACCGGGTGTTCAAAATGGTGCAATGTATGCGTACACTGTTGAAAGTGGAACAGACACTTATTCGGCTTATATCTCATGTGACGATACGTCTATTCATTATGTAATGTTCAATCCCGGTCTTGAAAAAATACGCGACAACATTGAAAATCCACCAAAACCAGATGTAAAATTGTAACCTATTTTATTTTAAATAATTAGCCAGCCTTTGTGTTGGCTTTTTTGTTTTTTCTGTTATATTAAATATTTTAAGGAGAACAAAAAAATGTCAAGCATACCAAAATTAAGCGTTAGATTAAGTGACAACTATAAATCTGCACTCGATGAAATTAAAACCGCTATTACTGATTTCAGAGCAATGGTTGAGTTGCATGATCCTTATATGGTTGAAATGGTTGTCAGAGATGGCTGTGTGGACAGTGATGAAAGTATTCCAGATGATTATGATTTTGAGTTGGATCAAGAATCTTTGTATATTAATATCTCGAATCTTCCTAAGCTAAAACAATGCACACCGGCTGAACTTAGTTTGTTAGAATATTCATTTAAAGATTCTGAATTGAAATTGTGGTTTTATGTTACGCATGATGATAAGTCTTTTCTCTTTATTCAAGCTCCATTGTCGCATATAATTGAGAATTCTAGGCACTATTGATGACTGACATTGTTCCTTTACTTCCAAAGCTGATACATACACATGCTATCACAAAAGCCATTGATACCATCACAGGCTTGATTACTGCTGTCCAATCGGCACATGACCTTTTTTCAAAAAAAGACATTATTGATAGAGCAACTGAAATGGATTATCGTATGTATTATGAGAAAAAACTACCTAATGATATGTTATTCATTCCTATTCCTTTTGATATACTCAACATTTCAAACGCTGAAATTGAAGTGGTTAAACGCCACTTTGAGATTAGATCCGGTATCGTTTTTTCAATCAAGAATATAAAAATTAAGCAGGATTATAATCACTGTATTGGATTTTCAATGGCTATTTTGTATCCAGCACCAGAAAAAGTAGAGAAACCTGAACCTGTTAAAGAAGTCGCTAAGGTTCCAGCAAAAAAAGGAAAATAAAAACCCCGCTCTTGTGAGCAGGGCTTTTGGAATGAGGTAAGAGTGGCGATGAATTGCCGATAAAGAACCCTTATGATCCCCGCGATAAGACGGCCCTTGGTGGCTATAATATCACTGGTTACTTTTTATAACTCCCTTCCAGAATAACCACGACCAGTTAGGATGTTAGATTTTATATTAATACTGGCGACGAGGAAAAAATCTTCGAGACGTAAAAAACCTTTCGTCCAGTGAATTTTTTTTTAACAACTATGAAGTATACGGCCTGAAAAACTTCAATAAAAAAATCCGATATACTCAACCAAGATCTAAATCATATCACAAATAATACCCTTGTCAATTCAGCTATAACCAAGAATAACGTTGGTAGGTGCGTAGCTGGTTTTGTTCAATGACGGGAGATGTTTTACAATCTCTTCTGGCACAACTACTTCAATCAGGTAGCATGATTCATTCTCAGTCATCATAAAATCTTGAAGTAGTCGAATAAATTCACGGCTGTCAAACAAGGCATTAGGCACAAAGACATTTCTATCTTCCAGCTTCAAAAAAGCTGGCTTGTTGATTTCTTCACCGACAATCAAGGTCAGGTATGTTTCATGTTGACGTGGCTCATGAAGACAGACACCAATGTTTTTGCAAGCGGCCCAATAAGCGTCCTGAATGACACTGACTTCTTCAATATGATAAGGAAGCTTAAATGCAATGGTCTTTGCGGCCAAACCTTTACCCACAGTAATAGTAAACACATCGTCATATTCTTCATTTATGAGTGCTTTAATTTCGCAGTAATGGATGGCGTTATTGATTACATCATCTTGCGATGAGCCATGAAGCACACGATAATCCGATTCATGCCAAAAACGAATCCAAAACGCATCATCAGTAGATTGTTTGATTTTACTCTCATCAAAATCAATCTCAGGTTCATTTGCCAGAATCCAAGTCAGACGTTGTTCAGCCGTGTAGTTTTTCATGTGATTTACCTTGTTGGAAATAGATGGTTATTATACCAATATTTGAGCAGATACGCAATTTTGTTTTTCTGTTTCAAAGTAATGTATTTACTTTTATTTTGTTTGTCGCTATGGTATAATTAGACATCCTTTTAGAGAGCTTAATTATGTTCGACATTAAGTATACAGAATTCCATGACATCCGTAAGATGGCTAGCCTCATCAAACGTCATAAGTTGTTTGAAAAAGAGCACCGTTCAAGCCGCTTTGAAAACAATGCCAATGATATTTTGGCCGGTGATGAAATTCGCCCTATGGGTGATGTTAATTTTATCAAGATCAGCCATTTCTCTACAGTGGTTTGTCGTGTTGATAAAAAACCTGTTGGTTTGCTGGTGTTGGAACATTACATCGTTGATGACAAGATTGACCCAGCCTTTATGTTGAATCATAAAAAACGTCGTTACTCAATGATTGGTTTAGTGGGCACCTATGTGAAGCCAGAGTTTCGTAAACGGGGTATTGGTCATTCCATGATGAATCTTTTGAATGACAACCTTCAAGATTTTTATATCAGTGATGATACTCATGTACCGATGTTGGCGGCGACTGGGAAATCATTTGATTTGGTTCAGTCTGAAATGCCTTCGTTTTGTCCTGTTGTCGCACCTTACAATGCGAACAAATGGAAAGACACTGCAAAGAGCTGGTATACTTACAGTCGTCGCAATACCGAAACAGATGTGGTAGAATTCGTTTAATTCTGCTATAATACAACCACACATATTTGAGGATTAAAGCCATGTTCAATAAAATTCTTTTTGGTCTTGGTGCGGCTTGGGCTTGGTTCTGGTATAACACCGTCACTCGCTTTCTGGTTGTCTTGATTCCAACTTATATGATTGCTGTTATTCCATTTTTCATCCATGTTGTGAAGGTTCCACCTTCTGATATGGCTAATTCATTATCCGCCGTCTATTTGATAGTTTTTGGGTGGGCTGTTTTCGATAATGATTTTTCTAAACGTAAAAAATACGGCATTCCTGAACGGGTTTTCTTTAAGAAGAAAGCAAAAAAAGTCAAATAATTTATCTATTTCAGTCACTTTGGAGTTTTACTATGATTTCGGAACCACTTAATTATTATGACGAACAGGTCATTGCTTTGGATTTGACACGACTCTATAAGCGAGAACAAGAATTGTTGGCAGAAATGATTCAGAAGCAATCTACGGCAACTTCGATGGCTGAACAAAAACAAATTATGCAAGCCTATCGAGAAAAAGAAGACGTAATTAAATTTTCTGACCGCAAAGATGAAATTATGCGTCGTCAACAGGTCGCAAATGCTCGAAAAGATGCCGCTAAAATCAAAAGTTAATGATTGCGTTGTTTCATCATTTTTGTTATAATTATCGCATCTTAATCAACACGAGAATTCAATCATGAAAATTGCACACGTTATTATTAAAGAAGCTGTCACTCATTTTCTGGCTAACCAGCCTATCAATAAGCTGATCAGTCAATTATTTCGTAATGGCAGACAAGTTCACGACGATTTTGAACCTTTTAAACAAGTGTCTTTTATGAAATTTGAAAATGGTGTGGGTACCCTGCGTCTGCATTGGAATGATATTATGCCGCGTGTCCTTGATCAGATTGAAAAACATGATGACATGGATACTGTCTTTACCATTGAAGTTAAAGGTCTTGAAGCCGAAATCGTTGTAAGTTATGACAAGCCTTCGATGTGGTTTAACATCACTTCGAAGACATTTGATAATCTCTTTGCACTGGCCGTGGAACGGTCGAAGGAGTAACTATGGAATTTAGAGAATTTTTAGAAAAAGCCTCAGAAGAAGTCTCATTGCTGTCGAATAGCCAAGTTTTGTATGGTTATGTACCATCAGATAAGCTATCTTCGATGAGTGATGATGACCTTGAATCGCTTATTTTCGAGCGTTCATGGATTTCGGGTGGATCAACAGGTAAAAGCTGCTGGGGTGGTGAAGCTTATAGCCGATCAGCAGATGCTCCCGAAGATATTACACCTGATGTCGCCAAAGTTTTGAAGGCTGTTGGTAAAGAAGATATCAGTTTTGTTGCTTACATGGCAGACATTCAGCCTTTGGTTCAATCAACTGATTTGTCTGATCACAGTGACTATTATGGTAATTACACCACTTATTCGCGGGTTTATGTAAATTTGAAAGCGTTGTATGATGTGTTGTATGGCGAGCGAGCTGATTAATAGCTAACAATCCATAATTAGAACCTATAAATCTTATGCGATTATATAAGGAGAAAATTATGATTGAGTTTAAAGAGTTTGTAAAAAAAGCTATTGTGTTTGCAAATGTATCTGTTGATGTGTTGCATTCACGGGATTACTCGTTAACCGAAGCCTGCGTCGAAGCGTTAGATGACAAAGTACTGGAAACTGCAGTGATTGAAAAAGTATGGGTTTCTGGTGGTGTTTCTGGCAACGATTGCTATGAATATTTGAATAGAGACGTAGAGAGTGAAGGCGAACAAGACATTGTACCAGAGGTTTTGGGCTTGTTGAAAAGTTTAGGTCGTGATGACGTTGACAGTTCATCTGTTAGTGGTTTGGTAGAGGCTTATAGCTTCGATGAAGAACCAGATTACTATTTCAACTACTACGAGTATTCAAAAGTGTATGTCAGCTTGAAAGCGTTGTATGATAAGTTTTTGGCGAAAGCTGTATAATTTATCAATTCTATCTGTCAAAGAAAAACCTCATTTCGGTGGGGTTTTTTGTTGTCTACTCCTTTCAATTCTGTTATACTGTTGATATTGACTTAATTTGCTAAGACAGCAAAGGAGAAAAACACATGAGTCGCGGCGAATCCACTGAAATGATTTCAACCACATTCTATATCGGATGGTTTTACATGAGAACTGTTCGTGACTATTTGAATGATATCATTGAAAATAAAAAATGGCCGGTTCGCTATGAAGAATCCATTAGTTTCTTCGAAAACAAGTTTGTTTTGTATGGCCCACAACGTGACATTATGTATATTCATTCCAAAATTGAACATTATTTGAAAAATCTTCAGTTTTAACTCAAAAAAAAAAGAGTGTTATCCACTCCATTTTTTTTCTATTAAATTTTTATACTTGCTTCAAAGTCTTTTTTCTTTTCAAATAACATCATAATAAATGATCGTTTTTCTGGATTAATTTCTCTCATTGCTTCATCAACACCTTTTGTCTTATAGGTATTGAGCAATTGTATGTCATATTCATTTAATTTTGAAATTTTGTTATATTTATAAACTTTCGTCCAATAAAAATCATCACCTAATTTTTCTTTCAAGTAGCTTTCGTCCTTTAACTTATAATTCGTAGACATTTTTTCAGCTAAGTCAAAAATTTCTTTGTTAGTTGTTTTGTTAATTAATGGATAATAGGTGATTGCGAGTATATCGGTATAATTGTTTGTTATTTTCTCAATAGTCGCAACACCATCATCTATTATCTCAGCCCCTAAAAGAGTAGGCTTATATTGATGGACTTGATAATCCACTTTTGTAAACTGTAAGCTTGCTTTGACGACTTGATTGGCTATATCAACTTTCAATATATTCTTTTGTAAATTTAGCATTAAAAAGACTGCTAGGCATGACATTGTTGTAATGAGCACTAATTTCATGTTGAATGGTTGTTTTCTTTTTGCAAACAATGCAGCAACAAGTGGAACTAGTAAATAAAGCAAACTTATATTTTCAGGTGCATATTCATCAAATCTATAACTTTTTGGATGATTGATGTTGATTAATCTAATAATAAGATCAATCACAACAAAAAACAGTATTTGATATTTTAAACCTCTGGATATCATAATAGACGTTGGGGTATTGCCTTTATGCAATAAGATTACAAGATAACTGGTTGCTAGTAGCCCAATATACATAATACTGTAATAGTAATCTATTTTTAATTTCCAGTATTCATATGGAGTTCCTAATTCATATTTAAAATTTCCAACTATGCTATAAAAATATCCAGCCGAATTTAACAATCCAAAATATCCGACAGCCACAAACAAAACATTAACCAGTAAAAAGGTTAAGGCAACTCTATTATTTACTAGTTTCATTTCTATTCACATCCGCGTTCTTTTCATCATGTTTTGTGGCCCTAATAAGTAAAGCTATTAGAGAGCCTTTTTTTGAAACATCTATTTCTTTTAGTGCATCGTTTAAACCTTTATTTTTATAAATATCAATAATTTTCATATCATTTTCTTTGTATCTAGCATTCATTTTATTGTTAAGAGATAATTTTGTTAGCTGATAATTATCTCCCATTTTTTCCTTCAAATAAGTTTCATCATAATTAACATGATTGGCGTAAAATTTTTCCACCATTGTAAATATTTCTTCATTACTTGGTTTGTTGGTTGAAACATACATTAAGAGATCAAGAAAATTCGTTTGATTATCTGTTAATCTATCTAAGGTTGACACACCATCTTCATAACTTTCAGCTCCTAATAGAGTGACTTTATGTTTCATAATCGGTGACCCAACAGGTTTTAGTTTACTTATATTGATTGCTGATTTATTTGCTATATCTACTCTTAAAATATTATTTTCTATATTTAAAATAAATGAAACCAGTAAACATGCAAAGGCTACATAAACTAGACCTTTTTTATTTTTAAAATCAAAATTATAGGCTAATAAAGCACTTATTATTGCAATAATTAAATAATAAACACCAAATATAGAAGCTTCAAACTCTTCAATTGACGTTTTATTATAACCATCAATGGCATATATTTTAATTAGGCTAATTATACCCGTTATAATTAATTGTATGATTAACGCTTTAGATAATTTTCTCATTATTTCGCCTTGTCCGCGATATAAAATGATAATTAAATAATTAATCACAAAAAATGTTATAAAAACAATACTGAAGTAATAATCTTTTTTTACCTTAAAATACTCTTCGGCTGTTCCTGTTGATAATTCTGATGTAGAAATTATCCCATTTAAAAATCCGGCTGAGTCCATTATTCCAAAATATCCAATTATAATCAATGCTAAATTTATTATCAAAAATGCCAATGCTACTTTATTACCTATTAATTTCATTTTCACTCCCTAATTTAAATTCTATGAATGGTTGATTTCCTTTTATATACAATGGGTGTTTGGGCATACCCGCCTTAGTTGTTCCTAAACAATACATTTCAACGCCTAATTCATTAAGCATGTTGTACACTTCGACTACTCTGTCCATCTTGGCATTCCCGCCCCACGCACAGATGATTCTTTTATGTTTGCTGAATAAATTCATAAGGTATGCATCATTATCTGTTCCTACTGGGTCATCTGTTAACCACAAGCTTTTCGGAGTCGGTGAACGAAAGGCGTATAAATTAACCACTTTCAATGAATCATGCCCATTGTCTTTGGCAAACTGTATACACCTTCTAATAGTAGGGTCATCAATCATTGCATCGGCTGTACTGGGGTTTAGCATACAAAAGATAGCTGGGTTATGTGCGTTCTCTACAAAGTCACGTCCCAACTCATAACGAAATTTTAGGCATTGACTAATAATGGCTGTTTTCATATTTATTTTCTCCTTATGGCAGAATATATGACAAACCAACTACAGTCAAATAAATCAATATTATAAGGATAATACATAATGTTTTAATATAAAAATATAATTAATTAAAATCAAAGTATTATACATAAAGTATGATTGAAATCTTAACGAAAAAGATGTAAAGTTTAAGTCCTTAACAAAGGATTAAATTATGAAATTCTTTCTGTTGGTCAGTGTTGGAATACTCAGTGTTTTGTTAGCCACTGCCAATGAGCCATTCAACAGAAAATTACCTTATACTTTGTCTATTACTGACAGTCAAAAACAATTGAATTTTTCTGTTCCTACCTCTGTTGGTACCATTTCATACTTTTCTACCAATGAAAACAACGAAACATTGTTGACGCAGTGTTTGGCTGGTATTGATGTTATGAACCAAGAACATATCAAGCGTTTAAACTACAACAATAAACAGATAGATGCAGACATCACGGTTTTTGTCATGTCAAAAAATGATGACCTATTTAAAGCAATGGTTATTTATTCAAAATTAGATGATAATTCTATTCAAAACAAATCAACTGAAAACCTCTGCAATTCTTTAAATGGTTCTTATTCAACAAAAAAATGGATGGTTGATCTTTCGTTCAACAAAATTACTTCAATTGCATTGAATGAGAACAATCAGCTATATTTGAAGATAGCCAAATATACTGACTAACTAGAATTGTAATCAGTATTTAACCTAGTATACTACTTATACAATTAGGAGGATTTATCATGTTTAAAAATTTTATTGCTGCTAGTCTTTTAATATCATCAGGTTTTGTGTATGCAGAAAATATTGTGGATGAAAAACCTTATATTCTTTATGTGACAGATAAACAACATAAAATTAGCAATGTTTTAAGACTTGATGTTGATGGATTTCCATCTTCTGGTGGTGGAATACTTAAAGAAAAAAATAAAACCACTGATTGTAACCTAGAACCTTATGATTTTGAAGTTTATTCGTCCACTGATCAATTTTCTGGTATGTCTGTAAGAACCTTATCTCAAACTAGAGAGATTTTTCATATTGTGTTTAAATTAACCTACACTGAAGACTTTTCTACTGAAAATGCTATTAAGTTGAACGATACTTGCACTATTGCGAATAATGTCTCTACTTCTGTTGATGTCCAATGGGCGGGTGATATTCAGTTTGGAGAAAAGAAAGTTATTAAGCTTCCTAACAAGAATGAACTCTATATGGAAGTGTTGAAAGGATATCCGATTGACATTTAAATATATATTTTAATATGATTGTATTAATCATTTAATTAACTTATAATAAAATTTTATTAGGAGTTAATTATGCTAAAAACCATATTTATAACAAGTTCTTTACTTATATCATCTATGTCTGCATATGCGGATGTTGCGTCTTACAAAATTGACATCAAAGAGAAACTTGATGACAGTTCATTTTCAATTACAACACCGATGGGCAGCATTGTTCCATTCCAAAAAGGTGGAAATCCATTAAAAAATGAAAAGTGTTCTATTGTCTTGAATGATGGCACTACAAAAACAGAATTTGAAACGAACCAAATAAAGTCAGATAAAAATAATACCTTAACTGCATCTGTATATCCTGTTTCTATTGATGGTGATAAAGTTAAATTTGTATTGGTGTATAGTAAGCAAGATATGATGACTTCACAAGAGGCTCAAGACTTCATGCAGATTGGTGAAAACTGTAAGTTCCATAACTCAGTTGTTCATGCAGTCTCTACTGATGTCCATTGGGCTGGTGATGTAACGTTAGGTAAACATACCACTATTCCAGTATCTTCAAATAATTCAATTGATGTACTTATTACAGAAGTTAAACCAACTAAATAATAGCTCACTCATTTCTGGAGATTTACAATGTTAAAAAAAATGTTAATTGCAAGTTCATTGACACTTATTTCATTATCAGCTTTTGCTGATGTCGTTGCACCACCTTTATACAGTATTGAGGTTATAGATACTGATGGGGTCGTTAACCATTCTGTCTTTTCGGTTACCACACCTATCGGTAAAGTAATGCCTGTTAAAGTGACACAAGAAAATAAAGATAATTCGACTAATTGTTCACTTTCTCTAAAAGACAATAACGAACTTACAGAATTAAACGTTGAACAAAAAAACAGTATAGGCATTACATCAACGGTTTATCCGATGTCTATTGATGGTGATAACGTTAAACTTATGTTGACTTACAGTAAACAAGATGATGTCTCTTCAGATAAAGCTATTGAATTAAGCAATACCTGTCATTTTGCGAATGCTGTTTCAACAACGACTAATGTTCAATGGTTAGGTAATGTTGAGCTTAATGAAAAAACAAAAATCCCATTAACTGGTAAAAACAGCTTGTTTGTTCTTATCAAGAAAGTTAATCCTAATGACAACCATTAATATCAATCAAGCCGTTAAACATAGCTGTCAACAACTAGGCTTTCCACAAGAATTTGTGGACTGCTTAGATATTGAGGCTGTATTGGCTGCAGAAAAACAACAAAAAACCATTTTAGCCATCAATTCGAATTATTCTGGTTCAATTGACATTCATTCTAAACTGACTGATTCTGTTAACAAGTATAGTATTTGCGTAACATTTGATAATCCAGTTGATTTTCTAGAAAAACGATCTTTATTTAATCAAATACACGAAGATTCATTTTGTTTCTTTAATCTTATTTTTGATCATAATTTCAACTTTGTGTCTTTTTCATTACCCTATTGTTTCCATGCCGAGCATGTATATGAAGAAATTGAGCATGATTTTGTCATCTTTTTTAAATTTGATATTGATAATCAATTAATAGGTTTAGAAGTCCGTGAATTTCGAGAAAACGATGAATTTTTTATGACCTCAAAGTCAAGCCATCTGTTAATGCCGATTGCTGATGAACTTTTATTGGTTGAATTCCTACGTTACAAATACAGTCCAGAAATGATAGAACTCATTCCCGAATTTACCATACCAACAGCTTATGATTTTACATCTTCAGATCTTGAAAGTCGAATACAACTTGCCAGAATGATAAAGTTTTAATAATCAAACTCTTTATTTTGTAATCTTTCAAGAATTGTCATATCACCTTTATAATGTTTATCAATTACTTGTTTAAAAGCTTCAGTATCCCTGAAAAACAGATGATTTGATGGCTTACATATTTTGACATTCATGGCGTCTTCATAACTGTTAGAATGGCTAAATAATTTTTCATATTCCTTACCACGTTTTGACCATTCTCGTTTAGTCATACCTTCTGGTAAATCGGAATTATCATAATAGTCGTAACTGATTAAAGGCACATTGGCTTTTACATGCTCTATGATGTCTTTATACGCCGAGTTATTGTAGATGCGGTAGAATGTTTTCTTACCTTGTGTTTTAAAATAGATTTGGGTCATCTTGTTTAACGCACAACTGGATTGGACTTTGGCTGCAAGATCAATCACCGCATAATAGAACTCATGCAGCTCAACTTGCCGTCCTTTGTATTTTTCGTGGATGATACTGAACAGTAATTGATTTTGATAAGTTGCATATTTCTTTTCAAACACCCCTTTGAGAGAGGTTTCATGCTCAAATAATACAAAGTCATCAATAATTGATTTGTAAATGGCTTCTCTGGCGATTTTGTTGGCAATTTCTTCAATCACCTTATTATGGCTATCAATTTCTGCCATTTTATTGGTATTCAGCACAAAGAAATTATCAATTACTGTTGACATAGATTACCCCTCAAATAATATGTTATTTTACGTTAAATATAATAGAAAGTCAATATTCCACACTATTTTCAATTTATTTCTTTATTTTTAACTTTTTTGTGATTAAACACGTTGCTTTATAGGCTCTATTTTGATACAATGTCGTCAATGAAAACAACGGAGATACACCACATGTCAATTTTCCCAACTATCCGCCACATTGATGACATCTTGCCAGCTTTGGTTGGTAAAGATTACATCGGCATCAACAAGCAATCTAACGGTGCAACCGTCATTTGCTATAACATCAGCAATGCTGAAGGTTTTGCTACGTCTTTTGAAAAAGAGTGCCGTGGTATCACTTTTGACCGTGATGGTAAAATTGTATCCCGTCCTTTGCATAAGTTCTTCAACTTGGCAGAGCGTGAGGAAGTATTGCCACAAAACTTGAATTGGGACGATGTTGTTGCTGTCTTTGATAAAATGGACGGTTCGATGATTACAGGTGGTGTATTCCACGGTGAAGTCTTCGTAAAATCGAAAAAATCCTTTGAATCGGATGTGGCTGTCTCTGCTTTGGCGTATGTGAAAGCAAACCAGAAATATTATGATTTCATCAAGCATTGTGCTGATGTGGATTTGACACCTGTTTTTGAATACACTTCGCCAAATAACCGCATCGTGTTGCGTTACGATGAAGAAAAAATGACTGTCTTGCATGTTCGTCATAACATCACTGGTGTGTACCATACTCCAGATGAAGTGGCAGCATTGGCTAAGTCTTTTGATATTCCAGTGAACGCTCCATTGTTTGGTAAAGGCTTTGATTTGAAAGCATTGTTGGAATCTTTGAATACTGTTGAAGGTATAGAAGGTTATGTTATTCAGTTTAAAAACGGCGATATGGTGAAAGTCAAAACTCGCTGGTATGTAAATTTGCACCACGCTGTTACTTTCGTGCGTATCCGTGATATTGCTCGTTTGGTATTGTCGGAGAAAATTGACGACTACATTGCATTTGTTGCTTTGAATGCACCAGAAGCCGATTTGACTCAAATCCATCATATCAACGACACTATCAAAGGTGAAATTGAAGGAATCAAGAAAGAAGTTGATACTATTTTGGCTCAGCATCAAGATGCAGATTTCAAAACGTTGGCAACTACTTACTTGGGTCATCCATACTTCTCTTTCATCATGACAACTGCTCGTGGTAAAGAAGTGGATTATTTGGACTACTACGAACGTAACCGTTTGAAAGAAGTTTGGTCTTTGGATCAAGTGGATTTGGGTGACTTCACTGGCACCGACGAATCAGACGATGAAGTTCAAGTAGACGAAGACTGACATACAGTAACACCAATAAAAGGCGGCTATGTCGCCTTTTTTCAGTTTGTTTTAATAGTTAAGAATAATATTTTCATTGACCATATCTACAAAAAATAGTATAATTAGCCAAATCCTACGGAGTTATGCGATGAATACCATTATCTCAAAAACCAAAGAAAAAACCGTCAATTCTATTCTTTTTTCATGCACTTTAAACATAGCACTCATCATTGGTGGAGTTTACTTGGCTTACCTATCGTTAGTATGGACGTATCAACACTGGGCGATGATTTCTGGTTCTGTTGCTTCGTTCTTCTTGATGTTTAAACCTGCCAAAGATTTTTTGGTTAGTCATCTTGGAAAACTCTTTATCGTATGGGCAGTGATGACGGCTTGGTTTTTTTGCTTAAATTCTAAACTGGACAAAGAAAATCTTGAATTCGACTCCGTAGCAATGAATATCACTGATATTTTCATGTTCTTGGTTCCTTTCTTGGGTTTTATTGTCTTTGGAACAGTGCCCTTTAAACTCGATAGTTCATTGATTTTAATCAGCGTTATATCAAGTGTTATTTCTTTTGTGTGTTGTCTATTTTGGATTTGTATTGTCGGAATGCATCTTGAGAATATTTTTTCGAAAAAAGAATATGGTACAGTAATGGAAGATAATCCAGAACAATTGAAATTAGACTTGCTTTAAACCTATATTCATCAAAAGATAAGAAAAGACGCATTAACAGCGTCTTTTTTTGTTTTTTTTATTTGACTTATTACTAATAAATAATATTATATATTCAATTTATTGGAGTTATTATATTATGGAAAAAGTTAAGAAAAGTTTAAGCTCTATTATGCTTTCATGTACATTCAATATAGTGCTTACTGGCGTAGTTTTTTATTTGTTATATTTATTATTAGGTTATATTAGTGATAATTGGAATACCATTAGTACCAGTATCATTTCTTTTATGAATCTTTTTATACCACTTAAAAATTTTTTGTTTGCACATCTTGGAAAAATATTTATTGGCTGGTCTATATTCGCTCTTTGGCTGCTATGTGTATGTGTCAAAATGGAAGAAAATGAAATCAAAGAATCAGGCATAATTAATTTCATAGGTTTCTTAATGTTGCCTATTGGATCAATTGTTTTCTTCATGATTCCTTTTGCACTCGGTTGGGAATGGTTTCCAGTCAATGTTTTTTCTATTTTAGCTAGTATCGTTCTGCTTGTTTTCTTTATTGGGGTAATTTGTATTTTCTTTGGTTTAGATACTGGTGACCAACCAGAAAATGTAGAAAGTACAGATATTGATGCTCCTGAGCAATTAGAGCTATTTGATAAAAAATAAAACAACAGTCCGACGAAAAGACGCTTTCATAGCGTCTTTTTTTTGCTTTATTGTTTTCATCATGGTATTATAACCAAATCAAAAAAATATGAGGTTATCATCAGTGATTAATGTAATTACCAACAAAAAAATGATTGAAAAAATTAAAATGGGTTTAAATTCTGAGTTGGTTGATCATCCTGCCATTCGAATTGATCATTGGGTCTATAATGCTGTTATCTTTCGAGAACTGTCCTATGACCAGAACGGCTTTAAACGTCCTGCTGATATTATTAATTACCTTTACTGTTCTTCTTACAACGACTTCTTGAAGGCTTATAAAGTCACTAAAAGTAGCTTTGTTTTTGAAACGTTCAGACGCTATAAACATTATGCACTTGAATACACCACACCTACTGAAACCTATTATTTCACAGTAAGCTATAACTCAGAACGTGGCATGGATATTAATTTCTATCCCCATATGATTGCTTCTGGTTTTGATCCAGCGGCCCGTGATGATTTTAATGGCGAAATGTATTTGGTTTATTCAAAGATTATGTATGAATTCTTGACAGAATTCTACGCAGACATTTTAAACCATCTTTTCGACACTTATGATTTGGCTTCCATTATTGACTATTTCAGCAAGTCATACCGCCATTCAGTGGGTGCTGTTGAAATTTTGACCGATTATGAACAATCTAGGGACATTACCTTGATTATGCCAAAATTGTAATCATTGAATAGACAAAAATGTTGGAATATGTTAATATGGAAGTTCACTTTTTTAAGAGATCTTTCCATGACACTTCCGACATTATCTCAATTGAACTCAAATCATGAACTGATTAAAGATTTACTTCTAAAAAAAAATCTAACCATGTCCGAATATCCAGTAGCAGATTGGCAAAAAATTGTACCGGGTAAAACTGATTTTGCTTTTTGTTCTGGCCCCATTAAGTTGACTGCTCTTACAGTGTACGCCATTCAATCGGAAACTATTTTTTATTCTGTCATCTTCCCTGAGTATTCCAACAATCAAATTCGTCAGCTCACTACTTTGCTTGATTTTGTTAAAACTATTTTAAAAGAAAAACCTTCAACTTACGAACCATATAATAAATTTACGCTGGCTAATAATTGTTTAATTGTTGACAATAAAAAAATCAGTTTATTTTCTAATAATAATAAAGTTTTTTTAAGCAAGTACTCTACTGTAAACCTTGTAGACAAATTATTGTTGCCTGATTTAAGCTTTGAAACATTGTATTCAACTATTTTAAATGATTTTAACGAAAAAATCAGTGTTATGCTTAATTCTGAGTTAGCTACCATCAATACTACCAGTATAATTCGATTACAAGAAGAAACAAATGAAGAGTTTATTACTAGAACTCATAAAAATCGTATTGTAAAAGCATTGAGCGTTACTGCGTTTAAACAGCATGTCGATGGTCTATATCTGCCTATTCAATCTATTCCTTATGATGTAAAAAATAAATCATTGGATAGTAATTCAATGTATTTTATGGATGTTTATGGTCGAGATAAATTTGCAATAGGTATTCAAAAAATTAATAAATTAAAAATGATGTTGTCTCCATTAATGTCTGATAATGACATTAATCAACTGGTTCAATTGCTATCGATAGCTCAATTTCATAGCCACTTGTTACATGCTGAATTTAATAATAATTGTGTCGAATTTTCACAAAAAGATCTTTCGCTTTTATCAAAAGAAAGTTTGTCTAATAATCCAGTCTATATGGAATTTTCAATCGGTATTTTTGATTTTGAAATTACTGATAAATTTAAAATTGATAACTATATGGGGGATGGTGAGCAATATTTCTTAACCATTAATGAAGCCTATGACTATCTATTGGATTACATTCAACAAGATATTTGCAAGGTGTTGCATGCCGATGTTGAGAATGTTTGTAATAAAGATCTTCTTGTTATTGATATGATGACCTGTTAATTATGATTAATAATATAGAGTTATCTTTAAATTTAAAGGAATTTTTAATATATGTTGAGTCATTGAACATTGGTATGGAACCTATTTCTTATTATTATTCAATTAACATGGATTACAAAAAAAGACTATGTGTGGTGACGGAAGATAGCAAAACTAAATTTTTGATAGGGGTTCAAAGGATACAATATTTACGACAGATTTTAAAACCATTAATGGTTGATAAAAATATTAGTCAACTAATTCATATGCTTTCAATCGCTCAATTTTATAGCTATTTATTTTACAATGATGATTATTTCAATGGGACAGTTGATTTTTCTTATGTAGATAAATATGCATCTGATTATTTACAGTTTTCAGTAGGTGTTTTAAATTTTAATATTTTTGACAATAATATACAAGTTTATAATTGTGGTGACGATTATATATTTGGGTCATTTACTATTGAAGATACATATAATTTTTTCTTAAATTATATTCAACAAAAAATAATTGACCATTTACACGCTGATCGGGAGCAGATAACTAACAAAAATATTTTGCTTCTTGAAATGCTAAAAATTTAAACAACTAGCTTTCAGTCCATTTATTGATTGCCTTGTTTTTAGCCTTGTGTTATAATGAGGCATCATTTTTTAGAGCATTCACCTATGCAACAAAAACCAGAATGGACAACCGCCCAAATCAATGCGAACATAGCCCTTCGCAACCGTCTTTATGTATCAGGATTTCTATTGTCTGGCGTTTTGAAGGATATTCGGGCTGGTCATGCTGATGGTGTTGTGAACCTTCATTATGAAGATGACACTCCAGTGGGTGTTATTGTTCATGTTACCGATGGCACATTGACTGATGATTTGTCTTGTTATTATGACTTGATGGTCTTTGTCCGTAAGGCTCATCGGAACAAAGGAATTGGGAAAAAATTAGTGAATGAATTGAATGTATCTAATCGTTTAAAAGTAGGGCGTGGTTCTCGATACAGCCAACATTTCTGGAGTTCACTGGGGTTCAATATCTATGGCTAATCATCACACTAAAAAGAAAATTGTGAAGCTGGTTGTTGACAGTTTTCACACTGTTTTTAAAAATAACCATCTTAATGGTCTAGGCTTTCATGAAGATTTTGAACCGATGAAAGATGTGTGTGCATTTTTCAATGGCACCCCTGTCGGAGCCTATGGTTGTTTTAAATTTGAACTAGATGGGCATACTATCTTTGTTTATAACACTTATGGTGATGAAGATCACGAAAGACATGATGCCGAAGACATGGTGAACATTGCCAGTATGGGTTTTTGTTTTTATTTTGACAAATACTTTTATTGCTTTGATATGGATTCTGCTGGTTATATTACGCTTTTCAACAAGACAGTAAAACCAGCTAAAATTGATCCTGATTTTTTCAGTGGTAAACGACCTTTTTATCATTATGATGATCAAGGTTTCTTGTCTATGCAAGGATTTTATGAGAGCCTTAAATTTCCAGAGCATACAGAAGCTCATAAGTGGACAAGTGGGCCAAGAACTCGATTTGAGCTTGAAAAATTTGCTCTTTTGTGATACTATTGTTTAAAATTTGAAACGACAACTCATTTCATATAGGTGAATTTATGACTACCCATTATCTTTCCATCTACAACCGTGAAACCACCACATTGAACTATTCAGGATTTAAAGACCCTACTGCAAGCTTGCTTAAAGTAGAAGGTGAACTTTCACCAGTGGTTTTTGCTGCAGCTAAATTTATTGTAACCGATGGCGTGTTGGTTAAAATTAACGAAGGTGGACGTTATCCTAAATGCGGTGTTGGTGAAACCCTGACTGATGAACAAGTTCATCACCTGCAATCCAACTATGAAAAAACCACCACTCAATATTTGAATACATCCGATAAAGTTGAGGCTATCTTGGCATGACAACTAAACTCAGAAAAGAAGAAGTGCAACTCTATAAGCCGAAGTATCGAAATAGAACTCATGCTCGCATGGACTTTTCTGATTGGCAAAAAGAACTCAACCGTAAAATCAGACAACAAATGCCACCAGAACTTTGCTTTCGTGTGGCAGTTCGTGAACACTTCTTAGATCGCCTTATTGATCGAGAAGCTGATCCGCGACACATCAAAAAGTTGATTGAAGATACAATTCAGAAGAAAATGTGCGAAATTCTTTTTTTTGGTGCATTGAACAAAGATTTTCCACGCATGGTGTTTACAGATACCATTCACCATGTCATGACAACTTGGTCAAATCATGACCGTTGCATTGTATTACGTTCTTATTTCTTGAACGGTGATCGACTGGTTGGTCAAAACCCTGAATTCACATTAAATCCCCATCAGTAAAGATTTTCGTTGCATAATTGTTTTTTTACTGTTATACTCTCGAAATCATATTATTGGAGATCAACCATGTTTAAAGAAATGTCTCAACAAACTCAAGAACTTATTGTGGAATCACTCAACAGTGTTGTTACTCGACTCACTTGTTTTAATGGTGAAATTGCTATTCTTATGCAAGACGCGGCTGAACCCTATCAGAGCATCAATGATTCAGTGACTGACAAACTTGAAAACGTTGCCGAACTTTTTACCGAAGAAGGTCATGTGATTGATGAAGTGGACGCTTACGCAAAAATGGTTGTGCTGAAAGCCCTTAATGACCGTATTAAGGAACTTGAAACTTCTATGACTTATTTTATTCAATTTGGTGAAGCGTTGCCTATTGAAGATGTCGTTTTCGCTTATGAATCCAAAATTAAAGCCCTGTATGGTGCTCAAATGGAATTCTTGACCGCTGTTTAACCTGTAAATGATTTAATAAAAGCCATCTTTTTGATGGTTTTTTTATTGATTTTTTTCGTCGTTTTTATTATAATAAAGGTCTAAATCCTAACCGAGTAATGCAAATGCCTAATTTTAATGTCGGTGATGTTGTTGTTGACTTGACCAATATGGACAAATGGCGAGATCCAAAGGAGTTTAAATTGGAGTTGTTTCTATATGACTTCAATAAAAAAGTTTTGATAACTGATGCAACAAATTTTATTATCAAATCGAATTATGAACGCTATAACACTTCTGCTTTCTTACCTGATTATGAACTGTTTTCTCAATCTACTGGCTTGAATGAAGCTAAGTCAAGAGTTCTTTTTAATTTGACACCACACAGGGCTGGGCTGGGTAAAGAATTTCAAAAACAGAATACACCAGAAGAACTTGTTCGTTTAAAATCTTCAATTGCGATGGATAGTGATGAGGATACGACACAATTTATTATTGCTTTGAAAGATGCCTTCTTGGCCTATTTTGATAGTATTCATGAAGAAATCAAGCCACAAATTTCTTGAGCTTTTTGGTGTTTTTTGATAAAATATCTTCATAAATTAATCACATATTAGGTGGAAACTATGTCAAATCGCGTTATTACTATTAAAAAAGTCGGCACTGTTAACAATGTTATGTATCGAGACGTTTTGGTGGGATCTTTTCATGACGGGGACAATGACACCCTTGCCATGATTATTGATCGGGCTGTTGATGTTTACATTGAACGGCGAGCACCTGATTTGAAAGAAGCTTTTGAGCGAACCATTGATATGGCTTATGATATGGGCCGAAAAGGTCAAGGTATTGCTACAGCCAAAAAACTTATTTTGCTGGCTTGCTCGGCATAACGTCAACTTTCTATCATTTTTGAGGCTTAACATGAACGCTATTACCATTACACATTTGCCCATGCAACAAGTCAGCAGTGTCGCCTACAAGGGAAAATTCATTGGGCTTGCAGATGATGGAGATTCAGCCAAGCTGCAGCGGTTGGTTAATGAAGCTATGGTTCTTCATGACAAAGCTGAAAAAGAAAACTGGATTAAAACAATGGTTAAAGTCTCTCGACTCGTGTATAATCTTGACAATGATGAGGTTTCTGAATCTCGTATGGTTGAAATGATTAAGGAGCGATTTGAATGAAATACCTTTCTTTGTCAAAAGACATTGGAGCCGTAGCAGTTGCTCTTGGTATTCCAAGTTACAAAATCAAAGACACCATCTTTGATGTATTTCAGTCTATGGAGATTAAATATTCCAATTTTTCTGATTGGTATGACAAAGTTTTTGTCGAAGTATTGATGGATAATGTGCGTCGAGATATTGTGTTGGCTGTTGATGGTACTACCATTGCAGGCATCTTGATTTTGAAAGATATGGATGGTGAAAAGAAAGTCTGCAATATTGTGGTACTTCCAGCTTATCGTAAACAAGGTATTGCCAACGAATTGTTTGAAATTGCATTTGAATACCTTGGAACTCGTAAACCTATGCTTTCTATGTCACAAGATCTAGTGCCTAGCTTTTCTGGTATCATTCGTAAGTTTAAATTCAAGCTAACTAATATTGATCAAGCCTATAATAAAGACAAACCAGAATTTTATTATAATTGAAAAAAAGTATTGACTTATAGCGTTCATTGTTTTATAATTATCAACATTGCGGAAGTGATGAAATGGTAGACGTTCTGGTCTTAGAAGCCAGTGCCGAGAGGCGTGTGGGTTCGAGTCCCACCTTCCGCACCATTTTAATATAGGCTCACATTTGTGGGTCTTTTTTTTAACTTTAAAACAGAGTTTGCTTATTGAGAGGTCAGCAGTGAAAGAACATTGCCCAGTCATTAAATCAAGACGTAATCAATTCATATTGGTAGGTATTCTTTCTTTTTTTGCTCTTTTTGTGGGCATGGAAATGGTTCGTTTTTTTCATAACTACTCTGACCGTCAATCCTCTATACATAATACAGCTTCTGATAAAACTCAGGGGCTTGTTAAATCATTCTTTTCTCAACAAGGGAGCCGATAATGACGCTTCCTTCTTACACTGACTTCATCGTTAAATACACCCCAGAAAAGCCACTTGAACGTAGTTGGATGCCTCACTTACACAATAACAGTTATTACTATTCTGATAAAGAGTCTCGATTTGTAGATGTTTCTGAAATGTTGGAAAGTTTGTATTCAGATAAATTAATTAGTTATACACGAACAGACGCGAATGTTATCTCCGTTGATTTGTTTGATGAACGCTTTGATATTCTGGATGCCATTGCTGAATCTAACTACCATAATAAGGAGATCATCAATCTCTTGATACAAATGGATATCAATCATATGAAACCTGACTGTTGGGTGGAGAAATTGAATTTTCATCATAATGCCATTCACCCCATAGCATCTGTTAAAGACATGCGGTGTTATTTCTTGCCAAGAACTCGCCCTTACGATGTTGTTAGGGAAGTTATCTATACTGATATTTGCAAATCCTACATAAAGCTCTTCATTCCAGATTGAGCCTTTGCTTTATTTGTGGTATAATTGTCGAAATCTTAGAGGAACTACTATGACCAGTCTTGATCTCGTTTTGAAAAATATGATCCTGTCTGCACCTCATATTTATCCAACAACTTGGCAATGTTATGCGTCGATTTTTCTAGACGTTAGATCCGGGTTTGTTTTTTCAAATTCAGAAATTGAATGTCCTTTTGTAGTCAGCGATTCCCCGGTTATCAATGAACAACATCTTGAAGCCTACAAAGCTTTGGCTGTTAATCCAAAAGGCCAGCTTGACTACGAAATGAAAGTATTTATGACAAATTTTATCAAAGAAAATATTGATATGATTGTTAAAACGAAATGCGTCTATGTAGAATACCTTAAGCCTTCTCGGGACGATTTAGCCCTGTTGAATGATCAGTCACCTATTTGGTTAATTGATGACACCTATACTGCTGATGTGATTAAAGCGGCTCTCGATGTGTTGAAAGAAATGAAACATGTGTTGTGGAATTTTCATGGCATTCATCATTCACCTTCTCGACCGATTGATCGTGCAGCTTGGAAAGAAATGTGTTATCATGCGGCTTATGTTAAAGTCTCTGAACGACTTGAATTCCTTCAACCAAAAAGGACGCTCGCCTAATGAAAGCCATTACAGTCATTGAAGCCATTATTGCTCAATACAACCTTTCATTCTCCACTCGTTGGCGAGTATTGGAACACCTTTTTCTGGTGAATGGTAATGGTTGCCATTGGTTGAAAGATGGATCTTTGGATTCAGACATTTCAAATTATAAAGAAGGCGTGATGGGTGAAAACAAAATGATTCAATCATTGAATCAATCAATTGAACTGGTTAAGGACTATAATATTCCAGCTTTTACTGACGCTTATCATTTGCAAATTAAGTTTGAACAAGGTTTTGATCAGTTCAAACAGAAAAATTTCAAAGAAATTGCCGCTAACCAATTCTTTTTCTTTGATAGTCAAATCCCTACTTTTAAAGATCTGTCTCGGGCGACCTTCAACCATCTGTTCTATGAAGTCCCTGACAATGTTCAACCCGACTGGAAAGCTTTGATTGTGGAAACAGCCTGTATTGTTCAAAAGGGGATTAAAGATACTTATTTTGTTTCTGGTGCTCTTACTTCCCCGGATTCATGGACTAATCAAGAAGCTTTTGGTGTTTACATGGCGGCTGAGAATCAGCTAAAATCTTTAAAATGACTTGATCCACTATTGATTTTTCGTCCTACTATGTTATAATAGCCTTCTTAATTAGGGAGGTCACTGTCATGTCGAACAATCATGAAATCGAAAATCTTGAAGCTAAAATTTTCACGACCTTACGCCGTAATGGAAACTATGCGATTCCTAAAAATGCGGTGAACATTTACGCACCTATCCTTTCATTGCTTACCAAGATGAGCGAAGAGGGGCTGGTTGTTCAAAGTGAATCTCCTAACAAATTCATTTTCACGGCTACCGAAAAAATGTCGCCTACTATTGTTGTTCGTGGCGTGACTGCAGACAAAGTTCGCACTGGATATCACCTTTGCCGACAAAAAAATAATGATGTGGTTTCCAAAGTGAATGCTCGAAATCTTGAAGTCTATACCAAAGATGTAGACTTTCTGGGGGTTGTTTGCTCCGTAGAAACAAAAGAGGTTCCCGCTAATTTTTGGGAAATGCTGACCTTCAGAAAAAACAGTGTTAAAACCGTGATTAAGTTCAAATACAAAACGCTGGTGGTGTCGCCTGACACTGAATTGATGAAAGTTCGTTAATCGTCCACTTATCAGCTAACCGTCTAGAACAAAACTAACAGGCACTTCGGTGCTTGTTTTTTTTTGAAAGTCGATCTATACTATTATACTGTTTTAATTTATGGAGGTTGCCATTGTTTAAATTTGCTGTTTTGTTGAGTTTCACTGCTTTCCTTGCTGGTTGTGGTGGTGATACTGTAATTAGCCAAAATCCTCGTGAATTTATTGTTTTGGAATATGATAAACCTTATGGATTTAGCGTTACGCTTGAAGACGTGATTACTCATGAGATCTATAAGGATGTGCCTGTTTCCACATCATGTGACGACTACCCAAAATTGAAAATTGATTCAATCTGGTCATTCCCTGTCACTACCTATGTTGATAACTCTGGTAAATCCTATTCCGTGGTTGACGCCAGTGATTTGTGCGACAAATTAGAAAAAATGCTGTAAAAACTTTTCAATTTCTGTTATACTTAGGCATTCTTCATGATAAAGGATGTCTATTATGACTTCGCTTAATGCATTACTGTTTTCTATCTCAAATCTTAAAACACGTTTTAATCGTGAGAACCTTTCCGAATTCATTCCATCTTGTTTTATATACCAGTCGGTATGTATTATAATCATGGCTTTGGCTTTTATTTATGGAATCAGCACTGATAATCGACAAATCATTGTATTCAGTTCCTTTAATGGCATTTCTTCAATCCTGCTATTCGGATTGGTGTTGTGGATGAACACCATTAAAACACTCCCTGATCGCTATTATAGTTGGTCTACTGTCATCAATTATTTGGGTGCGTTGGTTGCCATTCCTTATCTGGTGTTTATTGAACGTGAAGCGGGCAATATTGTCTCGATGCTCTTCTTTTTCATCAATATTTTCAACTTTTGTGTACTTCTGCATATTTTGAATTTTCGGACTAACCATCACCATAGTTGGAATGCTCTTCGTCAAGTCACCAAATTGAAAAAAGGTTTTAAATTCAAACTGACTATGGGGTTACGCCTCCATATGATTATGCCTATTGGTTTAATCAGTATTCATTTTGAAAGCATTACTATCAATCATGTCGATTATGATTTGTATTATCTCACACAACATTTCAAAGAATATGATCTTGACTTGTCGTCAGTTACTGATGCTGATTTGAAGCTTTGGGAAATGATTAAATATTGATTAACTTCAGGTGACTTATGAATAATACTTTATTGTTCGCACAACGTATGATTGTCGCTTATGCCACAGGATTTATTGGTATCCTATGTTCTATTCTTATCGCTGCCTTGCAGATAACAAAGACATCTAATACCAGTGATGTGCTATTGCTTTGTTTGGCTTGTGGCTTTGCAGTTGCTGTTTTTGTAATGTATCTGGATGGCCGTCCAGTGCTTAAACATATTCATTATTATTCAAAATACACCATGTTGAATTATGTGTTTAGCTTATATGTTGTAGCTCATTCAGTTTTCATGAGTGGTTCAAACCAATTATTTATATTATTGCCTGCCATGTTGCTAAGTTTTTTCAATATTTTCTTGTTTTCTAAGATCCATCATGGTCTTTCTGAGCATTTGGTTATTCCAGAACTTCAACGATTGTATAGGCTGTTGCCAGAAATAAATAATGTTAATATTGATTTTGATTATACTTTTTTAAGAAAAACAGACCTTCTGATCTTTGAAAGACGATTTTTTAAAATCATGACAACAATGGGCGAGTTACTTTTTGATGGCCGTCATATTTATCTTAATGGTGAGCAATATGAAGTCGATGCCTTTGTGGCTGGATTTAAGGCTTGTGCGATTGATATCAACAGTTCAACACCAGAAGATGCTGTTGTTATGCAAATGTATTGTGTATAATTTCAGCTAAACAGGTCATTTTTAGCTGTCTTATTTTCTTTCAATAGTGTATAATCAACATCTATTTGAATCAACGCCATGAGGTGTTTTATGAAAGCATTACAGTATTTGAAACAAATCACCCCCTTGTTTATTATGCGTCAATACAACTTGTCTGCATTTATTGTATTGTTGTGTTCTTGTTTTGGCATGTATCTCACCATGTCACATATGGAACTGGGTGGCAATAAGTTTTTTATCATTGTGGGTGGTGTGACCTTAGTTACGCTGGGGTTCTCATTTACGCTTCACGCGATGAATTACTTTGCTATGCCTCCTGACCGATTCTACTCAGACTGGTCTTTGATGAATTATATTTTGGCTGGCGTTGTGTTATTGACCACGCTCACCATGCCAGAAGAAAGTCTTATTAACTATTTGATTATTTTTTCTATTGCTATTCTCAACTTGTGTCTGTTTATGTCGAGTATGCAATTTAGAAGCACCCATTCAACCGAAATCAACAAAATGCGAAAGTTGTTCCCTGATGAAAAACAATTCAAGTTTGATTTTGACTTTGTTTTTGCCCGAGATTTCAAGGGTGTTGTCAATAAGAAAAAAGTCAACTTTGGTCTTTGTCTCTTAACCAACTCAGGTAAGATTGTTTTGGCGGGTGATCATTTTTATTTTGATGACAAACCTTATTCTGCTGAAAAGCTGGCAATCGACCTTAAAGAATGTGAGTTGAGCTTTAATAAGGCCAGCAAAGATGATTTGAAGGTTGTTGAAATGGCGACTTATTAATTCGCTATCTTTATTGAGCCATTTACGGTATAATCAAGAAAACTTGGAGAGCTTCACATGTCGGATAAACCTGTTAAAATTGTTCCTTACGTTCCACACTATGCCCGTGGTGGTAATGAAGTGTTGATGGAACAAGAACGTACTTTCTATGACCGTAGCGGCAACCATGCTCTGGTTACTAGTGTGGTTTATCGTGACAAGAAAGGTGGCATTCATCAAGAAGACATTCGTGTTAAATGGCTTAATATTAAACCAGCCGTTAAGGTTGAGAAGCCCAAGGTAACAGTTGAACGTGTTTACATCAGCTTGATGGTGTGCAGTAACGGATTGTTCTTTTATACCACACTGCAGATGTCTGATGGTCGCCGTGAAACGCCATCGCATAGTAAAGAGCTTTACCGTGCCCTTTACGACATTGCAACATGGGCCAACACCTTTGATATTGAACCCGATGTTTACTTGTCAAATGAATATGTTTCCGAAACTGATGTGCAAGCTGCTTACAAAGAAATTAAACGGATGGTTGAACGACTTAAAATGTCTCGCAATCAAAAAAGTTACTTTTAATTGAGGTTTTAATTATGTCAAAAATCAACGGGTTTATGGAATGGTTTAAAATGTCGTATCCTACTCGCAATGTGGAAACGCTTCGTCGTCGGGCATCTGGATTGACGATTCGATTGAGTGATTACGCTCAGAATAATTATGGCACTGATTCTGCTGACCGCATGGAGAGTGTTGTAAAAACCAGTTGGAGTGTACTTACTGGGATGAATCTTATTCCAGAAAAAGACAAGGTGTTTCATTTGAAAGGTCTTATCAAACAGTTGAAGAGAAACACTAAGATGAATGGTTGCTGATTATGTTTCAATCTTTGTTGAAATATTTTAAAGCATCCAACAACGTCGAAGATCTTCGTGCAGAAGCGATACGCCTTATTGGAGAGATTGAGTCGCGTTTGTACTCTCAGGAAACACGCGAAGGTTATCTAAACTCCATGAAGACGTTAAAAACATCAAGAGAAATGATGCAAATTCTTAACGAATCCAGTGAAGAACAACAAGTTATTTTCTTGAAAAAGATGATCAAACGGCTGAAACCGATTAGTAAAATGAAAAGGTGTTGATGCTTATTAAAGTGTTTGCATTTTTTCATTGTTTCTGTTATTATCAGTCATCACGTTGTACTATTTGACAGCATAAAGGAACCTTCTATGAAACAACCAGAATTAACAAAATTAAAGATTCTCATTGAGGTATTGAAAGATAAACATAATGATTATTACGAAAAGTACAGTGATCATGATTTTCTAGCACATGTCGATGAAGATGATAATTCTGATAGTATTGCTTATTTGATGGAGCATGTACGAAAACTTAAAGTAAGTGATAAGCAATATCCATCTTATTTACAACATTGTTATGCTATTTTTAATCAATTACAAGGATCTATTCGGTCGGATCTTGAAACAGCTAAACTGACTTATTTTGATCTTATTTATCAAAGCCTTACTGACACGTCTTCACTTCGTTTATTTCTTGTTGAATCTTCCGTTCATCAACCTGAAAAACTGGATGAATTATATAATGTCATTAAGCAAGATAAAAATGAAAAGTTTGCTGATGTTATTCTTGGAGTTATTGACAATTGTAAGGACTTTGAAGAGGACCGACAACGTAAATTGTCCAACATTAATTCACACTTTAAATATTTCAATAAGTGTTTTAAGGATTTGAAAAAATGAACCAAATCGCCCGTATCCCTTTATGGTTAAGACGATTAGGTAATAGTCCGGTGGCTACCTCGCCAGTAATGGCTTAATAGACGACTGATTGGTGTCGGCAAATCCGGTAAGATGGTGTAAGACTATCAAAGAAAGAAGACCTTCGGGTCTTTTTTTTATTCTTTTTGCGTTACCAAATCTTATTAAAAAGAATGCCCCTTGATTCATCTATGGGGATGAATTTTTATGCTTAAATTATTGACTTTATAGATAATTTATTGTAAGATTCCCAAAATGGATAACCTAACGACTATTAAAACTCTAAAGCTTAGAGTTAAAGACAAATATAAAGGCGTTCTTTGCCAGATGGCGAAGAACGTTAACTTTGTTTGGAACTTCGTTAATGAAATCAGCACTCGCTCAATTGTCGAGCGTGACAAATTCCTTTCCGCTAGAGATCTTCAAAAATACACCGATGGTTCTTCGAAACTAATCAACTTGCATAGTCAAACTATTCAAGGAATTTGTGACGAATATGCGACTCGTAGAATTCAATTCAAAAAAAGAAAATTAAAATGGAGAAAATCGGTAGGTTCTAAACGATCTCTTGGTTGGGTTCCTTTTAAGAGTGGTGCTGTTTCTTATAAAAATGGTCAAATTCATTTTAATAAACATCATTTCTCTATTTGGGACAGTTACGGACTGTCCCAATATAAATTCAAAAGTGGTTCTTTTAATGAAGATGCTCGTGGTAGATGGTACTTCAACGTGGCGGTTGAAGTTCCAAGAACATTATCTTCAAGTCAAGGTAGTGTAGGGATTGATCTTGGATTTAAAGAATCGGCTGTTTGCAGTGACGGTTTTAAAACAGAAAGAAATCGGATTTATCGTTCTTATGAAAAGAAATTAGCCATTGCTCAACGTTCTAACAACAAAGTTAGAACGAGAGCTATTCACGCTAAAATTGCTAATATTCGAAAAGATACACTCCATAAATTCACAAATCATTTGGTCAAAAACTACAGTGAAATTTATGTAGGTGATTTGAGCATTAAAAAAATGCTCAAAGCTAAAAGAGGAAAGTCTACGTTAGATGCCGCTCACGGCATGATAAGAAGTATGCTGGTCTATAAATGCGATAACGCAGGCATACATCACAATGTGAATGTAGACGAAAAAAACACTACCCGCACCTGTCATTCGTGTAAGTCCTTAACAGGACCGAAAGGATTAGATGGGCTGCGAATAAGAGTATGGACTTGTTGTGTGTGTGGTGACACACACAACCGGGATGAAAATTCCGCTAAGAATATACTCGAGGTCGGACATGGCCTTCTAGCAGTAGGAATCCCCTTGCTTTAGCTATGGGGTGGATGTCAAAATTAAGTAATAACTATTATAACGATATGAAAAATTATTTAAAAACATCACTGGCTTTGTCTGTTTGCTTAGCCTCTTTGATCGCTCATGCTGATTACCAAGTTAACTATTTTCTTGATAAGAAAGACATCAACTTTACCAATACTCCTGTTGTTGGAGAGTGGCTATCAACCACACCATCTTACAGCGATTGGACATATGTGGGTGACTATTTCGACTGTCAGTCAGCCTTGCCAACCATTGAAACACAAGATGAAGGCGTTCAGTTTACACAAACGCTATCAGATTGTTCCAGAAATAGAACACGCTCTGTTCAACAACGAGAGCAAAACGATCAAACACATGCCTACCGAGATGTTGGTAATCCTGTTGATGAAAATGAAGACGAAAAAAACTTATCATATACACAACAATTAACAGGAACCAATCCATCTTTCACACTTAATTTTGGAGCTGGTCGATATACAACAACTGGTAACACATTGGTGGGTTCTTATGCCCGAACAAATTCTGGCATATCTATTGGTTCTACCATATTGAATGAAAATGGTGCTAGAGTACTCTTGTACTTTACTTCTTTTGCTCAATATCCTTCACTTCAAACATGTATGCTCAGGTATGGAATTACTTCAACAACTGGTTGGACACCGGGCGGCATAACGCCACCTACTGCCTATGATGATGTTCAAAAATATAATTATATTGATCTCTATAATGGAAGTACATTATACAAACGTTACAGCCTTTCAGGTTCAACTATAAACTCAGCAGAGACTGGTTATTACCGAGATATTTCAGTTTCTTGCTCTGATATGGTTTCATTCTACAACAACACTTCATTTTTCAGTAAAGCTGTTTTTCGTAAAAACTGATTAAATTTTGAACAAAAAAAAGACCTTCTAAAAGGTCTTTTTAGTTAACAATAACTTTATTGCTTTTGGAACTTATCCCATTCTTCTTTAATGGTTTCCGAATCAACAAATACTGCTAGGTTTTCATAGACCACATCATTAATCTTGATATTGCGATCTCGACCCACTGACATACCTAGAATAGCTAACTTGTCTTCAGAGTATACTGGGCCACCTGACATACCACCAATCGTTCGGGAATCACTAATCGCATAACGACCATCTTTAAATTCAACTTCGTCTTGAATGAACTTACCACGCAGTTCAACAGTCAGACCGTTGTCTTTTGGCCCTACATGAATCACTTCTTCATCGGCTTTTGGATTTCGCCATTCAATGGCTGGATTGAACTTGTCGTTAGGTTTATTCTTGAAGAACACCAGATCAACGGTATCACTGACATACGCAGGATCTTCTGGGTATTTGTTATGCTTTGCGGTTACGGCATATTCTTCATTCCACTGAATAAAGCTAGCTGTAATCACTTCAGGGTTTTTGTTATTGACAATCATTTCGTAGTTGCTATTGGGAGCATGACTTGAACACGCTGATATAATTGCAGCCAAAGCTAATGAACACATCATTTTAAACATTTTCAATGGTATTACTCCTTTATTAAATTTCGCAGATTATACAGTTATTTTGATTAATTATCAATATCAATCTTATTATTTCTTATTAGTATTTTGAAATTTGTCCCATTCTTGTTCAATTTTCGAACTTTCAATAAACAACGCAATATCAGGATAGATCACTCCATTGATTTTTGCATTGTTAGCCTTGGCTACGGACATACCCAGAATGGATTGTTTGTCTTCGGAATAAACAGGGCCACCCGACATCCCTTTGATAATGGCTGCACTGCTAACAGAGTAAGCTGCACCTTCATACAGAATTTCTTGATTAATCGAAGTGCCATGTCGTGTCAGTGTCCGATCACCAGAACTAGAACCTACATGTGTTACAGGTTCCTCAATTGATGGATTACGCCACTGAATGTTGGAGTTGAATCCTTTGTCAGCCGGATGTTTAAAGAAGGCCAGATCATATGTCTCACTTACATAGTCAGGATTTTTTGGATACAGGTTGTGCTTTGCGGTTACAGCATATTCGCTGTTCCATTGAATATAGCTGGCACTAATCACTTTTCCATCTTGCAGGTCAGTGATTTTTTTGTAATTGCTGTTAGGGGGAGAACTACAAGCAGCTACCAGTACAACACACGCCATCACCACAATCATTTTCAGCATTTTCATGAATAACTGTCTCCGTTTAAATTTGCATTATTATAGTATAAATTGAGTAAAAACACAAGGTTAATGTGCTTTCGCTCTTTAATATGGCGATGTTTTCATAAATGATTATTATTATCAACAAGTTATGCCTGTATGAAAGCAAAAACACATTGACTTCTTGGTTTGTATTTGTTATTATTGAGCCACTAGATAGAGATGACGATGGAATCGCCTCACAGCAAGGTTAGATCATCTTTAGGTTCAGCGGCGATTGGTTGGGTTCGAGTCCCAGATCTAGTGTGAGGACTTACAATTATGTGAGTCCTTTTTTTTTGGAGATTTTTTATGGAAACATTACATAAACAGTATTATAAGGCGGCTCTTGTCGTTTTATTGCTCGTTTTAATTTCTTTTTGCATTAATTCCATTGTTCTCAATCCTTTTGAACATTCTCCTTATGTCTTTCGAATTCTCTACATTGTCACTGCCGCTCTGAGTGTTTTTGCTTTCTTTAAATCAAGAAAACTACTGGTTCAACTTGACTTGGTTAGTATTGTGAAGTATCTCTTCTCATTTGTTGTCGCTATTATCTTTTTCTCTGGCATTATGACGATATTTAATCCACAGATAACTCAACTCATTGTGGCTAAAAAATATGATGACTATTCTGTTCAAATTAAAGAAGAAGATCGTTATCAACCGCTCTATTACTATTTTGCAGTGGCCCAGCAGAAAAATAATGTCAAATATTTACTCAACTTTGAAAAAAATGGTTTGATTGAGAATTTTATTTATCTGGATGACAACGGGCTTGAAGCTTTAACCAATATCATGAAAGTTTCCAAAGACAAAAACCTTATCGAGCTGTATGATAGATTTAATAAGGATGGTAAAATTAGTAAGAAAGAAGCTAAACAGATATTGCTTTATCTTGCAACCTTTGGAGTGACTTATGAAAAACAACCTTTTTAAGCGGTTTTACAAACGCTTTGAACATTACTTCCCAACTGATGAAGAACGTGACCCATGTCCCTCTTGTGGTGGTTGTATGCGACATCGTTTGCATGAAGACAGTGGTATGTCAGCAGAAGCTAAGTTTGGTTGTCTCAAATGTGATTACACTGAGTTCCGTGGTGGCACTGGCAGTGAAATCTGGTTGGAACGGATTTATTTCGCAAGACAAAAAAATTCATATTTGCGAAAAAAGTATTCAATTGTTGTAAAATATGATGTATAGTAACAATTAAACATAATCGCCAAGGAGATTTGATCATGGGTAATAAAAATAAACCACAACGTTTTGAAGGCTTTTGGTGGTCAGAACGTGAACCCCACTTCCCTAAACCTGTCAGCTCTGATGTCGAGTTTGAAGGCAAAGCTGCAGTGGTTGAAGCACTCGAAAAACTGGAAAAAAATATTTATACTCACAAAGACAGGGCTGGCACTTGTGTTTATTTCAAAGGGTGGTCTAACTGTCGCTGTTGTGGGGCAGAAAATGGCTCAGCGGAATTTTCTTACAAGAACTGGAAATGGCCTGATGGGTTGTCTCATTATGTCAAAGTGCATAATGTGAAACCATCCGATGACTTCTTGAAAGATGTGTTACATATCAGTTAAGTTGTATTCCTGCCATCCTTGATTGTCTGTTCTCAAAATGGTATAATATCTTATCATTTTGAGGATAGATCATGACCAAAAAATCGTATGAACTCATTGTAAATACTAACCGAGACATTAGCCAACTGTATAAAATGCTGGGAGCTTATATTACCAGCCATATTGAAAAGAAAAGCTCATGTGAAGGTGACTATCCTTTTGATACTGACGATATTATTGCTGGCTACGCAGAAGAGAACCGTGACAAATACCCAGATTATTTGTGGTGGAATGCTAACACTCAATTCAAAGGTCGAAACAATGAAGACCCTTACCTTTTGGCTTCTGGTAAAGGTTCTTTCTACGAAAAGAACTTTCCTGATATTATCTTTTCAGTAGGCGATACTGATGAGTATGTTCGTTCTAAGATCAAAGCTGAAATCTTTAAAAGGTTTAATGCGATTGTTGACCCAGTTGATAATTCGACATTGATTGATGAAGTCAACGTATTGATTGACTCTGATGTCTTCACTGCTCGTTTTACAAAAGAATATTGCCATGCTGTTGTTGAAGACTATAACATGATGGAAAAATTATTTGCTGGTTATGTGTTTGATAAAGTTGAAGTCCCATCTGAAATCAGTAATAGATCTTCAATGGTGTTCTTTCTTGGAAAAGAACCAACCAAGGAAATTGTTGAGAACATGATTACTCGTATTCATCAATTCATTGACAACTATGAAGCTATTGTGGCTGAGACGAGTTCAGGCTTTAGATATTTTTTTGAATCCGGCATTGATGAAGTCATCACTATTGATGCAGTCCTTACAGATCCTGCTAACTTTAAAGTAGTGTCTGTTGAATTAGTGGAACATGTTACAGAATCAACCACTAAAAAACTTGTGTAATATTTGTTACAAAAATAACCCAGCCTTGTGTTGGGTTTTCGATTGAATGTTCATTTTTTCGATGATATACTGTAATTCATTTTGGAGAATTACATGTTTCATATGCAGGAAGCCAACAACATTGTTGAGTTACTTAGAGCTATTTAAGGTGACGGAGCAACAAGTCTTTTAAATAGACAAGTACATTTTTTTAACAATTAATAATAGGCGATTACCATGACTTTCGAACGCGATCTTGATCAATTTTACACCAACAGTGACATCGCTCTTAAATGCTATGACTTACTGCAAGGTGTACTGGCACAAAACAATATCAAACCCACAATATGGTTAGAACCCTCAGCCGGTTCTGGTGCGTTCTTTTCTATTGTCTCTGGTAGTAAGCTTGGTATTGATATTGATCCGAAAATTGATAAAGTCGTCAAGGCAGATTTTTTGGAATACCCTTTGAAAGACGAAGGTTATATCACCATTGGTAATCCTCCATTTGGCAAGAATTCCAGTTTAGCCATCAAGTTTTTTAACAAATGTGCAGAAGTTTCCAAAGTCGTCGCCTTTATTGTGCCGAAGACCTTTAAGAAAGACAGTGTGCAAAAGAAGTTGAATAACCACATGCACCTTGCGTTTGAATGGGATGTGCCCAGCAACTCTTTTAACATTAAGAAAGAAATTGTGGATGTGCCTTGTGTCTTTCAAGTTTGGATTAAACAAGACATCGTTCGTCAAAGCACCAACAAAAGCTCGCTGGCGGAAGATTTCATCTTCACTAATAGAACCACGGCTAACATCGCATTTCAACGAGTAGGGGTAAGAGCTGGCACCATTAAGGGCTGTGCGGCGTTCCCTGAAATTGCTGATGCCTCACATTTGTTTATCAATACCTTACAACCTGATGTTGTGAAAATTTTAAAAGTGATTGACTGGTCAGCTATTAAGTTTAATACGGCTGGTAACCCAAGTATTTCAAAGCGTGAATTGATCAGCGAATACACTCGATACAAAGCGAGCCTTGTGGGTATTATTGATGACTATCTGTTGTTTAATTTCGACGGCGTTATCTCTATTGTGTTCTTGGTGAATGGCAATGTGTTCAACATCAAAGTTGAAAACGATAACCTTGTGTTCCATGATGCTATTTTTAAAATTCAAGTCGGTAATGTTGACTTTAATTTGGTGAAAGCGGCTTATCTTGATTTCAAAAAAATGTTGAATGAAAACATCACTAAAAAAAGTTAAAATATTTGAAAAAAAAGGTTGCCTTACCGATAAAGTTTTGATAGAATATCTACATTGAATGAGCAAAGCAACACGCTCTCAATGCCTTAAAATGGCTGCTTGGCAGAATGGTCATGTACCGGATTGCAAATCCGAGTATGGGGGTTCGATTCCCTCAGCAGCCTCCAACTTTAAAACACAAAAAAAGACATCTTCTGATGTCTTTTTTATTGTCTTTATTTTTTAATCTTTTGTTGTTTCTTCTGTCTCGAATGGATCAATTGCCATTATTATTTTTTCATCGTTGCTTTTAAGAACATCAGTTTTGACTACATATTCTGGTTTATTCATTTCTTCATAAAGATAGTAAGCCACATTTCCTGTTATTCCCATATATTTTTTCATGTCGTATTCGATAACATGTTTTGCATTAATAATGGCTTGATGATTTAGATCTGGGAATAGATCTTCTAATTTTCCTTTATAAACCATTTTATCGAACATGATTGCTTTCATATTTCTTAAATCATGAATAACCATAATCAGTATGACCAATGGGATACTTACTGCAGCATATCCAACCATTAAGTAATAGTACCAGTTTGGTATTATTGACAGTGGAGCAAATAACACCATCATCATGACCACCAAAGGAGCCATTAAAAAAAGAGTTAATTTAAATAATTTAGGATCTCTTTTTTTATCATATTCTGCTACATTTCTTTTGAAATATTCGAAATTTTTTATAAATTCTTTTTTTGCTAATTTCTCTTTCATATTATTTATCCTTCCTTGCAATTATCCTATTATCTTATAATAAAATGTCAAACGACTATTCATTCGAATACAATTTTGTTAAATAAACTTGACATTATATATTTTTTTTGGATACAATACAGTCTCAACTTATCGGAGAATCAAAAATGAAAAAAATGTCTATTTGTGCTACTATTAGTATGTTGCTTGCCTTTGTTATTGGTTCGCAAGCTATTGCTTCAGAAACGGTTGTTCAAAGCCAACATGTAACCTCTGTTATACCTCTTGTTGTTGAAGCCACTCCATTCATGGATGTAAAACAGGTGATTTCTGATAGTCCATTGGTTGCACATACAGCCGAATATATTGCACATGTTCGTTGTCAAGATGAAGCTCGTGTAATGGTATTTAAAGATAGTCACGGCGTATTGAAGTCGGTTCAATATACTGCCAGTAATATGAATGGTTGCACTGACGGTGATGGTGGGATTAATTATCTTTAACTAGAGTACAAGAAAAAAGGTTAGTAAACACTAACCTTTTTTATTTTTTTACTGTCTACATATCCTGTACATCTCTTCAGAAGAACCTACTTCATCTATTATGGCAGAACCTACATAAGTACTTCTTGTGTAAGTATAGCCTCCTGCACTTGCAGATGTTGCATTTGATCTTATTGTATAAACTGTAACTCCAGAAAATCTCCATACTTGGTTTCTAGTTGCACTGTTATATATTACACTATTTGATGTGCTATACGCTGGGCAAACAATACTACTTGTTGTGGTTACTGATACAGATTTTACTGGACTATATCTTGTCACTCCATTTAAAGATTTCTTAGCACTTGCATAATATGTCGTTGTTGTTACAGCAGATGATGCGGTTGAAGGCAAGTTTGATTCTGCAGTTCCTGCACTGTTCATTCCCTGTAACGTAGAGCCAGCACTATATCCAGATCCAGCAAACGTAATTGCAGTGGATTGCACAACCGATGTACTTGCAACTCCATTCACAGTAAACGTTGTAAATGTTGGATTGCTTTCAACAACAACAGTTTTAGTTGATTCAGTTTCAACATTGGCTTCATTTATAGCTATTACCGTGTAAACATATGTGCCTGCCGCTGTTGGTGTTATTGCTGTTGATGTCGAAACACCTAAATCAACATTATTCGTAGCAATACCTGAATTAGCATTATTTGATTTTATCTTATAGCTTGTAGCACCGCTTGATGAGAATGATAATGTGAATGGTGCATTTGCAAACACTGTAGATGGTGCTGTAATTGAAGGTGAAGTTGCAGGCTGTATCACATTGACTGTAATTTTTTCCTGTACACTCTTTCCAGCTCCGTTTTTGTTTACATATATATAATCTTTCGAACCTGTTGTTGGTGCTACTAATGTTTTGTTTTGACCAGTTACATTTAAATTATCTAGTAATTGTTCTTCGAAACCACTTCCGCTCCAATTGAAATCAAGATTGCTATTTGGCCCTACTTTAATGGTAGTTGGCACACCGTTCACAGTAAATGAACTAATTATTGGCTCTGGGTATACTGTTATACTTTTCTTTTTATTAATTTTAGTTCCACTAAAACTTGTTGATTCTAATGTATAATCAAAAGTTCCAATTGTGTTTGTTACGATTTCTTTTGTGCCTGATGGTGAGTTTGCTGGTGAACCATCAAAAGTTAACAATTCAGATCCTTCAACACTCCAATTGAAAATAGCGGTGTCACCAACAGTTAATTTTTCTTTGTCCACATTGAAAGAATTTATTAGGGAGTCAGGAACAACTTCAATGGATAGTGATTTAGATTTATCAGATATTCCAGTATATCCTTTCGCAGTTAACGTATATGTTGTTGTGGTTTGCGGATAGACAGTTGTATTACTGTTAAATGAGATTCCACCAATCCCGTTATCAATACTAGCAGAAGCAGCATCAATTATATTCCAATTTAATGTTGCAGATTGACCAAATCCAATTCTTTGAATATTACTTGTAAACGTAATTTCTTGTTCAGGTTGAATAACATTCAATGTGAGTTTTTCTTGTTTAGTGTTTGAACCATTACTTATTGTAATTAGGTATTCTGTTGTTTCAATAGGAGAGACACCTGCAAGTCCTTTTTTTGAATTATAAGAACCAATATTTTCTATGTTAATTTTATTAGCATATTTATAATCCCAAATAATACTGGTTTCTTCGCCTCTTTTTATTGTTGAGTTTTTTAGTTTTATCTCTCCATTAACTTCGCTGTCTTTTATAATTATTTTGTTACCATCCAATGGAACGTAAACATTATAGTCTGCAAAGCTATTGCCACTTAGTAAAGCAATTAATATTAGATATTTATTTTTATTCATTTTAGTCATCTATTATAGTTATTTATAAATATTATTGTATAACATATTTAACACATAACAATATCTTTATTCTATTTTCTTCTTTTTTTTATTCATTCATTGAAAATTTACAGACTATATATTTGAATATATTTTTCTATATCGAATATTATTCATGAATTATTTTTATTATAAAATGCAGATTATAATGAAAACAACACATGATATGATTAAAGATTCTTTTTTTGTCACTCCCATTAATTTATTATAGAAATAATTAGAATATAGTGCGAAGAACATGAAAAAGTCAACTATTTTTCATAACCCGTCAAGAAAATTGAACAGGAATTAATTATTAGTCATAATAATGTTAGCACAAAGTATCAAAATATTTTGATACTTTGAGTATGCTTGTATAAAAAATCTTGCAAAAAAAATAATTGCGAACACACATGTTTTGTGTTAAAATCATGTGATTAAAAGATGTTTCATTTAGGAGAACGTTATGCCTAAGATTTCTATTGAACAGATCCGATTAGCGAACCAAAAGCTTATGGCGGGTGAAGGTGGTTCTGTTAAAAGTTATGCTTCCAAGCTTTCTAAAAATGACATCAATGAGATGTTAAAGAAAGCTTTCCACTCATTGCCACAATAATTGGAGGTCATTATGACCAAGAAAAAAGTATTTGAACCTATTTTTAATGCTGATGGTAATTTCGTAGTGCTTGGTTATGATCCATTTTATTGCCAAAGGGATAATCCAGCTCATCGTGCTATTCATGATGTTTTGTTTGATTCAGATGGTAATTTGAATGAAGCACTGGATGCTAATTATACTGATGATATTCAGGATCTCGAAGAGTTCGTTCAGGAATTATTTAAGAAAAATCCTTCAGTCTCTCCATTATGTGATGCGGTTCATTTGTATTTTGCTGAACTGGCATCCAGTGCGACCAATCAGCAGTATTCAGTTGCCAGTATGTTCAAGCGTTAATATAGTTAACCAACTCAGTAAAAAAGACATCCTAGATGTCTTTTTTGTTTTAATCTACTTCTAAATCTTTTAAACCATGAACTCTACCAATTTCATCAATGGCTTGTTGTTGAATGGTAGGCTTAGGAGCGTTATTGATAAAGTCATTATCATTAATTCCCTGATAGATTGCGTAAGCAGTTTCTCCTTTAAGTCCACCTCTGTAATGAATATCGGCTCTTATCTGTTCTTTATAATAATTGATGACTGGGTGTTCGATATTTGGGAAGAGATCAGACGTTAATCCTTTGTAAATCATTTTATTAAATTTTGTTATTTTTCTATTTAAAAAAGACTCAATGAATGATATAGTAAATGTGAAAAACAATCCAAAAACAAAAAATGTCCATAAATAGTTCATATAAATATTAGATTTTTCTTCATCTAATATTGTTGCTACTTTTGTTCCAAATCCTATTAATGCGAATGAAAATATCATTAGTGTAACAAGTCCATACGATTTCATTTTATATCTGTATTCTGTAGGATTTTTTTTGTAAAACTCAAAATTTTCTAAAAATTCTTTATTGATCATGATAAACTCCTTTATTCTTTTACATTTTATTAGTAAAAAAAAATTAATCAAATGCAAAAAAAAACTGTTTGAAAGGTCTTGATTGCTTCGTTTCTTTTTGCTAGAATGGCTACATTGAATGAGACGACAGCTTCAAAGTCACTCAGGATTGTCATGTGGATGTGTGAGCGTAATAGGAGAGTTGGCCCTCCGTCCTTGAATAAAGGTTACTCTACTGTTGTATTGGTAACGTAGGTTCAAATCCTACCATCTGCACCAAATTGCTTGATTGTTGTGATGGATTGTGGTATAATCATCACAGCAAACGAATTAGGAGCCTTCGTCAAAGAAGGTTGGATAGCAGCGGTGTCGCGGGCGAGCTATCACGAAAGGTGAGGAATACTCCCTTTCATAGTAACAAAGTCCATCGGGGTGTTTTCTGCCTTTGATTAAAACGCTTGGGTGAAGCGGTTCTTTGTTACGAACTTATTTGTCAATTAGCGAAGGAATTATAGTCCTAGTGGCTATGATTAAAACGGTTGGGTGAACTGGCCTTCGTTAAGACCAATTTTAAAGGTTGTTATTTACAGGCGTTTGATGTATAATAGCGACATGTTAAACGAATACGGAGCAGCAGTTAAATGTTGCTGAATGGTAGCGGTGGTCGGGCGAGCCATTGTTTGAAGGAGAGGTGATTTCTTAGTCCCTCTCTTAGCAACAAGGGAATTGAGATGTTGTTGGTCTTGATTAAAACGGTTGGGTGAACCGGCTCTTGTTGCAAACCCTATTCCAAAGAGTTGTTAAATGACAGCTTTTTTCTTTTTAGCAGTGATGGAGATTGTCATGATTGAGAATAATGAATTTGCAAGTGATTATGCTACACAACTTGTATCTAATATGACGCTTGAACAACGCCAAATGGCATTTAAACATCTTGAAAGTTTTTTTGATGAAGTTACTATTTCAACAATGAAACATGATGCACAATACATTGGCGAAGAGCGAGCAGCGATGGATCGTTCTCTTGCGGAGCTGGATGCTAAACCTGCTGTTTGATGAAATACCTTTTTATTGGTGAATACTCAATTTATTGAGGTCGTAGGCTAGTCCCTTCTTCACCAGCCAGATTTGCTGTAGGCTCTTGTAGCCTGTCCGACCGGGTTGTGACCGGGCAGCACCAGACGGTGCCCACCTAACAGTGGAGTCGATATGGCGTAGGTAATCGGTTCCTATTGCAGCAATGAAATTATTAACATTATTGAGAGATTCTTATGCCGACATACGAAAAAATCTGGACACGATTATAAAATGTTAGCCCTAGGAGGGTCAATTATGTCTAGAAGTGTAAAAGGTAGTAAAGGTTGTGGTTATGAATACTGGTCTAAACGTCCTATGTGCTATTCTTCTCCCGGTCGTTGGGCGAAGCAAAAATGCCATAGAATTGAAAGACAACATGACAAAGAGTTAATCAGAACTGAACTCAAAGATCTTTGAGTGGTTCTTACAGAGCAAGACCTGCATTAAGCGAAGACTGGCAGCTTGATACGGGATTTATACCGGCCCAGCGGAGTAGTGGAGTGATAGGTGTATGCCTTGACCTTAGAAGCGATAATCTTCGGTGACTTGGTGGTGGAAAAAGATAAACCACATAGAGTAAAAGACTTCTTCGGAGGTCTTTTTTTATTTGGTCATTTTTTAAAATTATGGTATTATAATTATAATAAACAAAAATTCATCAGGTATATATGAATATAAACAGAGATGTTATAATTAATCACTTTGAACATTTAAAAGGATTAATGGAAAAAGAAGATCAAGCAGTAGCACATATAGATTCTCTTAAAGATAATGGTGTTAGTTTGAATGATAGATCTCATATGAAAATGGCTGCACTTCAAGAGACTTCATTTTATAATGATTTAACAAATAATGCGTTATTGGAAAACTTTAAACAACTTCCTGATGATGCGGGTTATATTAAACATTTAGCAGCAATTTCAATTAATGTGTACACCAGTGCTGATCATGGAATGCTTAAAGATTTCTTAAAATCTAAAGGGTTTTTATCTAACGAATTCAATTTACTAGATGATTTAAATAATAAAGAACCTGCATTTAAGGCTCTCATTGGATCGGATTCACTAGATGGTTTGAATAGTATTATTTCTGATATAGATACTCTTTGTGGAAAAAATGATATTCTTTTTGAACGCTATAAATCTCTTATCAATAACAGTATTAATAATGTTGAAGTAAAAAGTAATGTTGAATCTGTTTTTTGGATAATGAATAAAGTGGATAGCCCTATTGTTTTGGGCAGTAAAATAGATGACATTATTGTATTTGATGTTGGTGGCAAGCATGATTTCACACTTTCCACTCATAACATCAGCAATCCATTGGTTTCATATAATGCACCAGAAGATAAAAAAACTGTTAAAAAAACTGGACTTATTGCTGGATTCTTGAATAATCATTTGGAAAAGACAGAAAATGCAATCAAGGCAGAAGTTTTGAAAGAAACCTTAGCTGGTTTTGAAAGCTCTTGTTTGCGTTATCAGGATAACATTAGAAATTTAACTGATTCTGTTATTGATTTCAATCTTCGTTCACATGCAGAAAAAGATCCAAATATTTCTATACTGAGATCGTATCAAATAGAACATGGACGATTAAATGATCTATTCCGTACTATTGTTCGTAATAATTCAGACTATGTTGAAAGATCGATTGATAATAATCCTGAACAACTTAAGATTCATCAAGAAATAATTAAAAAATATGGCTTTAAACCTTAAGTTCTTCACAAAAAAAAGACTTCTGATGAAGTCTTTTTTTTTGTTTTTTTTAACTATTACATTTTAAAGCGTCTTTTTGTTTCTAACTTTGGTTTTGGTGTTTCTCTGTTTGCTGCCAAATTAATCCACTGAGTGTCTTCTCTACCTTGTTTATCTATACTGTGAGATAATTTTACATTTCCAAAAAGTTTTGAATCATCAATTATTTTTGTTAATTCTGGTATGGTGTAGTAACTGAAAAATCTTCCTTTGGGATCACTGGATTCGCCTTCACCTGCCTTGAAGCTTGCATATATTTTTGCACCTTCTTTCATGCTTTCGGCAATATTCTTTAAAGCATCTTTCAATTCATTTTTGTTCAAATGAAGTAATGAAGCCATACACCAAACACCATCAAATTCATTTTTCCAGTCTATTTCTGCAAATGTCTTATTTTCTACTTTTACAGCAGAATTGTTTTTAGCAATTTCAACCAATTCTTTGGAAGCATCTATACCTTGTACATTAAATCCTAAATTTTTGAAAGCCAATAAATCACGGCCTGAACCGCAACCAGCATCTAATATTTTTGCACCCACTGGTAAGCCCTTGGTGAATTCCTTGTGGAGATCAGAAATGTCTAAATTTATAGTGCTTTGAGCATATTCATCAGCATTCTTATTGTAATAATCTATCGTCTCTTTATTCATAATATTCTTTTCTGTTGATTATTTACATTGTACCACATTTTTTTGTTGTTTAAAGCTTGAAGAAGTGCTATAATCTTCCCATACAAACACACAAAGGTGCTTTACCATGATCAGTGAACGAGTTTCGGTTAATAACTATGTTGTTCGTTTCTACACTAAAGTAGAAGACGCCCGTGATGCGGCTAAATACGAACATATGCAAGTCTGCCAGTATGGTAAAGACAATCGTTTTATCATCACACCAGACAAAGATGCTGAGCACCCTGAATTGATTGATACCACTGGCGTTATTTTCAGTAAGCGTTCGCAGGAAAATGACAGCACTGTTAAGGTTTGGATGACTGAGTTTGTAGCTGAACTCACCGTTGTCTAAGTAGGAACTGCTGGGGAGCAGCGTAAGACCATTAGGAGCAGTTGTAACGACCTCGCACATGAGAATGTCCGGGGTTTTTTGTTGCCTATCAAAAATAAATAGATGACAGGTTTATCTATTTTTGATAGAATAGAGACATAATTTAATCGGAGACATTTGTAATGACCAGTAAACTTAACAAAAAAATTGATGAAGAAATGTCCGTATTTATCGCTAAAATGGAGAGTGGTTTCACACCAGACGCGGCATTCAAAGCCATTCTTCGCCGTGTCTTGAAAGAGCAAGATCGGGATACTCGCCATGCGTGTGCCGAAAGCGTTTTGCAAACCAATAATTCAGATGAAGCTCACGAAGCCTGTATGAATTGCAATACGTTTGGTTAATTCAAGTCTATTATTTTTTGACTAATTTAAAGAGCCGACGAATGGCTCTTTTTTTTGTTTAACTCTTTCATTTTTTACAATTTAAGCTATAATGGATGTGCAAACTAAGGAGCTTACTATGTTTAAACTAATGTGTATTATATTTTCTAGCTTATTGATGACGGGGTGTGCTATTAACAACATTGGTAACACAGTGAATCGAAAAATGGATAATTATTCAATTATTGATACCATTACAGAACCACAAAGCAAGCTGGATTACATTCGTTTTGAATCACGTAAAACGGAAGCTGCAGACACCTATTTCTCAGTATCGAGTGGTGTTCAGTGGAATGATGATTATGTGGTGGCTTTAAAAACAACTGAAAGTGCAAATGATAAGTTTGCGTGTCTTGATGAATGTGGTGTTGTGTTTATTAAGAAACATAAACAAGCACCGGTACCGGAATGGCGTCATCGCATCAGTAATGAACCTGTTACCTTGTTAGGGGCTTCGGACGAAGTTGATGAAACCTTTGTTTATAAATCAATGGATATAGATGTTTCTGCTATCAGTGCAGACATCACACCATATCCAGTATATGCGGTACCAACCACCATTGTAGAAAACAATGCAGAAGGTGGCCCAGTCTATGGCACTGATGGTAAAGTGATTGGTATCATTTCTGGTTTTGTGAATACTGTTGATGATACAGGTGAACGTTTGACTTATCTGGATGGTTTTGATTCTGGTTATTTTGCTTTGTATATTCCTTATAGTGAATTGATTAGAGCTTGGGATTTAGTTAAGCCAACTAAGTAAATATATTCTTATTAATATTAAGGACTTTTTAGTCCTTTTTTGTTGCTTAAAATTCAATAATTTGGTATAATAGCACTTCACTATTCCATCGAGTAAAATCAATGTTTAGATACGTCATTCTTGTTGCCATTACAAGCCTTATTGTAGGTTGTTCGTTTAATGCTTCCAATTATGAAGCAGAGCAAGCTAAACAGCCTGTTAATGGTCTTAAAAACTACAATGTGGTTCAAGACGCCAGTATCAACATGGGTGGACGCGATTTGAATTTCGTTACCTTTGAAAAAACAGTTGAAGTTCATGTTATTCAAAATGGTAAAATCATCACTGATACGCAATCTCAATATGGCAGCGGTGTTCAATGGAATGAAGATTATGTAGTGACGACTAAAGCTGTCAATTTTGTAAATGGATCTTCTCAGCCATGTATCAAAGATTGTGAAATTCAATTTATCAAACGAAAAGCAACCGCTCCGGTTCCTGATTGGCGTTCTCATGTTGCCAATGAACGAATCACCTTTGTAGGCATTGAAAGCGAAGCTCGTTTTCGTGCTGAATTTGGTATGGATTTGAACGTTAAGACCTATACCGAAACCAACACAAGCACGTTGCTCAATGTAGCCGACAATCAAATTGTTAACAACATGTCAGGTGGGCCAGCTTATGGTCTGGATGGTAAAGTAGTTGGTATCTTGACGGGTTCTACTGAGACGGCTAATCTTCGTAATTCAACCAATCGTAATTTGAGTGCCCGTGGCGAACGTTTGTCAGTCTATCTGTCCTATGAAGATGTGCAGAAAGAATGGGTTAAGTTTCAACAATCACATTAATTATTTTAATATTAGGAGAATACAATGGAAGCAAAACTTAAAGAATTTCAAACCATGACTGAACGTTTTCGTGTTCTGGAAACCGAGATCCTGACTGCTATTCAAACCGTAGGTAAATCAAAAGGCTTTAACTGGCCGCTTCATGCTATTTCGAATTTGTTTGTGGGTGAAAACTATGTTTCCTTTAAAGTCAACGGCCTTCCAAAACGTCTTGAAATGCACGAAATCGTTTAATATTAATCATTTTAATTAAAGGTTTTGACTATGAAAAATATTATCAAACATCATTTAAAGCAATTGTTCGAAGAAACTTTTAACATCACTGTTAATAATATTCTTTTCTCTAAAAATAAGTATAATTCTCAACTTTTTGCTGGTAATGTTTATTATGGTGACAACAAAAAATTAAAATATAAATTTACGACAACTCCTATTAATGAAGACTCATTTACAACTAAGTTAGTTATTCCGCCTGATGATGATTTGTATCATTCTGCTTATTTTTCTGGTTTGCTTGACAATCATATTATTTATCAGAAAGTTAGAAGTTGTTATAATTTAAACCATAAGTACAAACAGTTTCGTCTTGACGAATATGATTCGCCTATTGTCGTCAAACAGACTGTCAAAAACAACAAGGCTGAAGTTACTCATGAGTTTAAATTACATATTTTTTCTGTTGTCGGTTTGAGTTCAAAAACTGCTTCAGAAGGTCAATTGGATACTAACCTTGTGCTTGAATGGACAGATGATGGCCTCATTAATGTTAGGGATTCTTATTTGAAGCAAAATATGCATTATCCTAACAGGAGACGTATACTTTCTTTTCAAGGGCATGGTGATCAAAAGATGGAGAGAAATGAAGAAACTTACGATTTCATTTTAGATATCATCCATCAAAACTTCATTCACTTTATCGCATATCGTCAACAGGCCGACTTACCGATTGATGATATGACAATTGAAGACGTTTACAAGACAAATCATGTTGACTTAAATTATAAGTTCATTGCTGCTAGTTTGGTGCGGGATATGGTTTCAATTTAAACTTTTCACGTTGTATAAATGCATCTAATATGGTATACTTATGCCATCAAATCACTGAGGTACAGGTTCATGAAAAAAAGCATTAAACTTCTTTTGTCTGTTTTGGCAATCACTTCCACAATGGTATTCGCAGAAGTTCCTGTTGAGAAACAGTTCTCACTGGATAAATTCAGTTATCTGGGTGTTGGCTTTAAAGATAGCAAGGCAGATCTTGTTGCCAAAGGGTTTGAATGTGTTGCATCGGAATGTAAGCGAGAAACTAAATCTGACAACATCAAAGTCACTTTTTCTGGTGAAAAACTTCAATATGTTGTTGCACAAGTTTATTATCCGAAATTTATTCATTGTGATGTTAATCAAAAACGAATTCGGGACTTTTTAACAGAGCACTATGCGTTTGAATATGTCAATCAAGACCGAAATTTCTTAGGTATGCATGTTACCAGTCGGAGTATGGGTGGCAATATTAACACCACAGAAGGTTTGATTTTTGTTAATGTTTCTTGTTCATATAATGGCGAAACAAAAAAAGATTATTCTCTGATTGAGTTTAATCTGGTCGATATTGTTTATCAAGACTTTAAAAATGATTTTAAATATCAATAATTCAACAGTTACATCAAAATAGATAAAAAAAACAAACCCATTGTCCTCAGTGGGTTTTTTGTTGTTTTAATGAATAAAATAGTGTATAATCCATCTATTAAATTTAATGAAGGTCAAAAAATTATGAAAAACAGTTTTCGCATTCTTCTGTCCATTTTGGCAATCACTTCAACAATGCTTTCAGCGGATGAAACTGTTGAAAAAGTTCGTCAGCTTGATAAATTCAGCTATCATGGCGTTGGCTTCAAGTCGAGTAAAGCAGATTTGGAAGGTCAACGATTCACTTGTAATCAAATGCGTTGCTCTCGTAATGAAAAAGACACTCAGATTGATGTTATATTTACTGGTGATAGGATTCAGAAGATTGATGCACGAACCCGCTACAATAGCCGTATTGATTGTCTTGACAATCAGAAAGAAATTAAAAACTTTTTGGCAGACACCTATGATTTTGAATATGTCAATCAAGACTACAAAGTGCTTGGCATGAATGTTAAGAGTGAGGATTTGGGTGGTAACATTAAAACGAAGGATGGTTCTATTTGGGTGAATGTCTCTTGCATGAATGATCCTAAGATTAATATGAGTTACGTCAGCACCCTGTTTGACCTCAAAGATATTTCCTATCAGAACTTTAAGGATGCCTTTAAATATGAACAATAACAATTAAAAAATTGACAAAAACAACTTTATGCTATTATTTATTTCATAAAAAAGAGGTGTATATGGAAGATTCTAACGAAAATGAAATAAGAAAAATCGGGCCAGTTAATTTTATTATTATTTTACTAGGCTGTTGTGTTGTCGCTTTTTTTGCAGTTTCATCTTTATTTTTCTTATCATCAGGACATAAGCCTTCTTATTACATAAATAACGAAGGAACTGTCTCAGAATTTACTATTGTTGACAATGTTATGAATTTTAAAATGAAAGGATACCAAACAAAATTCATTATGGAATTCAATGAAAATCCTGACATAAAACAAACAGATACTATTGAAATAGAATCTAATAACCATCAAGGTTTCGTACAGGTCTATGTAAACAGTAAATTAGTTTACGACAAATTATCTGATTTAACTTTTACAGAAATTACAGATGATGGTGTTAACACAGTATCCCGTGTTATTAAAAATATTAAAGACAATAAACTAACCCCCACTACATCTATTTTGTAAATTAATAACAATGTCTTCTGAGGATATTTTATAATATGAATAAAATTGTTAGCAATGGCTCAGTGCATCATCTTATTGATTTGAAATCAAGGGAAGCTATGCACCTTTATTACGGTTTAAAAAACAGGTTTGAATATACTGTTGAAAATCGTGAAGAAGTCATTAAAACCATTGCTGATGATATTCGTTCTTTTGTCTTGCAGTATGACTTTTTGGTGTATCCAGAAAGCAGTGCATCGTTTATCAGTGATGTGCTGTCTCAGATTGATATTCCACAATACCAAGTGGTTAAAAATTCTATTGAGAATGTGAGAGCATACTCTAATACGCTCAATTTACAAAAGAAAGAACGTGAAAGCCATGAGGAACGTTTTGCACTTATGGGACCAAAGTTTAAAATCAACCAGATGAAATCAACACAACGTATAAAATATGAAGATGTTATTTTTGACAAGATTGAATTGCCATCAGGTCGAGGTCTTGTGGTTGATGATAGTCATTTCTCAGGTACTACATACAGAGCGTTGGTCAGTGTTACGGGTGTTCATGAGTTCTTGGCGATATTTTCAAAATAATGAAGTGTAAAACACTATAATATCTGTTTAACCTCCATTTGACAGCATTTTTAAGTAGTGATAGCATGATATTAATATAATATTAGAAGTATAATCATGACTAAGTTTTTGTGTTTTTCTGCTTTAATGGCTTGCATAGTATTTCCATCAGTTCATGCTGAATATAGAATGGTAGTTGGTCTTGAAGATACTTCTGGTGGTAGTCTTCCAAAAGATTCGATTGTGTTCACAAATACAGGCACTGTTCCCACTCAACCGGAAGGTGATGATTATTCTATTTTTGGTAGCTATGCGGCGGTTGCAAGAACAATTGTCGCTGAGAAAAATCCTGTCACTGTTATGACATATGAAAACGTTCGAGATGTTTTTAATGCTGGCTATAATTTGAACGATTATCGCACGCTGCAAATGGATGGTTATGGATATGGTTTGTTAGCGAATTATGTATGGTCTACTGATTTTACATTGAGTAATCTCATCTCTTTACACAATGAAGGATATAATTTGTTAACGGTGGCTCAAGCTGGGAACTATATCTTTGATGTATACAATATTCCTACCAATGTTGGTATTCATAAGATTACAGAAAGCTATAAGGCCAGTTGTTTTCCTTCTTTAGTTTCTGTTTTCCCGCAAATAGATATTTCCCAATGGGACGCTTATGCTGGACAACAAAACTGTTTAAAATAATCTAGGTATGTGGTATAATAGCTTACACTTACAGAGGATGATGATTATGTTGAAATGTCTTTTTGGTTTGAACTGCAATATGGTTTATTTTAAAGATGTTGTGATTAGTCATGGGATCTTGGATGGTAGCACTGTCATGTCTGTTTACAAATGCACGGTCTGCAATCGAGAGAAAAACGAAGAATATTCACGTTAAAAAAAGGTAGCCTAGGCTACCTTCTTTATTTTGTTATTACTCTTTTTTCATGTCTTCGACATTATCTCTGAGATAACTCTCTTTTCTACTGGCTTTTAATTCGTCCCATTTTTTGTTTTGCTCTGGGGTGAGTACGCCTTGTATATCTTTATCTTCTGCGAGACGGTGTTTTTCATGAATGTCTCTTAATTGTGTTTTTTGTGTATCGTTAAGTTTTAAATCTTGATAATACTTACCAAAGAATCCTTCAAACCAGTTGTCATTTGTACTTGGGCCAGCGAAAGCAACTGATGATGTAAGTAATGCAGCTCCCATAATTGCGATTAATGATTTGTTCATAAAACATCCTCCTAATTATTGGTCTTACTAATATTAGCATAGAAAAACCAAAAGTCAATAGCAACCATTCGCATTTACTTGTCTCTATTTCCTTTTAAACATGTAAAAACGTTTAACTTTTCCATATTCTTTGGTATAATACAAACACTTAAAACAGTGGAGATAAAAATATGGTTAGCTTTTTGAAATATACCTTTACCATCAGACCAGAATTTGTCCATGAATTGAAAGAATCCATGCTTGAATATGACTGGATGCCGAATTTTGTTTCGGTTGATGATGCGGGTGTTGTTTCTTTATTTGACGTTCAAGATGGCCTTACAGAAGATGCTATTACGCAAGTTATGGGTTCGTTGTCACCAGAAGGTGTTGCCAGTATGGAATGTGATATCATTGCGTGCGAATTCAATGAAGTGATTCGTTGCCGTGTTAAAAATGGTCGAGTTGTTAAGAACTATGCCTGCGATTTTGTGTGGAGTGCTACAACTTAATACATAATTTATTGAGGGTAAAAATAAACCGCCATCAAGGCGGTTTTCCTTTTGGTTCAAATTCAAACGCTAGTAATCATGAATTGATCAATTGTTGCTTGTTCATCAAATAGACTTTTTTTCACCAAAAGAATAAACATCTTCCTCAACATATATCATTACTGAGTAGGTTTATTTTTTAGAGTTCTCATTTCACTGCTCCCATTTTTTATTAACAGAAATTTTTTCTTGAATTTCTTGAACTTCTTTGATTGTAAGATCTTTTGAATTAATCTCAACCTTCAACATGGAGTGTAGTTTTAACAAAGACTCATTAACAGCTAAAAACAAAATGTTGTTACTGATAAGATCTTTGTCTACTTGTCCACAAATGAAGGGATCATTCGTTTTGAATTGTTTAAACCATTTATTTTCAAAATAACCAAATGATATTGACAATTCTTTTGTATCTTTATAGAGTTTTTGGAGTTCATCTTCAAAAAGACTGTAATCTAATTTAAAAACAGTATCATTCATTGAGCCAATAGGCAATTCAAGATTAGACACGAGCATTCTAGCTACTTCTTTTGCAAGCATTAAGCTGTTAGCACTTTTTGAATTAATGAATTTCATCAAATGAGAAGATGCTTCGTTTTTTATTTCAATGGCATTTATTCTTTCATGTATTCCTCGAATATCAAAAAAGACATTTCCAATTTGTTGAATTAAAAAGTTGTATGTTTTTTGTGTCATGGTTATTTCCATTGCAATGAAATGTATGGCTATTATACAGTGTGTACGCTCCTTTTTCAAGAAAAAATCGTAAACATATTAATGAAAATTGTATAAAGTTATTCGCTTATATTTTATACTTGTTTTTTCTTTCGGGTGGTTGAAAAACTTAATTTTTATGGTAATTTATTCATTTCAAATGAGGATTTTTCAATGGCGTTAATTTTATACAGTAATGGTGAAGCTTCATTCATCAAGAAAGACATCAATCCAGACTATTTTGATGACAGCGGTCGATTAAATATTGACTATGTACAATTCACATTGGATTCAGAAGACATCCATACAATCTTCATAGATGATCCAGAAACTGTCTTGACCATTGGTGAAGGTGAGTTTCAAGGTCATTACACCATGTTCCTTTACAACAGTGAGGCTGAATTTAAACAATTGCCAGTGAATGAGTTCATGACTGATGTTGCGTTGCAAGTGGGAATGATACCTCCTGATACTAATATCAGAGGCACTGTCATTTGTTTGGAAATTGATGAGCTAGGTATGCCAGACATGTCGAATATATGATAAATTGTCTATTGTTTATTGAATTAACTTTACATCATGTTAATCTTTAATTAACAACATGGAGTTATTCAATGGCATTAGTCATTTTTGAGGATGGCACAGCGAATAGTGCAAATGCAGTAGATCAACCAGAATTTTATGATGAACTAGGTAGGCCCAACACCATGTTCATGCAAAGTGTTTTAGAAACAACCAACATAGGGGCTATCTATTTTGAAGACCCAGAAGATGTCATTAGTTACAAAGGCGTTGATTATTCGTTAATTCTTGTCGATAACGAAGCAGAAGACAAAGGGCTTTCTGTCAACAAATTTGCTACTGAGGTCACTAGACGTATGGGGTTGATTGAAGAGGATGAAGTTCTTAAAGGAGTTGTTATGTTTGTGGCGGTTACAGAATTAGGTCCAATGGAATAAGTTTTTTAATAGGAGATGTATATGAGTGTATTTAAGATTGAAGCTGATGGTAAGATGCATGTGTTTAATTTGGTAAAATTTAACTTGTATGACAATCGTGGTAATGGTTATGTTCTACATACTGATAATGCTTCACAATTAAAAGCTTTAACAGTTGGACAGAATATTGACAGGTTAGATATTTTAGAAGGTGTTGGTCAAGTGGCTCGTGGCCTTATTGTTAAAGAAATAAATGATACAACGCTAACACTTGTTCATCATTATGTTTTAAAATAAAAAAGCATTAATGACAGCTTTTAATAAAAAGACCTTTATGGTCTTTTTTACTTTAAATATAACCTTATTTGACAATTATTTGGCTTGCATTATAATATGAGTATATAACAGTTATTGTGGCTAACATGAATAATAAACTTTTTTTATTTGCACTTTTTGGATTAATTCCTGTCACTTCTATAGCTGAGTATAGAATGAATATCAATTTCTCTGATCCATCCAGTATTTCTTTTGGAACAAACACCAGTGAACCGGGTGAAGGTACACCAGAAGAACCTACAGATCCAGTTGATGCTTGCCCAACCAGCTTTCCAACTCCTACATTAGCAGCAGGATTTCCAACGATTATAAAATCTGGTGCATCCGTTAATTATAGTGTTCAAATTACTTCGGCTGGGGGTTATGCTAGTATGGCAGAAGTGGGATCGGGACAGCGTTTTGTTAAAATTGTTACGACTCATGTATCAGGAGTTGGTTATGGTGATGGTGGTCTTTATGTAGGAACGACTCAAACATGGGGTGTAAATGCTGGTGAAACTCTCAATGTCGTTTTAACTCCAGTTGCTTATGACATGCAAGAAGGCACTCAATGTCCTATTACTGGAACACCTTTTACATTGGTTAATAAAACACACGCCCAACTTTATTCAGAAGCACAATAATTGTTTCAGTTATTTAAAGGAGCCTTTCGAGGTTCTTTTTTAATCCTTGATATTTGTCTTGGTGTTTGGTAAAATAGCTCCATATTTCATGAAGAGAGTATTAACAATGACCACTACTATCCTTACTGTTGAACAGCAACGTAATCGTTTTGTAAAACACCACAAAAACGCAGCACCTGTTGGTTTTGACTACACCTTTGAAGGTAATGGTTTTAAAGACATTATGCTGAATGGTATCTTTTTGGGGTGGCTGTTGGCGGTTGAAGCACAGACCAAAGACGAAGTGAATCTCTATTACAGCCGAACCTATGGTTGGAAACTTGAATCTGCTGATAGTGGTTTCACTGTTCCTTCGCCAGAATTCATGCGGCGGTCGGATGAATATAAAGTCATTGAATGGGCTAAAGAACATGGTTTCTTGGTGATTAAAGTTGATGATGAATAATGTTTGACTGCATAAAAAAGCCCAGCTAATGCTGGGTTTTCTTTATTTCTTATTCCATTTTTCCTGACAGACAAATCGTATGCGTTCTATTTCATCCAAGAACCATTGATAATCAGTCGCAAGATAGATTTTGTATTTCCCGTTCTTTCCATACCAGTTGAAATGGATAAATGGTAATGTAGACGCCACCAACATATTGAGCAAATCTCTATTTTGACGCAGCTTACACCTTAAACCTTCTAAGATATCTTCGACTTCTTCACTGGTCAATCCTGTTGTTCGTGGATTTAACTTATCCATTTCATCACCTTTTTGTTTGGCTTCATAACCATACAGTGATCTTAACTCATCATGTTGTTGACCAGACCAAAGCCATGCCCAATACCCCTCTAAACTCTCGAAGTGCCCGTGTTTGGGATGATTGAAGGGGTAGTGTGCGAAGTTGCTTAATGCTTTTCCAAGTTTTGTCTTTCCTTTGGAAGCCGCATTAATAAATAGAATGCCATCGTTATCTGGCGAAATGTCTTCTTCTTGCAGAATGGTAATTGTCATTGTTAATAACTCCTGAGATCTCTATTAACAATAACATGTTTTTTAATCTTTTCAATTTAGGTTAGTGACGCTTTTAGTCTTTTGGTGCTTCTTTAGTCAACCTTGCTTCAAAGTCTTTGTAGTTTTTGATAGCCACTCGCATTTCAGATTCGAGCTTTTCTTTCTTTTGTTCATCAACAATTCTTTGATCCAAAGTGACTTTTGGTTTTTCATTGAGATCTTGAATGCAATCGGTAATCCAAGAAATAAAGACACCATGTCGAATAGCTTTCACAGCTTTATAAAGAAACAATAGTGTCATGATCCCCACACCAATGCAACCAATGGTGAACATCACTGTCGATATAAGGAAATACAATGGAAAGAAAAAGTCAGATTCAGCCACGTAGCTTATACGGATAATGAACTGCAGCATAAACCCAAGCACAATCATTGCCATTGATAAGCAGAAAACGGAACTCTTTACAGAGTTATCTACCAACATCCAGCTTGGTATTTTTGATTTTAGGTCTATGCTCATTGTTCAAATCCTCATTAATTACTGCAATTGTATCAAATGTAAACATACATTGCAATATATTATAACAATATATTATATCGTTAACATGTTAGCTACAGTCAATCTCTGATTAAACTCAACACTGTTGAAATCATATACACCCACTACATCCATTTCTGGCAACAACTCTTTTAGTTCTGACCCTTTGTAATGCTTGGACAGCATGAGTAATTTCAATAACTTTTGATCCAAACCCACATTAAAGTTACAGATGACTTTTTCATTGATATTACGTTCATAACGATAAACAATATCATTCAGTTCAAGATGGTTTTCACCTTTAACATCTTCATAGAAAATCCAGAGCATGGCTCCGTTGGCTTTATTATAAAATGAGAAACGTAATCGTTTGAATTTACCATCGTCAAAAATGGCATCACAATCTTCTAGCATCCCCGGAAAGGATATGCCTAATTTAATGGTGTCAAAGTTGAGTGTTGTCTTGTAGATTAATCCACATGTTCCTTTGATGGCTGCATGCTCACAAAGAACTTCAAAATAGCCGGGAAGCCCCCATTTATTTTTATCTTTGAAGTCCGTTAAAACAAATTTTTCGTACATATTAAATTAACACCATTTTAGCGAGATCCAGCCTTTGTCTGAAATTATCACTGTTTAAATCATATACACCTGTCTGATAAAATTCTGGAAATGTTTCTTCCACGAATTCTTTTTGACCTGTTTTGCTACTCATCAAGATTTTGATCATATCTTCATCAAGAATAGCTCCAAATCTATATTTTTGATGATCTTCAATATGTCCACCAGATGGGTTATATCCGAATGCTGTTCTAATAAAGTTCAAATCTTTATCAACTGTAATGCTTAGTATTTTATTATATCTTCTGCTATTAAAAGCAAAATGAATATGTTTAAGACAACCTTCATCTGTAAAGTAAGCGTGACAGGTTTCTTCCAAATCATCAAATTTCATGCCTGTTTTAACATCAGGAAGACTTAGATTTTTATTGTTTGCATAACGATTAATTTCTTTTTCAGCAATAGCTTCTACAAGATCGATAAAACCTGTTTTATCCGCTTGAAAAAAATTTGACATTTTAGGGTATTCCGACATGAATAAACTCCATTGAAAATTAGACATTTATTATAGCACAGAAGATTCCAAAAATGCAAATGTGAAATAAATCCGTTTTTGACATCAATATGTTTCTATTTATTACAAAATTTTCTTTGATCTATGTCAATAAATAGTGTATAATTCTAATATCATTTAAGGTACCTAAACTATGCACAACTTTCATTCTCATCATGCTCACGACGATCATGCTCATGATCCCGTTAACGTCGCTAATCATGACCATTGTCCAAGTCTTCATATTCATGACATCAATAAACAGAAATCGAGTGGTCGTAAAAAGCTTGCTATGATCATGACGATTACCTTTGCTTTTGCCATTGTTGAAATGGTCGGTGGTTGGTTCTCTGGGTCGTTAGCCTTGATTTCAGATGCTTTTCATATGCTGACTGATTCGTCTTCTCTTATGCTCGCTTTAATCATGGCAATTCTGGCTCAAAGACCAGCAGATGATAAGTATTCCTATGGGCATGGTCGTTGGGAGATTATCGGGGCATTACTGAATGGTATTTTCATGATTGCCGTGATTGTCTTCTTAATTTATGAAGGTATTGATAGAATCTTGAACCCAAGACCTGTTGAATCGACTACGATTATCTGGATTGCAACTATTGGATTGTTGATCAATATCTTTGCTGCATGGTTACTTCACTCCCATAGTCATTCATTAAACACCCGTGGGGCGTTTCTTCATGTCTTGGGTGATTTGCTGGGTAGTGTTGCTGCGATTGCGGCTGGTGTGCTTATCTACTTTACTGGCATGACCATTTTTGACCCAATTATCTCTATCGTTGTTGCTCTTATTTTGGTTGCACCTACTTATAATTTATTGAAACAAACGTCTCGTATTATCTTAGAAGGTGTTCCAGAACATATTGATTATGTTGAAGTGGGTAAAAGTTTAAACGAAGTACAAAATGTCCTTTCCGTTCATGACCTTCACATTTGGTCAATGACATCAGAACATATTTCATTATCAGCACACGTTGAAATTGCAAGCATTGATCAATGGGAACAAGTATTAGCTGACATCCAGCTCATGTTGTCTAATAAATTCCAGATTAACCACATCACTCTTCAACCCGAAGTCCATAAAGAACATAAAGATGATCCTTTTGAAGACAATCATCTGGTTGAAGACGCTAACTAAATACTTCTATCTATCGTCCGTTGTTTGTGGTATACTCGCTATATTCTCAATAACGGACTTTTAACATGCACTATTTGAAATACCTGTTTGACTGGAACAACCATCCTATTCGTAGCCTCTACGTCTTAATTCCTATTGTTATCCTTAAATTTGGCTATTTGTTGGCATATTCTGTTGCACAGATAACGGTCAATCACTACTGGGTTCCCTTGATTATTACCGTGCTGGGGTTTATTCTGTTCATGGTTTGCGTTTGGCCGCTATATCAGATTATTCGTGATAAGGAAGCCGAAAAGAAAACTCAAAAAAACCAGAAACTTGACGAAAAACATTAAAATAATTGACCGTTTTTAATTTTAGTGCTATAATTTAGTTCTCAATTAAACACCAACTAATGTCACCCCATTAGTTTAGATAACAACATTGACCATAACATTTACAATTTTTGGAGTCCTACAATGACTAACGCTACTATCAAGATCGATAACAAAGAAATTTCTACTCTGGCCGCAGAATGGCTTGATGCTATTGAAAACATTCCGAACGAAAGCATTTATTCTAAAATGAAAGTGCGAGAAGAGTCGATGAACTTGTGGAACATGTTCCGCACCAACTGCGATGTGCTGGTTAACGGTGATGTTTCTATCGTGGTGGCCGAAACTGACATCATGGCAAAATCGAAGGCATATGCGATATTTGTGCATTCTTTGCCAGAAGATATTCGTGAATTGTTTAATCACAAGTTTGAAAATTTCTGGGAAGCTGTTTGTTCTCATATGGTTCTTAAATAATTCAAAACATGTAGATATGAATAAAGCCTCTTCGGAGGCTTTATTTTTTGAACATTATATCTAGTTTACCTACATAATCATTTATGTTAGGAAGTCCATCACATAGGTAATCTGCATTAAAGCTACTGCCTATGTTTGAGAAATATCTTCTTTCCATTGTACATATATAATCTTTTGGTGATTTTTCAGTTCTGATGATTACTTCGTTTGGAACATCTAATAATGTAGTTGATTGAACACCATCCATTCTTATTTTTAGGGTTTGCTCCAAGCTTGGAATAATATAGTTTTCTGGATACACATCATTTTCTTGGCTTCTCATTGAGCCATTGACTTCATAAATGTCTCGTTGTGCTTTGTAGACATCATCACTGTAATCAAATGTAATTGCTACATTCAAATTACCTAATGAATTTTGTAATGATGTTGTATTTTCTATTATTTGGATATCTTTATTACTCGCAATACCTTCATATTCTATATTGTATCTTTTATGATTTCCACTTGGCACTAATTGTGGGTTTCTTTTTAGTTCAATAGAAATAGTTGGAAATGAATAAGTTGGTTTATTTTCATTCATTTCATAATTCTCATTAGGCAACAATGACTTTAATGCTTCAGTTGTCGCTTGTCGTTCGATATCAGAAACAATAACTCTTCTTAATGGAATTTTAAAACTGTCGTCAATAGTATAACGTCTACCTTGTAAAAGCTTTTGTTCCTTTTGTCTGTATAATTCAGGATCTATTTTATCTATGGCAGTATTTAACACTTCATCTTCAATACCTACAAACGAGTCTTTTTTAACGGTTTGAACGGTTTCTACTGTTTTTGCATGGTTAATGCCTTCGACTTCAACTACTTTTTCTTCTTTTACGCTGTAATATAAAATACCACTAATTGCTATTACTGGTATCCATATCAGTACATCTTTTTTAGCCATCTTAAATTCCTGTAGGTATTCTTTAAATAAGACCATATAATCATTATAATGTCAATATATTCCTTTTTATATAATGTTATTTTTAATCATTAGAGTGTTGATTTAATTTGAATAATTGCAACAAAAATGTCATGTTAAAATTTTAACTTTTCTTATTTAATTGAGGATTAACCTTATATTTTATTTTTAAATCAATTAACCTATTATTTATTGAAAATATTTTAAAATTTATTTTTAATCTTTATTTAAATTTTGACAACCTTAATTTTAAAGCAAAAAAAAGAGCCACAAGGCTCTTTATCTTATTGTTTTGGCACATACACTGGTGTTGGCACTGTCTTGCCATCAAAACAACGATGTGGCCCAGCTAAATGCCAGACTTTTTCGTCATCTTGTGTGCCAATGTATTCACAATTTTCTATTTGGAATTTTTTGTAACTGAAACCATAACCTGTTGTTTGCAACTTAGTATCACTGAAACTACTGTCATTGACTGCGTTTGCACAACCTGTTAACAAAACCGCACCCGCCAGTAAAACTCCATACATTAACTTATTCATTCAAACTCCTTTTAGTTATTAGACACTTTATAAAACAAATAAAACTTTAAGTCAACCACTAATCAAAGTTTTAATTAAAATAATCAACGTTATACCACTAACAAAAGTAATTAAACATTCACTTTTTTAACTTTACGAAGTTCTTTTAGTTTATGCTCAATTTTGCCTTTTTCGAAGTTGCAATCCATACACATAGTCTGGGTATTTTTTATGCTATCAGCACCACCCAAAGAACGAGCCAGAATATGGTCGTGGGTCATGAGCACTTGTTGACCATTCTCACGAATAGCCCATAGATTAAGGTGGTAGTTTTCATCAATGGCATGACGTTCCATTGCAAAGAAGGCGGCTTTCACACCACAGTCAACACATTCGGTGCCATGCACAACAAATGTGAGTAGACGCAAAGAACTCAATTTAACTTGTTGTCCCGAAAACTCAACTCGTTTTGATTTGTTCTTTTCTTTGTTGATTGGGGGATTGTCATTGTATGCTTTGATAGCTTGTAGAGTTTCATTAAGGTCGCACTCTTTCAGCCGAATGTAATTAGTAGCCATGATATTTTATTCCTTGCCTTTGTTCGATTAACCTAAGTATATCAAAATGCCTTCAAAAAATCCAGTATTTAGATAACAAAAAATCGCCATAAGGCGACTTTTAAGGTTTTGATGGCTTCCATCTTGGGTTTATGTCAGCAAGCTTGTTTTCAGTGATAGTTGCAGGTCTTAAAGATGATGTAATAAATGCCCCTATTTCTCTCTCATTGACTTTGTAACTAGCTTTATTGTTTAAATTTTCAGTTTCAACTTTGTATTCCTGACCTCTAAATTCAACTCTTACCGCAGTGACTGGGCTGGATTCGTTGATTTTCAATCCTTCAATTCTTGGCTTGCCTACTTCGATTTCACCTGTTTGAAGGTTGACTAAACATTCTTTTTGAATGCTTTTTCCATCAGCTCTTGTTTCTACAAAGGACGCTTTCTTTTTAACATCAGTTTCTTTCATAATTAAATCTCGTGTTTTTTATTATTATATCATATTTAAAATATTTCTCAAATTTCTTGTTGCCGATGGTTTCATATTCTGCTATAATCCACCCATTATTCATTATTGAGGATTCAACATGAACACTGTTCGTCTTATTACCATCGTCAATGCTTATACCAAACATCCAGAATTTGACATGAAACATCTTGACGATGTGAATCATCTCTTAGATTCAGTAGCTCGAAAACAATTCGATTCAGCCGCTTATGCTCTTAAATCGCTTTCTTCTGGCTTTGGATTCTACCCTGATGAACATAAAGCGGAAGAAGAATTTTGCAAAGCTATTCGTGTTGAATTGATGGCTGTTGGTAAAGCTCACTATCATCAAGAAATGGCAAACCAGATTGATTTCATTATGGACAGTCCACATTTTAATCTGTTCATGCCTGTTCTGTTGCCAGCTCTTAGCACTGAACGCCATATTGTTTTGAACAGTGATAAGCTGGACGAAGCGATTACGTTTTATTCAGAACGTGGTGAGGTGTTCGACCTTGTTATTGCTGGTCTTTTGGTTCAAATCGGAAAACTTAACAAACAAATGACTACTTATTGTGAAGGTCAGTAAAATGAAGAAAACAGACGTACAGAAACCGCCATTGCAAAAACTTAAGGCCCAACATCTGAGAAGTTTTCAGGAAGCCATTGTTGTCGCAGAAGCCATTGCGAAAGAACGAGCCGCTAACATTTGTTTTTATGCTGGTTCAAATCGTGTTGAAATGAATCGTATGATTGCCGCTAACAACGCAGAATGTGCTTTGTTTAGTGCTGTCTATGAAAAGTTTTATGATCATTTTGAGTCTCAGTTTTTGACTGATGTCGATATTGAACCTTTTTCAAACGATGATTTGGCTATTATGGAACAGTTGTTCCAGATTAAAACAGATAATATGAGCAAAGCAAAAGACGATCTATTACGTTATAGCACTGACAATATGGTTTCATTTAGCATCACGGCTGAAATTGGTCGAGTAAACTTTGTTTATAAAGATATTATTGACATTGTTAAAGAACACTATATGTTGAAGCAATGAAGAAAAATATTGAAAAAATAAAACGCCAACTGAATAAACCCTTAGCGAGTAATGGAGTGTCCCTTGTTCGCTGGGGTGGTTTGTCGATGGTTCGCCAGAAAGGCAACTATGGTCGAGAGACATTCCATGCGGCACCCGAACGCTATGGCTTTTATGCCTTTCTTTTTCCATTTATTGATTTATTCTTAATCAGTTCAACTAAAAAAACTGAATTTGATGCAGGTGTTCGTAAAGAATTTCATGCCATTGATGGTTTTATCTGGACGCACCTTAAACCTTATGACCCGTCCATGATTGTGGCTATCAAAGGCGAATGGTTCAAAGTTCATGTTAAACACCTTAACAAGATGGTGCAGAAAGCTTTTGCAGTTGAAAGTTCTGTTATTCAAGCTGACTACTTCTTTGAAAACCCAGAAAAAAGGGTGCCTTGGAAGTGCAATCAAGACAAAGAACTCAAAGTTCAACGAGTGAATGCTTTTGGTGGCTATGGTCGTATGATTGATAATTTAGAAGTCTTTGTGTGCCGTGATACCAAAATTTCGTAATTTCTCTTGTTTTTTCTTGCTATACTACACTCAATTAAACAGAAAAGAGAGTTTATTATGAACGGTTTACATGTTTTTGATCTAACATCGGCACTCTTTGACACTCCGACTCCACAACCAGACGTGTATCTTGAAGTGCGTCTTCAATTCAATAGCAATCAAGAAATCGAAACCGTTAACTTTCAAAGCTTGAATGTTTTCAACTTTGTGGCTGATTCGGTGACTGTTCTTCGTTGGAAACACATCTCTGAATTGGATGGCGAAAAAGATGTGTTGAGTGATGGAGCTAGCTTGGACAGCATGAACAGCTACTTTGCTCAGTTGGAAGCAAACGCTAAAAAACAAACCAAACGCTAATAAGGACTATATCATGACTCCTGAACAACGTATCTTGCACGGCCAACGCGAAAGCGACGATGATGGTTTTACTTATGTGGCTGGTAAGCACAAAGCTGGTCGTGTTAAACGCACTCGTAACAAGCAGGCTACTGCTCGTTGCATCCGTAACGATAAACGCTCTGTAAAAGCCGCTGAAACTCAGCGTATGCTTAAAGAGTCTGTCTAATATAACAAGGCTCAAAAGCCTTGTTTTTAATCCCCTAATTGTTTGTCGAGGTTTATCATGGAAAACGTCATTACTGCTATTCCATTTGTCTCGAAAGAAGTCCAATCTTTCGCTTCTTCTACTATTAAAGTTATTCCAGAAACTGAACGAGCTACTATTGAACAGTTGGCTTCTATTCAAATTAAAGAACCCATGTTTGCCGTTGTTGAAGGTGAACGAAATTACATTTATTCTTTTTCGAAAGTTTTTGATGGTGTTAACAAAGAAATTGAAAAAATCAAGGGCAATAAAATTTCGAATATTGGTATTGCTGTAGCATCGGTTATAGTAGCTGCTATTTGTCTTGTATTATTAAAACATGGTTCTAGTAGTGATAGCATGCCAGATTTTATTGGCCTTTGTTCAACAGGGATTTTTTTATTATCTTTGTGGAAATTGGCTACCACTCGTTATAAGAAACTGATTAACAACCTTGAAGTCAAAAAGTCCTACGTTTTGAGTGAAAGTCAAGCTTATTTGAAAAACCTTGATGAAGAAGTCAAAAAGCCTGTTGTTGTCGTCTAACCTGATTGGATTTCAAAAGCCACTTCGGTGGCTTTTTTGTTGTCTAAATTTTATCAATTTTATGAAAATTTCAACCCTTATCCCTTTACCGTTGATTTTTTTTACAAATTGTGTTAGACTCAATTATTATCGGAGATTTCTTATGTCTAAAATAACAACAGAAGATTGCAAATTATTCCTTTTTGATATATACAAAGATAAAAAAGTAACAGAATGGAAGCGAATTCGCAAATTTAAAGACGAAAATGGTGATTCATGTCGAGATTTTTCTCATTCTGATGGAACTTCTCTTACTTTGATCGAAAAAAATGGTCAATTATCCGTTCTGCCATTAGCAGTAATACAAAGTTTTATTAAAAGTGAAAAACCATCAGGAATTTCTACAAAAAGTGAAAAATCAAAGGGCGTTTCAATCTTGCCATTAACGCTTGAAAATAATAACGAATTGACTAGAAAAGCTCAATTTACAGTATTTGATGAAACACAACTAAAATCAGCTAAACGCTTAGTAAATGCGTTTGCTAAACCAAAAGAAGACCCAATTGAACCCAATTCCGACGCCAAAGGTTTTGACGCCATTCCCAACCTTATTTACTTCTCATTTCTTGAAGACGCTAATTGTAATGAAATCGAATACTTAGAAACGATTGCTAAGGAGATGAACTTCAATGCCTTAATGAATGATATTGTTGTCTTCTTTATGCCATCGACGGTTTCATCCATGTGTGATCATCTGTCTCCATTGATTGAACCGTTGTTGCCGGTACCACTGCAGGAAATTGAAGAAATGTCGTTTACGTTGAATGATAGCAATTTGACGGTTACTGATGTCTTTGAACAACTCACCAAAGCAGGTTTTGTTTATAACCCAGATGGTTGTGCTTTGAGGTCATTGTTTACTCAATACCAATTGATTGCCATTGATCCTGTTATCAATCCTGATGACAAAACTGCAGAATACAAGAAATCGTTCTTGGCTGCATTGAAAAAAGATGATGTGAACAAAATGAAAACTTTGATTGATTCGGGAATGCCATTGACATTTAAAGTCGGTGGAAAATCGTTATTAGCTAAAACAATGTATGAGAATAAGCTTGAATGTTTCAAGTATCTATTAACGCTCTATCCTAATACGGCTAATACAGGTAATGGGTCTGTTGATCAGGTGTGGGAAGGCGTCTGGTGGCCTAATGATTGTTCTCGTTACTTCATGGCGAATGCTACTTATGACTTTACTCATTCCAATAAAACTGCACATCGTCATCTAGTTGGAACATTGGTTCATCATACTGAGTATTTTGACAGTATGAACCAACGAGTTAATCAAGAACTGTTCTCAGTAGCCTGTCTAGAATCTACATTAACGTATGATAGAGCTTATCCCGTGTTTAAGGATTTTGTCAAAAAAGCCATAGATGACTATCCAGTTACTGTTTCAAACAGCAAGGAAATGACTGAACAACTTGAACATGGTTTTATTATTCCACCTATTTTAGAGCTTTTGGCTGGCAGTTCTTGTACGTTTGATGGAAAGACTGTCTTTGAAGTTGTACAGGCTAAAATTGATGAAATAGGCCATGATCCCAAAGGATATATCAACAAGATTAATTATTATAAAGCTTTTTTGAGAAATCATAGTCGATAATGTTAATTAAACCACTTCGGTGGTTTTTTTGTGACTATTTGAAAGACAACAAAAAGCCCCACGATAGTGAGGCTTATTCAGTACATTAACGCTTAAAGAAAGTGAGCGGAACTTTTAGGCGTCAACTCATAACCAAACGACTGCAGGAATTTCTTGTCAAAAGCAATGATTTTATCCCGGTGTTTTTCACACTCTTCCGGCTCTTCAATTTTGTTGGCTTCAATGGCAGAAGCGGTGAACAAGTTACCGTATATTTCAACCAGTGCCATCTGGTCAGCATCAATGGTTCCGATCTTGTGAATAGGTGTATGACCAATTTTATCTTCCCAGCCACGAATAACGGTTTGTTCGTTAATCAGTCCCGGCATGGAATCCATTGCAGCGACCATCAATGCAAAAGAATTGTCTGGCATAGAGCTTGTTTCGTCGGTGATATAACCAAACAATGACACTTTCACGCCATCATTAGGCACCAGTTCAACCTTTTTACGCGATTTGGCGACACTGCCATAACGATACTTGCGATAACCAGACAGCATATTCTTTTTAGCGTCCGTAGGCTTACCATCCCGAGCATCTTGGAAGAGTTCAAGATAAACAGGTAGGCTTACCATCATCTTGTTGGTTACACCCAAGCAGATATGATCCGAAGCGTGATGATAATGGGACACAATGATTTTGTCAGCAGTGTTGTAATTTTTTGGAAGACGTTCAGGATCATGAAGTCCTAGACGGTACTGTTCTTCAAACAGAGGGACATTATCACGGTCAATGTCATGACGGATAGCGATGACGACTTGGTTGCCCATTTTTTAAATCTCCAATAGTTTTGATGTGCCTATTTTACTTAAATTGCATAAAGATGTACAGGTTTTTATTCATTATTATTTATCTTTCATTTTTGATGATTGTATGATATAATTGCATGTCATTTTGCTATTTTTTTAAGGTGTAATCATGCTAACTCTTACTAAAACACATATAGAAACAGAAGTCTTTAAAGAGACTGTCTTGATTACGCCTGATCATGGTTCCTATGAGAATTTTGTGAGCGAATACAAAAAGAACATTTTTAATAAAGTTCAAGAAGTTATGGATTTTATCAGTCTTAAAATGGATGCAAAATTACGATTTCAAGTCAACGAATTTGACAACATTTATGAAATTGCTTTGATGAAATTTAATTTCAGAAAGGTTACAGAAGGTAGATCGACCACTTGTATTATTACCTTTGATGGATATCTAACTTTTGAGTGTAATAGATTTGCATTTAAATTTGACAATGCTTATTCATATTTCTACGCAATCTTGAATAAACAGTTAGATCTTGTTCAGTTTGAATACTCATCAGTTCATTATAATAAACACAATGTTGATCGCAGTATCAACTTGAAATTTGATAAAGACACAAACATGACAGAATATCATTACACAGTTTGTTCTACTTTTTTTGGATGGGAGATTGGGCGGTTAAAAAGCAAAGACATGCTTTGCTCTTATGCTGATGAATTGTTTTTGCACACTACACTCACCAAAAGAACACCTTTGATGGATGAATTATTCCCAGAATTGTCTGTTGATGGTGTTTATGATTTTTCATCACAAGATTTTGCTGATCGATTGTCGATCTTTTCTATGCTAACTCTTTAAAGGTTTGACATAATGAATATGGCAGATAACAGGCTAAAAGAAGCAGCAAATTTAGCGAAATCTAAAATTTGTGATTCTCTCTCACTCATTGAGCGAAAATTTAATATGAATTTTGATTTTAAAATCACCGAAAATGCTAAAAATATAGTATTTTCCAGTGTGAAAAACTATGATCTTAAATTCTATCAAACACACGGTAAAATTATATTTAAACCTGTTCATGATGAATTCATAGTTAAAGTTAATGACTTTAAACTGGCATTACCTAATGCCTTACAATCTTTTTTTATTATTATATTTAATGATAATTTTGATATCATATCCATAAAATTTACATCTTACAAAAAACTACCTTTTGGGCTTTCTAAAATAATTGTACTTTTTGATGATCAACTTGAACTTGATAATATTGAATACTATTCAACTTCCGGCAACTCTTTCAATAAATCTAAATGCTTATTAAACTCTTTTACGGATGAAGTTTTGCTGTTTATTTTATTCAACAATACCACTGATGTGGTAAAAGAATTGTTGCCAGAGTATCACATTCCATCGGCTTATGATTTTTCATCACAAGATTTTGCTGACCGATTAAATGTTTTTTCCATGCTAACACTTTGATAATGGAACTTATATTATGAACAAAATTGAGTATTATTACGAAGTAAAAGAAGAAGACTTAAAACTAAACGATAGCTTTGTCGCTGCAAAAAAAATAGTTATTGATAAAATTTTTGCAACTATCAAATATATTGAAGACAGATTTAATGTTTCTATTTCTTGTCTTTTAAAAAATGATAATACAATTATTTTTGAGAGTATTGGACCAGTAGATTTCGAAATATCTATAAATAAAAACACTTCAGATGAAAAATTGTCTTATATTGCAAAATCTGATACAAACTACATTTCGTTTTTAGTCTATGACTATGCTTTTTCTTTAAAAAACAAATGTAAATTCACTGTTGAATTTGATTCAAATTTAAATTTTCTAACACTTTCGATACTGTCATCAAGACTCAATAAATCAAGAACAAAATTTTCTTTTCTGTCTTTAAACTTTGACACTAATCTTAATTGCAGTAGTATTGAACATATAGATCAAGATAACGATTATAATCTTTCGAAGACTGTTGATACATTGTCAACTTATGAAGATGAGTTAATGTTATTTAAGATCTATGAAAGCAATCGAGAGACTTTGATAAATGATTTCCCTGAGTTCTATATTCCAGCAGCTTATGATTTTCAATCGGAACAATTTGCAAATCGTATCAAAGTTTTTTTAATGTTAACTTTTTAATTAGGAAAAACCCAATATGTTAAATACACAAGCTACATTACAAGAATTTAATGAGTACATTCAAGAAAAAAAGAAATCAATTATACAAAAGATCCATGAATCCATTTTCAAAATTGAACAACATTTCAATATTAAATTTACCTATGATGTGATGGAATTTGATAATGATATCATTATTAAAGGTGTTGATGAGTATTCTTTTACTGTTTCCAAATGGTTTCAATCAAAAATACATCCTTATAATTTATTGAAATTTAATTGCACTGGATTTCCTTTTGTCCTTCCTAATAGTCATAAAACGATTTTTTTTATTACGTTTAATGATGATTTTGATATTAAAGAAGCTCAATTTAGGACTTCATTTTTGACTAAGAAAGGCAATATAACTGGTCTAAAGATTTTTTTTGATAAATCACTTGAGTTGAATCTTATAGAAAATAGTTATATTCCAAGTGGTGGTGGCAAAAACAGTTATAGTTTAAAAACATCAGAAATGATGTGTCCATTTTCAGATGAGGTTATTTTATTTCGATTGTCTTATAACACAAGTGAAGAAGTTCAAGAACTGTTACCAGAATTCTACATTCCATCAGCCTACAATTTCCAATCAGAAGATTTCAAAAATAGATTAGCCGTTTATGAAATGATGACTACTTAAATAGATTGACTTTTTAATATTGTTATTATATATTATGCAATTACTTTAAATATTGCTTATTAATTTAACTGAGGATTACATATGAATAGAGATTTTGTTATATCTGGCAATGCTAATTTGTTTGTAACTGCAGATGATTTCAAAGTATATGTCTACGATATATTTGAAAAAGCAAAACCTGCTATATTTGATATGGTTGGTCAATCCTTTGACATGAACCTTGATGATCTTGATCCAACTGTTAAACCTGTCGCTATTAAAAAAGATCCTAATGTGCCAAAAATGGAATGGACTTACGAACTAACTTTTAAATATACACTTAAGTTCGAAGTTAGATTAGATATGGTGCCACAATCAAAATTAATTATTAATCTTGATAATGATTTCAACGCATCTGGTGCTCTTGTTTCCTTTTCAACGATTAATGGTGTATCAGAAGATTTTAAATCAACCAAGATTTATTTTGGTGCTGATGAACCATCCTGTCGTATTGAAATTCGCCAAAAAGAAAATAAAGATTCAGATCTTGTTAGCCATACTGAACTATTTGATGGTACGGTTATTGAAGCTGCTATTAAGGCAAAAACCTTTTTTGATAGAAGTTCAATTGAATCTTTAACTTAATTTTACTTTATTTTTTTACAATATTATGATAATATACTACCTTATTCCAAATTATAGGTGATTCATGTTGAAATTTAGATCTCATCTTCACAATTATGCATCCATTGCTGATTTTGAAAAAGGCTGCCTTGAAAAATTTGAGTTAGCAAAAAAAGAGTTGATTGCTGTCTTAGGTGTAGACTGCAATATTGAATTGTCTGGTTTTAATCCGCAGTTTAATATTGAACCATTTTATTTAGAATCTTTTAATTTTTCGATGACCTGTTACGAATATGTGATGACATTCCAACATGGTTCTTCAACATTTGATGAGACGTTGGTGGGTTTGATTAAGTTACGTTTTGTTCAGCTTGATGAAAACTTAAATTTAAAAAGTCTTGCATTACAGCATCTGGTTATTGGTAAACTTTCAGAAAATGACCTTTCTCATTCTAGCGTTAAGGTTTCTTATTCTATTCCAGAAAAATGTGGTAATGTGATTATAAAGTATTCTCCTGATATCCATGATGGTATGGTTAAGGAAAATTTAACTTTAAATGATACACTTGCTTCGATTGTTGACAAAGCTACTTCTGTTTTAAATAAGCTTAAAGAAGCTGTAAAAAACTCAGAAGCAATATTGGAACCAATTAAGTAATTTGTTAGATTAAATAATTGAAGGCTCATTGTATATGAGCCTTTTTCATTTACAACAATTTAGTGTTACATATTGAAACATTATTGACTTCAATATATAATGAGACTACCTAATTAACAATCGGAATAATAATGCACACTCGCAATACGCTTCATTTGAATGACCAACAACTTGACCTTATTGAAAACATCCTCTCAAACACTCAACTTCATGTAACTGATGATTTTGTTGTTGAACAACTTGTCAATAAAGGCATTATGCGTTATCCAGCCGAAAAAGTGATGCAATATCGTTCTTTTTACTTTGAGCACAAAAATAAGGCCATTAAGACACCATTGCGTCATGGATTGTCAGCGTCCAATCAAGTTATCTAATCTTTTGTATTTTTGTAATCCTCACCATTGTGGGTATTTTTCATTTTCTAATGATTATTTGTTGTAAATCCTCATATATGTAAGGATTTTGTTATTGAAAATATTATTTTTAGTGTTATGTTGAAAAGAAGTAAACGTAACTATTATAATATTATGGATCAATTAGCCGAGTTATTTTCAAAGCAAACCTATCAAGAAGATGGCATTACACAAGGACAAGTTATTAGTCTTGCTAAACATCATAAAAAAACACATTCTCAAATCATTGTAAGCCTTTCTAAGATAGAAGGCTTGAATTTGATTACATCCGTCGATTCTTTCGCTAAACGAAGAACCAATATCAGACAACAAGAAGGATATCTTTTCAAAGATGGCTCTGTTCTTGTTAAATCTAATGGTGAGTTTGTTGCCTTCACTATTGATGAAAGCTCTCAATGGTTGAGAGGTTTAGGTACAAAACCATTTGATTTATCGGCTGTTGAGGCCGGGGCAGAATTTACCCTTCGATCTGGTGTTGGATTTTCAGTAGTTGAAATTGATTATCAAAAAAATTTACCATTGACCATAAAATTGAATAATGATCATTCTATCATTGTATACAAAAATGATGGTAAATCAGACCAATATCAGTTCGCTGCTTACGATTTATTGATTGTCACTCCAACCGAAAAACTATTCCCAGTAGACAACGGTAACAAGAAGAACACGAATATTTTATCAATGCTGTTGAAATAAGTAACACATCATGCTATAATTGAGAAAAATTCGGAGATGATCATGTTAAAGATGCTAAGTAAATTGTTTAGTACAGAAAAACGTGTGTTGGCAGTTGTTTTTGATGATGGCAGAGTGTTGATCTTCAATGAGAAGAATTTTGAGAGAAATTCTCATCTTGCTTCTTATGTGACAGATGACTTTGAAATTATTGGTAAACAAGTTGACGGTGTTCAATCGGCTAAAATTGATTATTACGATGGAATGGTTCACATGCCAGACCAAACGTTGTATTCAATCCCTTATGACCAAGAGAAACGCCCAGACACTTCACCATCACTACCTAAGTCTGTTCGTAATGCTGTCTGGAACTATCTGGAAGGTGCAGAAGATAAGGTTCAAATTAAAATGGCGTCCTAGTGGCGTCTTTTTTTTGCTTTTAATTTCCTATCAATCATCAAGTTAAGGCCGCGTTTGGCACTAAAAACTTGTATTAGATGGCGACATTTGGTATAATAACCTACTTTCAAAGAGCCTAGGAGCTTTTAAAATGCCAACTAAATACATTCGTCATCAGTCTCGCTTTGTTGTTTTTCATGAAAAGATTGTCCACAGTGAAATGGCCCATCGTCTTTTTGGTCGTGACAAACTGATTCATGGGGCTGGTTTCATCAAACTGTTTCTTGATGATGGTCAAGTGAAAGCTAACTGCTATGGTGAGAGCGAATCGTTGCGTGTAGGCACTCGACGTGATGACCATACTCATATCTTGGACGCCATCGGTGTTGAGAATGAAGGCGATGTAGAGCATGCTAAATACGTCATCTGGCGTGGTAAGGCGGTTGTCTTTTCTAATGATCTTGAACACAAAGCCGTAGCAGAAGCAGCGTTTTTGGGCAGTTCGGATTGTGAAAGTGCTGGTTTCATCAAGTTCATTTTTACAACGGCTGGTAAGGTCAAAGTCCATTGCTATGGTGAAAGCATGAGCCTTGGTGTTTCGTCTCAGCCAAAGGACTTCAGAACGATTGCAGACTTGATGGGCATTCCAGAAGCCAATCTGCATTTTAGTAAACAGTGATAGGTAGTATAGTCAATACGGAGTTTTGATCATGAATAAACCATTGAATAAAAATGTGCAGTTTGTAAAGGTTAAACAAGATGGTGTTGGGATTGATATTCCTTACCGTGTAAAAACTTTTGGTGATAAAGAGTGCATCGTGATTGTAGATAAGAAGGCGACCACTTTCAGTAATGATAAACTTTATCAAGACATGGACTGCTATAAGGCCGATCAACAAGTGAAAGTTCAGCAATATAAAAAGTAAACATAGTATCCAGAGAACAAAAAAGGTAGCCTAAGCTACCTTTTTTATTGACCGTTGTAATGTATTTTCACGTCTGTATAATAACCTGTTGAAGCACCCGATCTTGTTGTAGGTGTTGCATAGGCTCCTATTCCTGCTGGTGTATTAACAAATTTATAGAATACTGGTGAATATGACGTAGAGCCTACTTTTACGATTGAAATAGAATAATCTATTTTACCGCCAGTTGGCACATATAATTTTTCTGCAAGAACGAACTTATTGAATTTATTATCTAGCATTGTGTTGGTGTCATAGGCTGGTGAAGATACACATGTTCCGTTTACACATGCTTTTAAGGTTAATTTGTAAGTAGATTTATTTACATAGTTTGCAAATACTATAGATAGTGCCGTTACATCTCCTGATGGTATATTGGTTATGCTTGACGCAAATACACCCGTATTAGGCCAAATTAACAAATCAGTTGATGTTTTAGGGATGTTTTCCGATAATGTAAATACTCCCGTAAATTTAGCTGTTGATACTTCTACACTTGTGGTTTTCTCAACAAACTCACCTTTTCCATTTACTGCTTTTATTGTAAAGGTGTATGTTCCTGATACGGGTGGAACAACATTGATTGACGTTCCGCTTATTTTTGTGAATTCTGTTCCTGTATTTGCCGTAGCAATGTTACTTTTAATGTAAATTTCTTGAGTGCTTGTTGTTTCCCAATTAAGTGTTATTTGAGTGTTAGCTTCTACGCTTGCAGATGACGAATCAAAAGAAATTATAGTAGGCGGTTGCTCTACTGGCGGCAATGGTTCTTCTGTTTCAGGAGTATTAATAAATCTTATTTGTGGTTTGGCATCAAATCTTACTTCATATCCAGCGTAGGAAACTGACATGGCAATTCCAGCCAATATCGAAATGGTTAAGTAACTCTTTTTCATATTTATTATTTTTATTGTTTATTATTACTATAATATAAAACAGATAAAAGTCAATTAATAATAAAGATAGTCAAGTATTTTCAATATTAAAGTTTCCAGTTTTTACCACCAGTCATCAATGTGTAGACATAAAATGGAATACCAACCACTATGATGCCAATAATCATTATTGGTGCAATCACAACAACACTAATAATCCACAAACCAATTCCTTTAAATATCTCAACAACACCCATCATGTTTTCTTGAGCTGTTTGACTGAGTGGTTTCACTTCTATTTTATATTGATATTCTATAGACCTAGAAATGTTTGAATATTCAGCATCACAAGGTTTTATATTTACACTGTAATCATTGTTTCTATAATGAAATTTAGATTCTAATTCTTTTTTTGTAAATGGGCCTAATTTTTCTTTTAAAATATCATTTTCTAAAGATAAATATTTCAGGCAGACAGCCTCATCTTTGTAAATCGGACTCTCTTTTACTATAAGTCTTATAGAGTTATTATCTTTTACATATATTTTTAATGAAGACTTATCTTCAAAAATTTTGACGTTTAGTCCTATTTTTAAAGGTTCATCCATGTCTTGTTTATAAACTGGCATCTCTTTCTTTGGAGTACTGGAGCACCCTATTAAACTTATTATTGTTGCAATGACTGTTGTTGTTTTAAGTATGCTTTTTATTTTTGAATTCATTTTAATTTCCTTATTAAAAATTGGGCTTGTGAATAAAATTAAAGTATATATAAATTGGAGTAACTACAATTGCTGCAAGAACTACTCCAACTATCATAAATGGAATAGCAATAACCAGTCCTAGTGCGTCTAGAATAGAATGTGTAATTTTTTTTGGTATATCTTTATTTGCATGTTCAGGAGTTATTTGAATATTATATTTGTATTTATCTTCATCTTTATAACAATTTTTTACAACTATTTTAAACTCTTTGTTAGATGAGTGTAAGTATGTGTATTCACTGTAAGTCATGCTTTCATTTGTAAATTTACCACCATCACTATATAAAGATTCTTTTACATTTTTATAATCCAGTGATAATTTAGTTTGGCATTGTTCAATATCATCATATAATGGACTATCTTTTGAAATTAATTTTATTTTATGATTTTTATTCACAACCATTTCGATTTTCGATCCATCTTCTCCTTTAGCCGCTAATACACCTTCTGGTAGGTCATCTGTACTTTTATATTCTTTGAATTCATTTTTATATGTATATGGTTCTTTGGGTAAGCTTGAACATCCAACTATACTACTTATTATGGTCGCTACTGTTAGTAGTTTAAATCCTTTTTTTGTGGCGTTATATTTCATTAAAAAATCCATTATTAACTTATATATATTATTATATAGCATACAATAATACTTATGGCAAACTAATAAAAAAGCTAACTCGATGTTAGCTTTCATATGGTCATTAGTTATTGGAAGAGACTTTTGATTATATAGACTGGGTAGAGAATGATCATTCCTAATACGATGAATGGAAATGCTATAGTCATTCCAAGAGCACGCCCAATTTTACTCATTGTAGATGGTTTACCACTTGATTTGTCATAGTTTTCAACTTTTATTTCATAGTTGTATACTTTTTGGTCTTTTTCAGCGACTGTTGATGTTTTATCTATTAATTCTTTGTTTTGCTTACAGCCTGTTTTAGTTATTTTGAAGTCAGATGTTTCAGTATGTGAGTATGATCCAAAATTGGTTTCACTTTCTAGTTTTGACTCTTTCAATATTATTTTAACAGTGTCACGATAATCTTTGTTAGACTGTGTTTGACATTCTTGATCAGTGTAGTAAGCACTTACTTTTTTGATTATAACAATTTCATTTTTACCATTTTTCACATATTCAAATGAATCACCATTTTCATTTTTGTCTGTTAGTTGAGTAATTTCTTCTGTTTTATCATTCATTTTTTTGTCATAAACCACTACTTGAGGTTTACCCGCACATCCTACTATACTCATTATCATTAACGATACAGTCGTTATCTTAAATCCATTTTTTACCTTTTTAATATCCATAAAATCTCGAATGTTTTCTTATATACATATTATATAGCATACAATAGTACTTATGGCAAATTCATAGAAAAGCTAACTCAATGTTAGCTTTTATTTTATCATTTTTAAATTATATGTTGAATATTATTAAAAATGGAAATAAGAATATACTTCCAATTACTACACCAATACCCCAAAAATAATAGGGTAATGACATTTTTAATGATTCAATTTTACAAGAAATCTTTCTAAATAAACTGGCCTCTGCTACTATTTCATACGTGTAATATTGATCTGTTGTTTTTTTTGAGTTGCATGATTCGGTGTCTACTACAGAACCTCCATTTTTTAGCATTTTTTTACATTCTCGAATTCTTTTTTTCTCAAATCGACTAACTGTTTTATTACACTCAATTCCAGTAATATTGAAGTCTGTATACATATTTTTGGTTTTACCCCATGTTAACTGATAATTCTTTTTACATTCTTCTAAATTAACATTTTCGTAATAATATGTCATTTTAACAATATTAAATGACATTTTTTCTTCTGTTATCATTTGTGAATTTTTAAAATATTCATTTGAAGAATATCCTAAGTTTGGTGGCACTCTTTCCAATGATGCCCCCATATATACAAAAAAATTAAAACTTAATAAAAATACTAAAATTGTAATACTTATTTTCTTGAATGATGAAAAAAATGTGACGAATGGCTTTAATGTAAAACAATAAATATTATATATTATTTTTACACAGATAAATTCAAAAAAATTATATAATAAATCACCCAGTCCCTCAGTGAGATTGGTATTTAATATCTTTTTTATTTTTTTCCATAGGTTCTTCATAATTAATTTAAACTCATTTTTGGTTTATTTTTATGTTCAATAATTGGTATTACTACGTCTACCATTTCTGGTTGTTTTTTATTATTCATCTTTTCTAGTAACTTGATGGTGTAGTATGCATCATTTCCGCTGTTGTGCATTTCTGTTTTTACATGATCGATATCATACTCATGCAGCATGGTTTGTAATGGCTTTTGTCTGCCCTCTAATCGTTGAGTGTCAATAATCTGCAAGTTTTTGAAATCGCTGATCCATATTCCATGTATTCCAAACAGTCTTAAATCTTCTTGATGAGAGTGGAACAACGCATAATCAGCTAGTTCCAGTTGTCCTTTGATAATGTCGGTCATCGTGTCTAACGAGATGATTTCAGTTTTCCCAAATCTAAATCTTCTTTGCAAGCTACTGTCGCTTTTAGTCTTATAGGCAGTATCAATCAGGTAATGCTTGGATATCATGTTGTCACCTTGCTTCACCGTCATACCCATCTCAGTGATTAAATCTTTTTTGTTGGAAAACTCAAAGTCTATGGATACAATACGTTTTTCTTCAATGTCTTCTGGCATGGTATTGACCATCATCTTTTTTAAGGCGGTTTTTGTAATTGATATTTTTTCGGAAAGTCTTACACCACCAACTTCCTTCATTTTTGTTGACATAGCCCTTCTAACATCGCCTATGTTGGACACTGTAAACTCTTCCATCTCTTTATATATTTCTGGATTAGCCATGCCCACTCTTTTCACTTTGAAACCCCTTTCCATTTTTAAGGTCGCAAATAAGTTTATTTTTTCAAAGTCATCTTGTGAGATGTGAATTTCGTCCGTTCCTTTTGGGAAGTATACTTTTTCAACTTTTAAAATATTGAAAATGTTAGAATCACTGTAAAAGTCAATAATTTGTTTTTTCTTCTTCGGATCTTTTGTTGTATTTCCTAATGATTTTCGTATTTTGTTAGTGCTGTAATAGTTCATGGAAATATAGATGTATGGTTATTTATTACATTTTACCATTAAACATTAAGAAGAAAAGCAGCAGATATTTTTTCACATTTAAAACTTGCCTTTTTTATCATTATTTACTATAATAATTTATTATTTTCTAGGAGTTGTGTCATGGCAAAAATCTTAACCGGCGATAGACCAACAGGTTCACTTCATCTTGGGCATTTTGTAGGTTCCTTACGCAACCGTGTTGAACTGCAGCACTTGCACCAGCAAACCATTTTGATTGCTGATAATCAGGCATTGACTGACAATATGGGTAATCCAACGAAAGTCCGTGATAACGTCATTGAAGTTGCCAAAGACTATCTAGCATGTGGTATCGATCCCACCAAGACCACGATTTGTGTCCAGTCTCATCTGCCAGCGATTGCCGAATTGACGTTACTGTATCTCAACCTTGTCACTGTCTCCCGTTTGGAACGGAATCCTACTATTCGTGATGAGATTAAAGCAAAGAACTTCGAACGAAGTATTCCAGCAGGCTTCTTAGCCTATCCAGTGGCACAAGCAGCAGACATTACTGCATTCAAAGCCGATCTTGTTCCAGTCGGTGAAGACCAGCTTCCATTGATTGAGCAAGCCAATGAAATCGTTCACAAATTGAACACTCAGCTAGGTTTTGAAATTGTTCCTGCTATCAAAGCTATTACTTCGACAGTCGGAAGACTACCAAGCCTTGATGGTAAATCTAAAATGAGCAAATCGCTAGGTAATACGATTAGTCTATACGCAAGCATGAAAGACATTCAAAAGGCCGTCAATTTGATGTTTACCGATAGCAACCATCTTCGTGTTGAAGATCCCGGTCAAGTCGAAGGCAACGTAGTGTTTACTTACCTTGATGCGTTTGACCCCGATGTCAATGAGGTCGCTAACTTGAAGGAATTCTATCAGCGTGGTGGTTTAGGTGATGGCACTTTGAAAAAGCGTCTGGTTGGTGTTTTAGAAACTGTTATTGCTCCTATTCGAGAACAAAGACTGCTGTTAAATACTCAGCATGATTTTGTACTTGATGTGTTGAAGCAGGGCACATTGAAAGCACAAGCCGAAACCCATCAAAATGTCAATGAGATTAAAGACGCTTTTGGTTTTTTCAAATTTTGAAGCAATAAAAGAATTTATATTGATAAAAATAGCAATTTATTGTATAATTTTCATTGCAAGATTTACTACATTTTTTAACTACTATTAAAGGAAATGACTATGCCTGACAATACTGAACTGAATGCTTATATCCAATCAGAAAAAGTTCGCTTTATTAACAAAATTAAAGGCCACATTCTAAGAATTGAAACTGAATTGAATATTACTTTTGATCACTCCATTACCGAAACTGATTGTTTAGTTCTTGTTAATGGTGTAGATAATTATTCCTATCGTGCATCGAAATGGTTTTATTCTAAAATTGACTCCAGTGTAAAGCTAGTGTTCAATTCATCATCGAATCCTTTCATGCTTCCAAACACTAATAAATCTCTTTTGTCATTTTCACTGAACGATGATTTTGAATTGGTCACGGTTAACCTTCGTAACTGGGTTCAATCAGCCGATGGTCGTTTTACTGATGTAAAGTTGACATTTGATAGTCAGCTTGTTTTGGTTCTGCTTGAAGAAAACAGCCATGCCAAATCTGGTTTACTGGAATCTTATGCGGTAGAAGCTGATTTGTTTAAACAGCGTAATGCTGCTCCAATTAAAAAGACAAAGTAAAAATTTGTGATCCAAAAAAGACCTATTTCTAGGTCTTTTTTTTTGCATATATATACTAAAAAGTTCTTGCATTATATTTAAAAGTATGATCCACTCTTTACTTTTTGAATTTTTGTAGTATGCTATTGAAGACCAACAGTAAGGAGGATGTATGAGTAAAAATACAGTTCCGATTGCTTTGGTGGCTTTATTGCCGCTTTCTTATGGTTTAAGACGAATTGTTGAAAACAAGGCAAATGAAAAGACTGAAATGAATCAACTTCTCGGAGATCATTTCAAGGAAGATTATAAAAATTTGAAATTGACCTCCCGCCAAAAAAAAGAGATTTATTCAGTGCTCAAGAATAAAGCTACTGACGCCAATCACGATATTAAACACATACTTAATGATACTCAGCTTAGTCTATACCAGCGACTTGGTAAAAGTTTACACTGATTTTCTATTATACGATGATTACATTTAATTAACTAACTAACTTTGGAGGCTTCACCTATGAAAAAATTAATACTTACCACTGCACTTGCATCTTTAATGGCTATGTCAGCTACAGCGTTTGCTTATGACACAACTGGTGCAACAGACACTATGAGCAACACCGCTTCAGACATGAAAGGTCATGTTGCTGGTAAAATGATGAGAGACAAAATGGCCGCAGATTCGGCACGTCTAAACCTAACACCTGATCAAAAAACAAAAATTGATGCATTGATGAAAGAGAGCAAAACTAAACTAGATACTGACATTAGAGCACTACTTGACGACAAACAAAAAGTAGAGTTTGACAAAATTAAATCTGAACACAAATCTGCTTGGTCGAAATCCCAGTAATTTGTTGAAATCCGTATAAAGACCTAGCTATAGGTCTTTTTTTTGATTAAAAATATTGTTATTTTCTTGGTGTTTTGGTATAATCAATGTCATCTATTATTCCTTTGGAGCACTGCCATGAATGAATTTGTCACCCTTCTGAATACTTTTGCTTCCCTAAAATTGACTGAGCATTCTAACCTCACACCAATGATGGACATTAAATTCAACGTGGCAAGTGAGCAATATTCATTGGCTGCAAATCAAATTCGACAGAATATTCAAAAAATGCAACAACGCACTCCAAGTATGGCTTATGATCATGCTGGTATTCAAGTGCTCGAAATGATTCATAATAGCATTCTTGACATGGATTATAAACACCACACCGAATACATGGTCGGTTTGTTTGAATTGATTCAAAACAACCTTTTAATGGCTAATCTAAGACATGAACTAACCTTTGTTAAATCTTATAGTCAAAATCTCAATAAACAAGAATCAAAAGATGGTCTTATTGAAATTACTCAATATCTTAATAAAAAAGATTTTAAACATAAAGAAGCAGTAATCCTTTTTATTGCTCAAATGTTGTCCACGCATGACTACTTGGTGTCACTGAAGGATAAATATTTTTGAATACTGACACTGAGTTAGATGATGAATTCTCAATCGAAGATCATTATAATCATCAGATTGTAGTGCTTCATCAAAATTTATTAAACCATATTAGTGATATTAACAAGAAATTTAACATTAATATGGTTATTGACTTTCAAATTCAAGATAATGTCATTATGATGTATGGTCAAAGTGAGCGTCCTATTAAAGTCTACAGTTGGTTCAAGGATGGTGCTTACTCTGTTTCAACTAACACTCTTGAATTTATTTGTGAAACCTTTCCTTTTTATCCTTATCAGCTTGATAAAGGTAAGATGACACTCTATATTGACACTTCTTCTTTTAACATTGTCTCTATGCTAGTTAAAGGTCATGTTACGATACAAGGTGTTAAATCTTATTTTAACTTGTCGTTTGATAATAATTTTGAATTACTAAAAATCACTTCGCAAATATTAGGTATCAATGCTAAAACAAATTATTCAATTATTAAAAAAGGCGAACAACTTTGTTCATTAGAAGACGAAAGTAACTTTTTTAAATACTGCCTTTACAGTCAGACAGACATCATTAAATTGTTGCCTGAGTGCTACCTACCTTCGGCGTATGATTTCAACTCAGTCGATTTTCAAGACCGTTTGAAATTGTTTGATATGATTATTTATTGACAAATAAATTGTTGTTTTCTCTTTTCTCTGTTATACTTGCTTTCTTATTTTAATGGAGCTTTTATTATGAATCAACTAGTGTCTTTGCTGCAAACTTTGAAATCTTTGAAGTTGAATGTTCGCACTGAAATGCCATCGGTGGATGATTTTCAATTGTTGATTGCCACTGACAGTTGCAGTCTTGCAGCTCATCATATTCGTAAAGAAATCCAGTATCACCATACACACAACAACCTGACCGATGATACACATCAAATCCAGCTTCTCAAAATGATTCACAATCAGGTTATTGATAAAAGCATTGTTCAAAAGCAAGATTATTTCGATAGTCTTTTTGACCTTATCCAGTCAAATGCTGAATTGAAACCTATTTTGGTTTTTCATGAATTTAAAAATAGTGGTTATAAGCTCACCGAACCAGAACATTACGATAAATTTGTTAAAATGGGACGAAGCTTAAACAACAAAGAATTTCAAAATAAAGAGCTTATCATTTTCTTTTGCTCGAAAATTCTGGAAACCCATAATGAGATTCAAAAACTTAAATCTCAATATTTTTAAATTTTCTTGAAAAACACTTGCCATAATGTCTAAAATTAGGTATTATGGCTATCTCAACAACAAACACATATTTTATTAATTATTTTAAAGGAGAATGCCCATGTCTATTATTTAAACTTAATAGAGGATATTAAATATGAGCAGAACAATCCGCCGCAAAAACGAAAAGAACAATTTCGGCAAACTCTTCTTGCTGAACGAGAAGGACTTGGACGAAAACGGGCTGGTCGAGTGGCACTGGAACAAAGCAATGGTCGGTTTGACCTTGGAAGAAGCAAACAAGAAAAGAATGCAGTGGTTCCACTCCTGCAGCGGCCCACGTTTCGATTACTGCCCCGGAAAAGCTTACCGTCAGGAATACCGGGCGAAAAGCAAGCAGCAACTCAGGGAGCAATTGAACGTGCTCGATGATTACGAAGCCGTAGCCATCGACAAGCTCTGCAACGATTGGCGTTACTGGATGTAACTTAAGAAGACCTTTCTTGTAAAGGTCTTTTTTCTTTTCTAAAAGGAATGTATTATGAAGAAAATGATTGTGTATCGGCTGGAAAATAGCCAAGGTATTGGTCCGTTCCGTGGTGGTCATCGTGATGAAGCTGAATTGCTGAAAGGGCATCTGGGAATTCGTCAGTGTCTTGTTGAACGCGGACGTATGAAGTCAAGAGCGTTTAAGAAGTTGTCTAATTCTGGTTGGAATTGTGCTTGGAGTTCGGAAGTTGATTTTAACGAATGGATGAACAACAAAACCGAGTTTTTTGAAAAGCTTGGTTATTTCAAAGTAGCCTATCAAGTTGACCAGTATAAATTGTGCGATGAACAGCAGCTTTGCCAGTATGATGAAGTCTTGGAAGACTATGTGTCTTTCGATATTGATGGCTTTCAGGTCTTTTTTAATCCGAAGCGTGCAGTAAAGCTTAAATAGTTAATAAAAAAGCTTGTGATGGGTCATTGATTGTTGTATAATGACCTCATTGAAAAAACGAAGAAACAAAAAAGATTATAGAAAAAAGAAGACGAAAAAAAGCTTGTTCAGGTTTCAAAATGGTGGTAAGATAAGCTTCCTTAGACAAACAACTAGCACACTAATGAAGGCCCGAGAGGTGAGCCAAAAATGTAAAATCTAGACTTAAATTAGATAACCATATTATAGAATTTGATAAGATTAAAACAAACATTAACCGCTAGATATATTAGATTAAGTGCCCGAGGTGAACTACCGATGCAGATTTAATTCAACTTATAGACTATTAATGTATAATATTGAATGAATTTAGCAACACATTAAACATCAACCACTTGATAATTAGAGAAAGTGCCAGAGGTGAGCTACCGATGCAGAACTAATTCAAATTATAGATAATCTAATATTGAATGAGTATAATGATGTATAGGAATAGATCAACACGGTGTGGTTTTTTTAAGTGACAATTTAACGTCCTCCACCAAATTGATAAGCAACACAAAAAGACCTCGTTATGAGGTCTTTTTTTATGTCTTCAAAAAAGATAGAGAGTTGACAAATATATTAAAAGGTATATTTGTACTAGCACACATCGGAGCGATTTATGATCTTACATTTCTTTCTTCATACCAAAAATCATCTTGTACTTAAACTGATTATTGCTACCATTGGTTTATTTTCGATTGTTTTTATCGGTCTACTGTTTATTGCATTGGTTTTGCAGATACTATTAGCCATTTATCCTGTTTAAATGGTTGCAATCCAGTCTTTTTTTGGTTATTATATAGATGTAGAAACTATTTCATATTAAGGAGGTTCCTATGTCTGGCGATGCGTCTTAACTCATAATTTTTTTATGTAACCAATATTGCACTGAATAGTCATCTATTCGGTGCTTTTCTTATTTCAAAATTAAAAGGATATTATTATGACCAATGTCAAAAAAGAAACGCAAAAGGAACTGGCTAAAGCTATTGAATCTTTAAAGATAACCATAGCCAAAATCAGAACAGGTCGAGCACATCCTAGCCTGCTTGATTCCGTCATGGTTGAGCACCTTAACGTCAAGACTCCGATTAAACAAATGGCAAGCATTGTTGTGGAAGATGCTAGAACACTCAAAGTAGTGGCTTTTGACAACAAATTGATAGGTGCTATTACCAAAGCCATCTTGAATGCAGGATTGGGATTAAATCCATCCAATACTGGTGTGGCTATCTATGTACCTTTGCCTGTCATGACTGAGGATACTCGCAAGATGTATATCAAACAGTTACGCCAGAGCATTGAAAATTCCAGAATTGTGGTTAGAAATCTACGTCGAGATGCGTTCTCTGTTTACAAGCGTCAATTGAAAAACAAAGAAATCAATGAAAATGACGAAAGACGACTCAGTAACTCCATTCAAAAAGAGATTGATGAAACGATGGCGGTCATTGATGGATTACTCGAACAAAAAGAAAAAGAAATTATGGCGATTTGATGTTGATCTTGTTCGTTATATTTGCTATAATAGCTCTGTTGTAAAAATTCGATAACAGCCTTCTTAATAAAGGTGTTTCGATGTGGAAAGCAGGTAATCAACCATAGTTTAGCCTTGAGTTCTAGGTTACTTGCTTAAAAAAATCAAAGGTGATGTCGCCGCTTAGGGATCTTTTGTGGATGACATGAAGTAACAAAATGAGAGGCTGTCCAGAGAGAGGCAAAATCGAAAAAAGAAACAGCAACATGCGGCTAGTCCAGATGAATGTTGTGCTACCATCCCCGACACTTCCAACGAAAAGAAGGTCAAACTGGATAATACAACTTGATTGTTTCCACCATGAGAGCTTGTGTGTCAGGTCTTTATCAAATGGCATTCATCGCCGCCTGATTTTTTATTCATAAGAAGGCCACTAGATTTGTCTAGTGGTCTTTTTTATTTACTTTTTTCTTAAAATATGATACACTTATTTCGCTTAAATGTATTGATATTGGAGAACATCAATGAGTTTTCAAGAAACCCTTCAACGAAACATAAATCATACCTTCTCGGTAGACTTTCATGTTGCCATCAAAAAGAAATTGGTGATGTTGTTGAAAAAGGTTTGTAAAATAGATATTTCTCATTTTGATGAGAATGACCCCAACTACTTTCAATTCGATGAAACGTATCAACACCGTCATCGTATTAGGTATGACTTCAACTACACTGGGGATGATGTCGGTGAAGCCGAAGCTCATATCACTCTGGATGGTGGACGCTTCTTTGTAACTTTTTTGTTTTATAAAAAGGAAAAACATCCATCCTTGCCTGCTGGATCGCATTGTGTCGATATAGATGTTGATCCTAAACTACGATATCGGTTTGCTAAGTTTTCAACACGATTTGATTTTGGTTGGCAATCCGCCGACATTCGTGAGCGTGGATTTTTCTTGTTTACAAAAGACATGGACAGTAGAATGAATGTGACGACATCTATTAAATGTTTTACGCAAAACCCCCGTAAAAAAACAAAGATATTAAGAAAAAAAGATTTACCAGCAGTATTCTTTGAAAATAATCATCATTTTTATGACCGATTGAATAATCTATTAGACTACTGTGAAATGCGACCAAAAGTCTTTTACGAAGTCTTTGATGAATATCCTGATCATGCCACGTTATCTAAGGGTAGTGATTCTATTACAAGTTTTTTGACGTTGTTTCATGAACAATATCAAATTGATTTAAAAACTCTTGATTCAAAGCTTCTCTTGCTTGAAATGGACACTATATAATATGACCAGTATTCATACACAATTACTGATGAGCAAAAATGTTCATGAGTTTGATGATGATCTTAACAATCAAATTATTGATAAACTTTTACACATATTCCAGTCTATCTTTGATGAAGATTTATCAACTGAACAGAATACTTTTAGAGTAAAGCCAGTTTCATTTGGTATGGCTATTCATGTTGAATACATGTTCAAATATGGAATGGTTTCCGTGATGGCAAAAAATAATGACATGACAGTTTCTTTTGTTTTTGATAGAGATAAATGCGATGATCTTTATATTCCATTTAACTGCACACGGTGCGAAGTTCAGGTTGATGATGATTTAAACTTTGAAAAAGCAGTGTTTAATTTTTATGCAACCATCAATAAACCTAAAATTGAAACTAAATACGCTTCAAAATATGTCGGTTCAGTTTTGGTTTCAGATCCACACCATGCGACTATTGATATTCGTCGGACGATAGATAAACAACGGAAAGTTTCTACATGGATTACCTATGACAATTTTTATTCAAAACTGGGAGACTATACTGAATTAACTATGTCAGAATTGCACAAGGTATACTTTAATCCAGATAAGGATTTTGAAGATTTCTTTGTTAAAATAATGATGACATTAAATACCCGACCACAACAATTTTCATCGGTCTTTACTGAATATCCAACGCATAATCAAATTATGCACAACAAAACAGCAGCGGTTAACTTTTTGAATTTGTTAGTCGATGACTATTTTAATCGTTTTCATTTGTTGGAAGCTAACCTGTTATTACTTGATATGCAGGTCATATGACATGGCTACACTCTTAGATAGAATTTCAGAAATAGAAAAAGAACAGCTTCCTGATGCTCTTGATTTTGACATTTCAAATAAATTAAAAACATTGTTGAATATTACTTTTAATGAAGACTTATCAGACCCGGATGATCTGAATTGCATTGAACTTGTAGAAGTATTTATCTATCAAAATAATGAACAAGTAGACATTTCCTATTGTTTTAAATTTGGTGTAGCTTTAATTTCTTTTCATCGTGATCTTGGCATGTTGAAAGTTTTATTTCTATGTCATCAAAATAGTCATGATTTATATAATTCTAATGTCAATTATGAAGTAGTTGTTGATGACGAGCTTAATTTTCAAAGTTTCTCATTCTGGCGATTATTTGAATTCTCGAAAGACTTTAAAGATAATAATAAATATACATCATCATGGTCTAACTTATTATTTGACATTAAAACGGATAGATTTTTAAATGTCAGTAAAAATCTTCTATATCGGAATGAAGAAATGTATACAATCTCTGCAGATGATAAAAAAAATCTTTTTGATTATGGCCTAAATCCTGTTTTTTATCTTTCTAGCCGACACTTTGATGAGTTATTGTTAAAATTTTTAAAATATTGCATGAAAAACACTCAACATTTCTATTCTATATTTCCTCATTATCCAAATCATATTTGCTGTATGGAATCGCTCAGTAAAACAGTTGACTTTTTAAATATTTTTTGCAACGAATATAGAGACAATTTGACAATTTTGGAGTATAATATCCTACTACTTGATATGCAGGGCATTTGAAATGACTAACATCTATGAGGCAATGGTACACTTTAAAAAGACCAAAGAATCCCTATGGGGGATCAGTCCATTGATTAGCTCCAAACTTGTGCCCTTATTTTATCAAGCTACTGGCATAGAGCTTCTGGGTGATGAACAGCACTTCACCAACAATATCAGTGTTTGTGGTTTGGAAGTGGCGATGGATTACTTCTTTAAATACGGCTCAGCCACGTTGAGTTTGAAAAATGATGAACTAGAAGTAGGGTTTTATTTTATTAATAAACCAGATGATGTTTATCCGACCCCTTTTAATGCCAAACAATGCAGGGTATATATTGATCGTGATTTGAACTTTAAACACGCTATTTTTCATTATCATGTTAGCTTTTCAAAAGCTCTTCTAAATAATTACGATCAAAGTGCTGTCTATGCCGCCATTAAAATTCAAAAAATCATTGAACAAGGTTCAACAAGAACTACTGTTGGCTATCAAAACCTGCTTTCTAAGGCCAAAGAGTATACATCACTTCATGATAAAGGGTTGGATCAGCACTTCTTTGAAACTGATGTTCAATTTGAATTGTTTTTTGTTAAGTTCATGGAAGCTTGTTCTAAACGACCTTACCAATTCTATGAACTATTTCCAGAATATCCAAGCTATGTTGATTTTATGGAAAAGATGCACAAAGCTGTTGAATTCTTGAACTTGTTCAATTTCCAATACATTAATCAGTTTGATGTGTTAGAATCTAAACTTATCTTACTTGATATGCAGGCGATTTAATATGAAGACAATTTATGAGCAATTGATGGAATTGAAAGATGTCGAAAGTCTTCATAGATCGGAAACTACTTTATTTTTAGGTGCCGATTGTATTATTGGCGACGATGTTATTGATGATATTTTAGTTAACGAGAAGCTTACAGAGTTGTTTTACAAAGTTTACAGTATTCAGAAACCTTATGAGCAACCTTTGTTTGAAAGAAATATATCATCTATTGGCCTTCAAATAAGTGTCGCTTATAATTTTCAATATGGTTCAGTTCACCTTGCGATTGAAGACAATAAATTATTAGTGACTTTTTATCATAACGAGGACTGGTTTAAAGCTCCATTTGGCACAGACCGTTGTATTGTTTCTGTAGACCATGATTTAAATTTTATTCAATCTGAATACTCTACTTATTTTGCATTTTTAAACAGTATTTGGTATGAAAATGGTGGTTATGGCGGTTACAATCATATGCAAATTAAACAAGTGACTAATGCCTCTGGAACACGCAATCAACTTGCTTTTTGTCACTCTACTGATGATGATGATTTGCTTAAAGATGTTCAAGAAGGTAAACTGGATAAACGTTTTTCGACACCCAACGTTGAATTGGAAAACACATTTTTTCAAATTATTGATTTTGTGACAGATAAACCTCACGAATTTTATGCCATTTTTCCTGATTACCCTAGTTTTTCAGATTGTGTTGATAGCTCTGATCGTGTCATTGATTTTGTTAACTTGTTTGTTGAACAGTATTTTAATGATAATGAAGGCTTACAACAACACTTGTTATTACTTGACATGCAGGCGATTTAATATGACTACACTTTATAAACAGTTTACTAAAGTTAGAACAGCCAAGAAAAAATGGTTGTATACGCCAGATGTTCAACAAAAACTGATTGAACTCTTTAAAATCGTTTGTAACATTGACCTTTCTACTGAAGAAACTCCATTTAAACCCGATGGTGCATCGTTCGGCATGGAAATTGTGTATAACTATGCATTTAAGTATGGTAGAGTTTTTGTCCAAACGGCTAAAACAGAAATGCAAGTTACGTTTATTATTGATAATCCGCATGAACTAATTATTCCATTTAGTGTTTCAAATCGTTCACATACTTGTACAGTTAAGGTCGATCATGACTTGAATTTTATAGAAAGTCGAGTTAGTTTTTACAGTTCTTTCTCAAATAGAACGTTGGATAAAGATCGTTCTGGTTATGTTATCTTTTGTTTTGAAAATATTAATGATGGCACTAAAACCTTTAATAATGTTTCTTACAGTTACAAGTCGGAAAACTATATAGATTTAACGCCCTATGGCCTTATCAATTACTCAACACCTAATAATGACTTTGAACAACTACTAATCGAGTTCATGATTTTCTGTTCAGAAGAACCAGAAGAATTTTATAATATTTTTGTTGAATATCCAACCTACGAAGAACTTACTAACAGTGTTGATAATTTGGTTGTTTTCTTAAATCTTCTCAAACAACAATACATTGAAAATAGAGAACTTTTGCAATCCCGTGTGTTGTTATTAAATATGCAGGCCATCTAATTATGACCACTTTCTACGATAGACTTTTAATCGCAAAAGATTCAACTGATCTACTTTCCGATATGTTAGACGAAATTAGCCAAAAATTATTGCAATTACTGTATCAATCTTGTCATATTGATTTGTCTCACATTGACGAACCTTTCGTGGCAAATCATGTTGGTGTTGATAATGACTTACATATTCAGTACAACACTATTTTTGGTGGAGCTAACCTTTCATTATTATCTTCTACACATGAGTTAGAAGTTGAATTTGATTTTTCAAATGAATATCGCACCGAATATTATTACAAGTCAAAATATTGCCTTCTAGAAATTGATAACGACATGGTATTAAAAAAATCTAGATTTAATAATTCTTTTCCATTTTCAAAGGCTGTCTTGGATAACGCTTATGCCAGTCATATTTTTTCTTCTCTTCGTATTGATACTTATGTAGACTATCTATCGAATGTTTCTAAACATTTTAGCTATGAAAATTACCTTTATCATACATTTCCAAAAGATATGCGAGCTTATGGTTTGAGTGCTTATTTCTATCAGACTGACAAATCTTTTGAAGACTTATTAGCCACTTTCCTAATTCATGCTGGCAATCATCCTTTTATCTTTTACGAGTTCTTTAACGAATATCCAAGCTATCTTGACTTAATGAATGGCATTGAACACATGATTCAGTTTCTTGAACTGTTTAAAACCCAATATATTAATGATCCTGATTTACTTAAATCAAAAATATTGTTAATTGAAATGAAGTTAATTTAATAGACAAAATTGACATTAAAGTCATTTTAAATTAAACTTTCAAAACAACTATGAGGTGTTTGAATGCTGGAACGTATATTTAAAGCAAAAACTGATTATGACAAAGCTATCTTGGACAAAGTATCTATACCCGACTACAAACCAAAGATTACCTTCTTTACGGGGTCTGGTATTTCTCAGGAGAGCGGTTTGGAGACGTTTCGTTCCAGTGATGGCCTTTGGTGCAACCATCGTGTTGATGAAGTGGCAACAGCCAAAGCTCTTCAAAAAGACTTCAAGAAGGTAAACAACTTTTTTAATGACAGGCGTAAAGAAGTGATGGCTGCTCAACCTAATCGTTCTCATTACATCCTTAAAGAACTCGAACAATACTTTGAGGTCATTGTAGTGACCCAAAACGTCGATGATTTGCATGAACGAGCTGGTAGTTCAAAGATCTATCATTTGCACGGTGAAATCATGCGTTCTCGCCCTGTCGGCAACTCAAACGTGTTCTACGACCAGAAGAAAGACATTAAGGTTGGTGACAAGTGTATGTTAACTAGAGCACAAATTAGACCTCATATTGTTTTATTTGATGAGATGTTGGACGATGGTATCTTATCAGATGCTCGAAAGCACATCAGAGAGTCCGATGTGTTCGTGGTGGTGGGTAGCAGTTTACAAGTTGAACCTGCAGCTTCTCTGGTGGTTGAAGGCTTTGGCTTACGTGATTTTGTATTGGTCGATCCAAATACTGTCTTCATGAAATACAATGCCAACTATGTGCATGTTAAAGAAAATGCATCAGTAGGACTTGAAATGATGTTGCCTCAGTTAATTATTAAAGCTGGTTTACTTCAAGAAGAATTCAAAGAAAACAAAGAAAGATTGAAAACATAAATAAAATTTGTTGATATTTTATAATATATGAAAAAAAATAGTTGTTTAAAAAAGAATTCTATGCTATACTTTTGTGCGGACATATTTTAATATCATGGAGGCTTCTTTGAAAAAAACTTTTCTATTTTTAATACTTATATTTTTAACATTCCAAGTTCAGGCTGGTTGGAAGAGCAAAGTTGCTATTGCTGGATTTAGTGAGCAATATATTGCTCGAACTATGATTACTGCTGTTTATGACGGAAAAAATATAGAACGGGCGATATCTATTGCAAAACAAGTATCAAAATCATCTTTTGGTCGCCAATATTTATATAATCTTTTATCTGATAATTTAATCACTGAGCCGTATGGCTTCGCTGCAACAAATGCGAAAACTATTATTGCTGGAGCTAACTTGGATACTCGTGATTTTAATAAAAAATTATCTTATGAGAAGTCTTATTATGATTCTCATGTTACACGATTAACTAATCTTGCTAGAGGTCTAAAAACTAATAAACGATATCAATGTATGAATAGACTTCAAATATATGATAAAGATGCTTACATTCCCATACATAATTATAGTTACCCTGTTAAAGAATGGCATTTTGGCTCTTTTAAAGAATTAGCATCAGTTGATAAAATTTCTGATGACTTGGAGCATGATCATATCCCTTCTATAGCTGCTATATTAAGTTATCTTCAAAAAAGAGATGGTGGTAAACTACTAACTAGAAGTGATAAGTCTTATGGACAAATTGTTCATGATAATGCAACTTCATTAGAAGTTACAAAAAAAAATCATCGAGCTGGTCGCACATCTGGCCGTAAAAACAGCCCAGCTCAAATACAACTCGATTCTTTGGATTTATCTTTAGCAACCATCAAGGACTTAGCAATACATTTCAAAACTAAAAAAACACTTACTCCACAAATGATACAATCATTTATTGATGTTTATGCAAGAAACCAGTATTTATGTTTATATATATGAGGATATTTAATGAGAACTATTGATATTATGCGAAGTGAACTATATAAGAACTTATTGTTACAATCGTTCGATTTTGGCGAAAAAATTATTTTCAACAACATATTTCCAGATGATGTTTTAAATGATATACAGTCCCTTATAGCTTCTGAGACAATTGAAGACTACGCTTTTAAAACATTGAAAATATATGATTATGTTGAATTTTGCATTATTTTTGATGATAGATATATAGGTGTTTTTAATAACAAGTATATTATTTGTTTTGATGAGCATACATTAGATTTTGAATTTATTGGTGATACTGTTTCTAATTGGATAGAGCATTTTGCTAAACATTCCTATGAAAAAGAAATCAATAATTTTAAATTAAAATGCCATGAACAATTTAATATTCCAGTCACTGACTATGATGTATGGGATCGAGCACCATTGTTAGAAGTTGATGAGTTACTTTTAAAAAGATAAGGAAATTCCTTTGTTTAATTTATTTAATCGCTTCAAATCAAAAATATCCCCTGCTGGTTTCTGGTGTGGAGATATTTTTGTGAGTCAAAATAATATTAATCTTGATGGTGGTGTTAAAACTATCTATTCTTGTTCTTTTTTAGATTTCAAAATTGATCTTGAATATGACATCTATACTTATACAACTAATGTATTAGGTGTAAGCACAGCTTCTTTTAAGAATACGATTATCAATAAAGAAAATCATAACATGAAATCAAGCTCATTGTCGCCTATTGAATATGCTAAAAAATATTTTAAAAACACCATTAAATATCTTCAAACACTGGACACAGAATCTTTAACTGTTTCACTACCATTTTTTCAAACAGAAGCTTTACTTCAATCTAAAAGTCTTTGTATTAATTTGGCTTCTATATACATTTATGGACGTATTTACAATGTTGCCATAAGACAAGAAGAAACTGCCAGCTATAATTCTTACTTGAATAGATACAAAACATCTCTTCTGCATTCTTTTCAGATTATTACTTTTAACAATATGGTATTTAATTATATTTATACTACTGAATATACATATCTTTCGAAAACATATAAAAAACAACTTGAACAACTTTATAAAATTAATAGTGATTTAACAACTTTATTAAAAAATGATATGTTTACATTACAACAATATAATTCAAAAGATCCATCAGTTCTTGTTAATCATGAGAAAAATGCTTTCTTGTTATATCAGGTCATTAGATCTGAACAAGACTCTTTTGGTTCACATTTTGATCCTGTCGATGAGTTCTTTAATAATATCTCAATAGGTTTATTTTGGCTGGTTGATTTTGAACGGAAGCAAACTTCACTGCATATTTTAATTTATGATGATGACAAATTTGTTAAAGAATACAACCATTCGATGGAGACTAAATTTAATGATGATTTATTAGATATCAACTATTATTCAGGATATCTTAATAACATTGTTGATAAATTAGTTCATTGTTACTATCCACGACGCAAAATGATTGAGTTAATGGACAGTGAATCATTGCTTGATACATTTGATGGAGTATTGAAAGAAGATGAATATTATTTGTTTAAGATGATGAATATTTGATATTTTTTGCATTAATCATTAATGTATTTAACAAATTTTTTCGTGTAATTTCTTTAATTTAATTTATTTTTTAATAATTTATGGTAATATATGAGTATTAGCTTATTAAAATAAGGAGTTTTAAGCAATGCCGGTACAACATATTTCTTCAAATTATTCAGTAGAGGTTACACTTCAACAGTTTACAGACATTGAACATCGTGACAAAGAAGGAGCTAACATCCATGTTCGCTGGTTTGGTCTAAGTACATTACTTGAAGAAACTCTTAATTTTTACAATATCAAATATAATATTCATTTTGGCACTACTGTCTTTTTTCATGTGTTGGTTGAAGACTTAGCTAATATTGAAGTTGTCGAAGAAATCATTAATCAATACGCTAACAATATTTCTCTTTTGGATATTCTGGAATATGTAGACTCTAAAATAGCAATCAAAGAAAATTGTATCTCTCGCCTTGTTGCTGACAATGAATTTCTGGTTGGTTTGAACGACAGTTTCGATTAATATAATCTTTTGTCACAAATGTTTTAAATAAACATTGCTTCAATAACCATTAATTCATTTTTATCAAGTTCACCTTTTAATCTAAAACCAAAGGCTTCTCTGGATTCTTTGCTTATACACGTCTTATGTAATTCTGTCATCAACCATTTTCTAAATTTTTCGTCATTAATTGCCAGTTCTGTAAACATTGTTCTACCATTCCAAACGTAGTAATCGGAACTACTTTTTGAATGATAAATAACGTCAAAAGAATCTTTTTCGGCCATAATAACGTATGAAGGCACAGACATCATTTCTTCATTTCTTTTATTTTTAAAAATAGTTATCTCTTGATTTTTTTTCCTATTTTCTTGTATATCTCGAATGGTCATATAATAGAAATTAATATCATTGAAACTTATTTCAATCACGCAATCTCTTGAATGAAAAATGTCGCTAGTTGAGCTTAATTCAAAAAAATTAACTGGAGCAAATGTTAAACATTCACTTATCATCTGAAAATTATTTGATGTTTTTCTTTTATTGTAAAGATAATCACCAATTATTTTAACTTCGTTTTCAAATGCGTGATTTTTATGTTCTAGTCTATATAATCCTATATTATCTACAATGGTATAGGTATCTTTTATATTTTCTTTTTTCTTTATACTTAAGTTACTATTTTCTTTGCCTTTCAAAAAAGGATGTAATGGTAAATATTCAGATATATGTTTTGCGATTAACAGTATATGATTATTAAACTCTGTCGTCATCTTAAGATAGTTTTTACTTATCTTGTTTATTTTTGGAAACACTTGATTAACGTAGTCAAACCGTCCTTTTAAATTATATTTATTATTCATCCTATAGTCTTTGCTATGTATTAGAAAGCTTTTAAAAATCAACAAATGCTTTACTTTATTTCTTCCGATAATAATGTATTCTTGCAATTCATTGCTCAATGATCTTTCAAAATACTTATTATCATCACTTTTTTCTTCAATATATTCATTGTTATTATATTTCTTAAAGTTTATTGCATATCTGTCAGATTGATTATAACCTTCTTGAATCAGTCTCCATGAGTAAGGTTTAAATATCTTTTGTATTATTTTCTTAAACATTTCAAAATCCCTTTAAATAAAAATCGCTTCGACAACCAATAATTCGTCACCAGATAATGGGCCTTCCAATGTCAATCCTAGTTCTTCTCTATTTTTCAGACTCACACATTCTTTGCACATTTCAGATAACCACCATTTACGGATATCCTTATTTTCCATGAAATGGTTTCTCAACAGTGAATACACGACAAAGCTTGTTACCATATCAGTTGCTTCAATCCTGATTATTTTTTGAAATTTTGTATCGTCATGCATGATTCTAGAAAATGAGAATTTTGACATATCTGCATCTACGAGATTTTTAAAAACGATCATGTTTGTTTTTGGATTCTCTTGGTCATATTGACAAGCTTTTACATAAAAGAATACTTTGTTATTGAAATTGACCTCCATGACACTTTCTTTTTGCTGGGATTCATCGTCCAAGTGTGTTAGCCAGAACGTTTGTGCGTTTTCGAACTCAATACCACTGTCATCAAAATTTAATCCTAATGGCTTCATAGCGGTATCTTGAACTCGATATAAATGATCACCAATAATTTTAATGTCTTTTTCATCTAAACTTCCATCATGATTTAAATGATAAGTGTCTTTCAATTTTTTGTGCTTGGTTATAATGAAATGACCATTATCATAGTTAAAGTTTTTTCTTTGGCTGACATAAAACCCTATTCTCGCTAAGGCTTTTTTATCCATTTCTTGGTATACTGATAGGTTTTTATTGAATTCAGGTAGAAGGTTAACAACTGACATGTATTGTTGTCCGTTGGTTGGCCTTTTTGATTCGTAAGTCATTCGATAGACCATTAAGTCATCAATAAAAATCATGTGTACAATTTTTTCTTGATTGATGAATAAACAATCGTTGAATTCGTTTTCAGCTTCTTTTTTGAAAATGAGATAAGAGGATCTTGGATTAACCTCACTTTTGACAATGCCGATATCTTGAAGGTATGATTCCTTAAAAAAATCTGGCTGCACTTGCACATAGCCTACATCATCCAATGTCAGATAATTAGGTTTAATGAGTGCGTTTACGAAGGATGTTAACATAATAGTCCTCTTTATTTAAAATAACTTACATTGTATCAAAAAACCGTTAAATTGTCTATTTCTATTATTTTTTTTTGTGATTGACATTGATCACCTTCTTTGTGATAATAATTGACTATTTTAAACCGAACAAAAAAGGTGATTACTATGATTTTGAATAAATATGAGTTGGCACAAGCTGGTGATAAAATTACATTTCAAGTTCTTGTTAGAATTAAAGATGGATATAATTATAATCAAGGCAAGATTTATGATGGTCATGTTATTAAACACTACGGTTCTTCCACAGATGTCGAGTTTATTGGTGATGACGGATCTTTGGTTCAGACCACTATTGACCATAAACACGATCCAGAAAAAATTGAACTCATTATGAGTGATGAAGAATTTAAGAAACGTAAAGAAGAATGGCTTGAAAAAGCTATTGAAACAGCTAAAGTCAATGCAGAAGAAGCTTTTGTTAAACAAGTTGACTATCTGAAATCTATTCAATTCCGTTAACTGAAAATAGTGTTGACCTCATTTTGTCATTTTGGTATAATCAAGTTGTCAAAATAATTTAATGAGGTTACCACAATGCCTTCAAAAATTACGGTAAATCCTGTTTACAGCAGCAAAAAAGAAGCCGAAATTGTTAAATTATGCAAATATCACTTTATTGACCGATTGAACTTCTCAGGTGTTCAATATGACGCCATTCTCTTTGTGTCTACTGTCTTGAATGAAGGCATTAAACGTCTGGACACAGCAAAAATTGTCCACTTATCACTTCCTGAACACTGTAAACCGACTTCTTTTGACATTTCCACTATTGAAATGTATTCAAAAGAATTCTTACACCACTTAAAAGAACGTCAAGTGTCTGGTATGTTGTTTGATTACATCCACGGACTTGTTAAATCAGCAGTTGATGTTTTGGACAAAAGCCTCAATAGTTCAGTTAAACATTGATTAAATATTTGTTTTGAGTTATAATCCATTCATTTGGAGAGAACCTTATGCGAAAATCAAACCTTGTTGAATTTACTGAACTGTTAGAGCATGCTGAAACTCTTGGTTATAACTGGAATGACGCTTGTGTTTTTCTTGATGATTTTAGACCAAAGGATGAAGCTAACATTTGTTCTTTGAAGCTCAGTAATTTAAATAAAAAAGAAGGCACACCTGAATTTGATACTATTATGGACGTTGAATATACAGCCAAAGTTAATCAAGTTCTAACTAGCTTTTTCCAAAAGCATAATGTTTTTGATATTGATATTTATTAA